AAATTTTTTCGTGGCCTTTAAATATCTCTTATCTTTTAAAGTATGCCACAAATTTACAAATTATTTTTTAAATATACAATACCTAAACTTAATTTAGAATCATTCTAAATAAGCGATTATGCCAAAAAACCGCAAATAAAAATAATACCAAATAAAAAACAAAATATAAATTTTACAAAAATAACAAAATACAAAATTTACATTTTATCAAAATATCAAAATAAATAAAATCAAAAAATAAAAATACCAAATCATAAAATCAAAAATCACAAAATCAAAATTTCCAGTTTTTCCAGTATAAAATCAATCTTTATTTTTTGATATGGGTATGGAAAAAATTTCCGAACCAACCCCACCCCAAAGAGTATGGTAGATAGAGACTATAATGTATATATCCAATTTACAGTTTGAGAGCTCCCCACGATCAGGGATAGGATTGTCCCACGATTAGGAGAATGAGTAGCCCTACGATAATAACATAAAGATACTACCCATATACATCTTACATACCTCACTATATAGAATACTCTTTACTCCCCTAATATGTTAAGTATGTGTTTTGGTATATTGGTTATTTACTGTCTCTCTATAAGTGTGTGTTATTATATCTTAGGGAGAGACATATAATGGTGTTAGTAGGATAGGGTTTTTGCATATAGTGAGTTTGGCGGCGTTTGGTCACAGTTTCTTTCTGATGCGGCGAGGTGGGATAAGAAAACTGTCCTCCTCAGTGTCATAGGTCTGCGGAGGATATGTAAGAGAGACTGTAATAGACATAGATTTTAGGAGGGATAAATTATTTTTGAGGTATTTATACTACTTTTATATTTAAATGGAAATTTGAGCCGTTTCTTTAGCTGTACGGGCGTGATATGGTACAAATAAAATCCCCACTCTACAAAAGTAAGGTGGGGAAGGTAATAGTGTGATATAACTAAAATAATATTTTTTCAAATAAAATAAGTAAGCCCGAGAAATAAAACTATTTAAAACTTTGAAACAAATATATATATAAGGTCGGATATAACAACTCTCCAAATTATTTTGATGAATGTTATAGGGTTGGGCTTACTTATTATGTTTTTATTCTACATTGTCTTTCAGAAATTCTTTAATCACATATTCTAAAATGTAACAATATATTTCTTGTGAATCTTTGCTATATTTAATATCTATGTAATTTGTCACAAACATTACATAGTGCAGTACCTCGTGGGCAAGTACACTATGGAATGTGGCATAATCTAAATCAGCGTTTATTCTGATCAGAGGCGTTATGTATTTTGTTCCTACTTCCTCTGCTTGTACGAATATTGCAGCACATTCATCAGTATCATATTTTATAGACTCTACATCTAATTCATTATCTAAATTTTCTTTAAAGAACTGCTTTATTTCCTCTTCAGTAGAATCCACTGCTATTACTATTTCATTTTTTAATAGCGGCAAATCAATATGTCTTATCTTCTGTTTCATTATCATGTTGCAAATATACAACTTTATTTTAAACTACCAAATAAAAATCCCCACCTTTTTCAAAAAAGTGGGGAAGTTACTGATAATCAGTACTAAAAATTTTAGTTATATGGTTTAGAAGAGGTCACCATCCACTTAAAGATTTGTTTAAATCTACTATCATGGTCTTCGGTAAGTCTAACTAAGAACCAATCTCCTCTCATTCTCTCTAAGGTTCTCTTAGATGTAAAGCTTATGGCTTTATCATTTAGGGTTTTAGTTATTTCGTTAGAATCCCAATTCCATATTGGCAGGTGGGCGTCTTCTTTCCTTACTCTATTGTATACATAGTTGAAGTTTATGGCCTCATCTATATGTGTAGCAGTTATGGCCTGCTCCGTATTACTAAGTAATTTTGGATAATCGGCTTTCCTGTGACTGTCTACATAGTGTAAGTGTAAGTTACCAGAGTTGTTAGTATTGTTATATACTATTGCCTTGTTGAAAGATTTATTCCTCCATTGGGCGAAATCATAGTCATTATGGTAGCGTTGGGTAACTGTCCATAAAGAAGCGTCCTGAAAAATACTGTTGGTAAAAGTATTCTTTATAGGGACTTCTATTTCAAATGGATAGTAGTTGCCGTAGAACACCTGATATGATTTATTAGTCATAACATGTGTCCATATTCCCAACTCTTTTTCATTTCTACTATAATTTATTCCTGTCTGGAAATAATCATTATAACTTATAGCATAATCGGGTTTATAATCGTAAAAACTTACAAAAGTTCTATAGATAGGACTGTAAGCTATTGTCCATGATACATCTTTAAAATAGTTTCTATTGGTAAGTTCTATTTTCTCAGAGTCTTTATAAAACTCACCGCCGTGATATTCTATACCGTCTACTAATGGAATGTAATCTCGCTTAGTAATAAATACTCTCTTGAATTTAGAATCCCACCACATTAAGATACCAAGACCTTTATAGTGATTATCAAGATGGTCATATTCTAAGTTTTTGACTTTTCCTGATTTTAAAATCTTAAACGGTAAGTGTTTCTTAAACCATTTACGCATTCCTGATTCTCCATTATTTCCAAAGTCACTAATGGCTGTTAAGCCTGAGCCGTTGGGTTGGAGATGGAAAATTTTACCTCGTTTGGCGTCTACCCAGAAGTGACCAAATTCACAAGATACTATCGCTCTATGCTGAGTACCTGTTTCTCCAAGTTCAGTATGGCTAAACTCTACAGGTCTTGTTTGGAACATTCCTGCAAGTCCTAACTCCTCATTCTGAGGGTTTACTCTATCTCTTAATGGGTCTACGGCATTAAACATCGCCATGTTATTTTCAAACCTTACTAATACTTGTTGAGATTCTATAGAACTCATAGATATTAGTTTTCCATAATCTGTTCTAAACTGATGTATGTTAAATGGTTTGAATACTAACCAAGGATCATTTAAAGATATTTCTGAATTATCCTGCATAGAATAAGTCATACTGTTTCTTCCTATAGATAGACATGCGGCTTTGTCTTTGTCATATACAGAAGGTAGCGTCGTATAGGACAGTCCTGTCTGCGACCTGCTATATACAGGATTATAGAAGAAGTGATTGTTATGGGCAATACTTACTCTTTTCTCCTGCACCCAATCCTCCACATTGACGCCGTTGGAAGCAAACTGTTCGTGAGGCTCTCTACCAGCATAACGGAAATTACAGTTGATTTCTGATTCTACTAAGAAATAAGGAACGCCATAAACATATAGATAAATCATAGAGGGTGATCTTAGATATAATCCTTTTTCTGTTTGTAGATCCGTGTTATATTTTGAATGAATATAATTTGAACCTGCAATCTTAGGAAGGTCATGATCTTCACTCTTATAACCTATGTTATAGTGAGGAGCACCTGCATTTGGATAAAGATTATAGTCAAATGCCGCACTATTAGCAAGATTTAAGGCATTTACTAAATACACAGGATATTTATTTTTAAGGTCTATCCTAGATATTTTAATATCTCCTCCAAATATACTCCTACAAGTATAGTTATCATCTAAATGACCACAGTGATTCATAGATAGCCATCTTACCCCATCTATATCTCCATATTGATCAGGTAGATATACCCTTAGAGACATGTATGGACTGGCAATATTTCTTAAATACTTACTACCTGGCTTAAAGTTTCCAGCATCGGTAACATCTCTAGCAACATAACAACTTGAAAAATGTTTACCTGACCCTGAATTATTATCATAATTATAATATTCAGAAGCATAGTTTATTGCCATTCCTGATGATACATAAAAATGTGATTCTCTGTCTCGGTTATTTATCCTAATAGTAGTAGGGCCGTCTCTAAATTCTAATAAACCTGGTTTAATTCTTTTAAAAGTTCTTGCAGACCTAACCTCTTGTTGCTTATCTAAGAACTTAAAGGAATTATACCAACCTTTAGTAGATACATACATGTAAGCAAAGTTATTTGGAGAACCGTGTCCTTCAAAAATATCCATCCACTGCGAATATAATTTAGGGTATTTAAAAATGAATTTCTGAAATACTCCTGCTATTTTTTGTATTAGATTTAATACAGTATTCCATATTCCCCCTTTTATAACATTTAATATACCTGTAGTACTTAAAGTCCCACCATTAGTAAATACTGTTCTATTTGCAACTCTCTGGTTAATAGTTACTCTATTAGAATTAGCAATAATTTGATTTCTGGTAGACTCCATTATTTCCTCAAAAGCAATTTCTCCTGCTGCTAATGTTCCTGCCCACTTTCTTGCCTTAGAAGTAGTGATAACCCATTCAGGATGCCCCTCTACTTTTTGAAATCCTCCTAAACTATTACCAAACATATACCCCTCTAATGCAAATTCAGTAACCCTATTAATATCACCACTGTAAAGCTCAGGACTTATTATACTAAAATTGCTATTTGAAGGACTAACTGTACTTAATCCACCTACAAAAGCATTTTTTCCAAAACCATTATAAGGAAAATTCCTAACTAATGTATCTACCCCTTCATTTGAATTATTACCATCTTTTAAAAGGTTATTAGCAATACCTTTACTTAAAATAGATTTATGTAAACTTCTATCGCCCCTAAACAATTCAAATTTATATATAGAATCTCGTTGTTTTTGAGTGATGAGATTATTTTTAACCGCAGCATCTAACAGTCCGTTGATTGCCGCAGGATCTATAGTAACTCCTAATGGATAAATAGTGGCATTAGCCATAACTCCACTAATAGCGTCAGCTGTACTACTCATAAATGGAGATACCTGATTAGAAGGAAACTTAAAGTGTCTAATAGGACGACATGTAAAGTTTACAAGTTCTTTTCCACTCTTATCTCGTTTCCATCTTTTATTACTATCTAAATAGTACTCTGAAAACTCATGTTGTAAATTAGCATCCTTAATAGAATCTAATACCTTTTTAGGATCTAGATTACTACTATTATAAAGATCATGGTTTGAAGGATACTCCCTCGTAGATTCCCAATATCCAAACTTACCATACTTATAGGCACTACCATCGCATGGATTTACATTTGGGACCGCAAAGGTACAGTTAAATTCATAAGTTTCCTCTTTATCAAAAGTAACTTCCGAATAATTTATCTTAGCATACTTATACTCCTGAGGTCTGATTCTAATTTCAAAGAAGTTATGTAAAGTGGTAGTTACTAAGGAATGAAATACTGGGTTACAATCTATTATTCCTGGAGGCAATTTCTTTCGAGGTTTACCACATTTGAGATAAGGATTATTATAAATATGTGAAACTATCGGAGTATCTATTGCAATATATGCTTTTCCAGATGGAAAATCTGACTTATTTAATTTTAATAACTTACCCTTAGTATAATCGTACTCGAAAACTTGCTGAGGAGTATAATTATTTTTAGAACCATCAAATATAGATACTCTGACTTGCTTACTAACATCATTAAATAGATCCTTTTCAAAGTCCCAAGAAGGTAAACTTAATTCTATTACAATATGATCTTCTCCTTTCTTGAAAATATACTTAAACCATTTAGCTGAAATATGTACTTTATCTAAAAAAGTTGGAGTAAGTATTCCAACAGGAGCATATTTACTACACATATCTTCCTCCGACCAAGAGACCACATTTATGTTTCCTCCATTTCCTGTAGAATCATATTTTGAAACTATATCGTCCTTATTACTAGTATACATACTTGGAAATATAACAGGAATATCCTCACCCTCTACTAATGTTTTTGCCTTAGCAAATGTAGTATTATTGTTATCCCCCATTTCTTTAGTATACACATTTCCAAAAAATAGATCATATTCAGCCTTTTGAGTACCTACAACACTTTCCCCAAAGCAAGTGGACATTTCCATCTTCATTTTTTCAGGTTTACCCTTATCGTCTCTATTGTATAAATCTAAATCCTCATTAGTATTAGAAATATCTTTAACCACATACTCTTCAAAAGGTCTCTTTTCTAATTCATAATTAGTGACATTTGACTCTACAGTTATCTGACCTACTTTTACCTTAGAATCTTTCAGTACAGGTATAGTACAAGTGCCTGGAGGAGGAGTCTGCTCCTCAGTGGTAGGATAAGGAGTTTTTATTCCCTCGTCATTACAGTGAAGATCTGGATACTGATTATTTAATATATCTAAGAACTTTTTAATACTACATAGTACCTCATCAGGATTATTTTCACAGTCATGGTTTTTTGCCTCCTCTAATAAAGGTTTATTAACAGGATCATCTAACCAAGTTTGAATATCTGTAAACTCATCTCCTTCTGCAACAATAGGAACTTTAATGGTTCCCGCTCCAACTCTCGCTATATTCTCTTTAGAGCATCTTTGAGTAAATTTTCTATTTACATTTTCGTATTCTACCTCTATTCTACTATTATTTTCTGATATACAAGGTGGTGTATCAATAACTTCAGCGGTATTAAATACCTGCCATTTTTTCTTTCTATCTGAGACTTTACATTCTGAGGTAGAATTTAAGGATCTTGCAGATGCCGTAGATGATACATCTTTTAGATCCTCAGCATTTGCTGGTCTTGATATTAATGGAAATACAGGTGTTATATATCCCTCATCTGTATGAAATCTAATTCCTAACGGATATACTTCATCTCTCATAAACCCAGAGTATTTAGAAGCATTTATACCGTCCTTAAAAGCGTCCTCATCCATCTGAACTGTCTGCCACCTTACGAATGCTCCAAGCAAATTAGCAATAGGCTGTAAATTCCACTCGTTTTCAACTGTATAGTCATAGCCCATTAAGTAGTTGTTAGCCGCAACTAATCCTCCCCAAGTTTTATAATTAACTTTATTGGCATACAAATGTTGCATTGTAGTCCTTTCAGTGCTATTTGTAGTATAGCTCACTGAAGTATCAGTAATGTTATGTATACCCTCAATTACAGGAGTAGATATTTCATTTACATCTGCATTTTCTATTACAGCAATCTTATAGAAATTGAATTTAGTATCTATATCTTTTACTTCTATTCTTATTCCTTGTGTTGTTTTATTTGCAAGCATAGTTTGATCCATAATGTTATTATGAGTATCAAATATACTTATAGGATAAGTTAAAGAATAGTAAGGAGATAATTCATTTCCTAATTGATCACAATATGCAATAAGAAATTCGTATATTCCTCTTCTTAGATTTCCCCCATTTTGTATCACTTTCGGTTCTAAGCATGGTGCTTTATATAAAGGAAATACTCTAAGTTTATCACAGTCTACGCAGGTGTTTTCTCTGTCGTCCGTGGCGTTACAAGATTTTCTCGCTCCCACTTTAAAGTAATCAGCATGAGCACCTCCGTCTTCAGTTAAAACAATATATCTTGGTGGATTTAAATTATCTGTAAAAGTAATGGTTTCGCCACATGCTTCTTTTTTAATTACTATTCCACGCATTGGGAAGTTAGGATTAAAATTCAAGCATCCACTACAGCTGTCCTCTATAATAGTTTTATATACACAGGCAGGATTCTGCTCCATATATTCTAATCTCTCCGCCAATACTGATTCTGGATTACACTCATCACAATCTGTAATATCATCTACTTGATTAAATCCTCCAAAACTGTGATTTATATATCCTATCTCTGATGCCCTATATGTCTTTCCATTAGGCTTTAGAGTAGGCTCTTTTTCAGTTAGGAATAAAATAACTCTTTCCCTAACACTATCATATTTAGTTCCTATAACAACATATCCTGGTTTAAATCTGGTACACAGAAAGTTAGAAGGCTCGTTTGTTAATCCTACAGAGCCGTCTTCAGTCTCTAAGTGAGCATTTCGAGCATATGTATATGTCTTATCGTCAATAAGATGCTCAAAATTATCACGCTGCATACCATTTACACCTAAAGATAGTTGTATATTATCTTTACCTGACTTTGCCATTATAATCCAAAGTTATATATTTTAAATTTATTGTTTATGGCTCTAATATAATTATTTACCGCCATATTAATTCCTCTCATTTTAAGTTCTCCTTTTGCAGCATTAAAAGCAGATACCTCCTCTCCCCTGAACATTTGGTACAGTGTCGCCTCTCCCTGCGTCGCATCGCCCGAAGACATAATATCTTCTACAATTCTACGCTTAACCATATACTCTAAGAATGTTTCTAACCATCCTGTATGAGTTTCTGGAATTAGAATATATCCATCATCATCTTGTTCAAAGCCGTTATATATTAAATACACAGTTCCGTTAGTAAAGTTAGTGTAAATCATTCTCTTATTTATGGATATTTCATAAGGAGAATTTTTTACCCTAAGATTCTTACAATCAGATGGACATACATCTTGTTTACTATAAGACACTAATTTTAACCATGTAGGATTGTTATAATAAACTGTAACAGGATCGCCACCCGTATGTAAGTATACTTTCTCCTCAATGCAACTATCCTTTAAAACATCGCAAGGGTCACAGCTATCATATTCTACATCTCTTTGATGTATTACTTTATAGAAGTGCATATCTATAAGTTTATCCTCTTGTTCTGGACAGGCTTGGTAAGTATATGGAGAACATTTTATTGCCGCCCTGAGACTCTTAAATCCATGTGGCAGTTCCGCCTTTCCATTTTTAATTTCTATAACTTTTTCTATCTGAGTAGTAGGAAGATTTCCGAATCTTTTTAATCCCTCTTCCACCCAATCCAAAACATCAATATCATTTATAAGTCCTGCACTATCATATTGTTTAAGAGAAGACTTTATCTTTGCTAAAAATTCTTTAAATTCCATTTTCTTCTTTCAACTCTTTAATTAAATTTTTAAAATACTTCTGTTGATCCCTTCTATACTGCTCTTTATTAAATTTAACATTATAAGAGCCTTTTGTTTTTTCAAGTATATAATGGTTTCGAGATACACCATTGATCATATTAAGGTATCTATGTCCTGCCCTCACTCTCTTTCTTACGCCTTTGAATATCTGCTTACTTAAGGCGAAATCAAAGCACCAATTTTTTATTTTACTTCCATATGTAGGAACAAATGTACCTTGATATTCTCGAAGTCCTCTGTAGGTAAATGTTCTATGAAAAGGTACCATAAATACAAAGAAGTACCCCATACCTTCCATATGTACTCCAGATGGGTGATTGATCATATGGTCTCTTATTTTTCTAAATATTCTAGATACTATAGTGTATACCTTATGTTTTTTACTAATATAATCTTCGAATTTTTCAGGAGTTTTGGTAATATTTGTATTACCTGTTCTTCTGGTATATACTCTTCTGTAAAATACAGGAAAATTGTCTCTAAAATAAGTACTGCTTATCCTATTTTTAAATTTCCTATCTCTACTATTAAAATGATTGAATGTTGTCTTTATAACTCTATTGCTCATTATTGTGTTGTTTGTGATTTAACATTAGAATCCATATTTGGATTTTCGTCTTTTGGTATTTGCAGCCTCATGGCTATCTCCTTGATAGTTTCTTGTATTACTACTTCTCTTATTTTATCCGAAACAAATACCTCTTTATCCCAATAACTTTCGCATGCTTTGCAGGTAGGACAATTCGATGCGTCGTCTGCCTTCTCATCTAAAGTATAGATTAAAACATTGATAGCCTTAATATTAGAGTCTGGTAAGTATATGTAGTTATCTGGATATACTACTGCGAAAGTACCTTTAAACTTCTCAAAGTTAGACCTATTTTTCAAATTAAGATATTCTTGCTGCGTAATAACCTTAAACTGCTTTAGGTTATCAATAGTAGTCACCATAAATATACTAGGTCCATATCTAGACCACAATAATTTAGGAAGTGGTTTTTCTGACTTCATAAGACTATCACATCTTATAAACTCTACCTTACCACATTTTACTACATCATCCTCTACCATAGTAACACAATTAATCCATTTAAATAAACTTGACTCTCTAAATAGAGATTTGTCATTTAATTTCTGAGCCATAAGATATTCTGCCTTAGATTTAAATACGGATAGAATATATCTTCTTGGAATAAAGGTGTCTTTTGTCTGAGAATTTAATGTATTTTGTATTCTTGATATAATTTCTCGATTAGTCATCTTTACTATAATTAAAGTACAAACTTATTTAAAAATTATCATTCAACCAAACTTGTTAATGAGACTATTAAAACAAAAACCCGCAAGGATAATATTCCTTACGGGCAAAAAATAAAATGACAAAAAATTACTAAATATGTCTAAAATTGTAATTCGTCTTCATTAGGATCAGTCTCATAATAAGATTGTTCCTTTACAGTATCCTCTATTTCAGGATTTATTATACTGCAATAATGTCTTGGTATTGTTCCATCGTCCAATCTCATTTTTATATAGTGATAATATATTCTATTGAAAGCATTTAGATTTACCATTTTCGCCTTCCCCGACTGTTCTTCAGGTACAAAATGGTCAAATAAGTGTGGATTAGCACTTCTACTTACCGCCGCATACTTTCCTTCCATCCCAACTGCTCTCGGCAGCACCTGAGCCATAATAATGTCACTAAACTGCATCAAAATATCTGACCCATAAATATCCGAAGAACTCGGAAGATAGTTAGCCCTATTGCCGTCTTTAGCAGTCCATCTCTTTTCTATCTCCCTATTCATCTGCCCCAACAAAATAAAACTTACCTGTAAGGGAAACTCTAATTTTAATTGATTTATAAGCTCCATAGTCTCTGGAATTGGAGATGGTGCATTAGTGCTTTTAATAATTCCAATATGGTCTATAAATACTACTATGTTTTTAGCATCTTTATTTGCCAAGATAAACTGCTTTGTAACTGCATATATTTCCTGTGGAGTAAGTAAATCTTGTATCATATGATACCTTTCATCATCATACTCGTTATATATTTTTCTATATATGGGCTTTTCCTCCTCAGACATAGGATAACTTGTAATATCTGAAAATGGCTTTTTAAGTGCCTTTTTAAGTTCTAATAATACTAATTGGAACAATGGCATTTCAAAGTTAAAATGAAGTACTTTAATATCCTTTTCAGGATCAGAAAGTAAAGCATTTTTAATAAGCCCCAAGGTATATGATTTTCCATTACCAGACCTTGCCACAATAGAGGTTACAGTTCCTGGAAGAATTCCTCCCAAAGACACTTTATTCAAATGATCAATTCCAGAGTCTATGGGAGTAATCGTTCCTTGTTGAAGATCAGAGAGGAACTTAAAGGCATTTTTAAGCCTATTACTGTCTTTTTGTAAAAGTCGTTGTAATTTATTATCCTCCATGTTTTTAATCTTCTACATAAAAAATTTGAGTATTTGAAATGATTTCTGAGCCATCTATTAAGGCTAAACTCTGTCCTTCTCTAAATCCAACTTTGGAGTTAGGAGTGATTTCATCATCGCCCGTAGATATTACTTTTGCCTTAGATAATTTTTGTCCCAACATTTTCTCAGGCTTAGTTACTCTGACTTTTCCTTTCTTAGGATTACTATTAATTAGTACTACATTTAATTCAGTACAAAATCCTGTTTCAGAAGTGATTAACATTATATCGTTAGCATATAAAGAAATAATATCCCCCTTTTTTACTTCTACAACTGAATTTCCTACCTCTAATACTTCTACTTTCTTAAGTCCTAGTCCTTCTGTAGGCATAAACTTTAACATTCCTTCTTTATTTTCATCAGGTAGTATTTTAAAATATATCTTATTATTTACTGGCTTCATAATTATTAGTTATTTATTACTGACTCTATCAATGCAAATGTTATAGATGCATGGACAGCATTATTTAAACTCGTTTTTAATACTTTGGCTGAATCAAATATTTTAGCCTCCATCATATCCTCTATCTTACCTGAATATCCATTATAAGAATAAGGAAGTTTTTTATTGTGGATTGTATATAATAAAGTTTTATCTTCTCCAGCATTTTCAAGTATTTGGAATAAACATTGTCTTAACGCCTCTTTCATTGCCTCAGTACGAAGTTTAATATTGATGCTGGCAAAGTTAAATATTGACGCCCCACCAGGACAGTATCCTTCCTCTACGGCGGACTTGACTGTAAGAATGGCATCATCAACTCTATCCTTTCTCTCCTGAATATCTAATGCCAATTCTCCACCAATATGGATTACGGCTGCCGATGTTTTTAATGCATCTAATCTTTCTTGATAATTTTCACCTGCCTTTATCTGTTCTTCTAAATATTCTATAAGTTTGGTAGTATCTCCCTTGCCTCCTATGAATGTAATTTTATCCTTAGTAATTACTACTTTATCACATTGACCAGGAACAAAATTACCTTCCTCCTTCATATAGATTCCTCCTAAAAATATCGAAGCATCTTGAAATCTATGCATTCTTGCTTCATGTGGTAAGTTAGAAGTAACAATAACTACATTATTAATTTGATTACTTTCAAGAGCATTTACTAAAGTATAAATAAGGGATTCTTCCGCCTCCCTAACCACAAACACTACAGGTCTTGCATTCTTACTATCACTATTATTAGTCTGAAATACTTGTGTAAATATACTTGATTCTAATGTAACCTCATTATCAAAAATAACTACCAATGGATTTTCATATACCACTGCACTTTCTTTTTGATTATTTATAAAATAAGGTGAGGCATATCCTGTGTGAGGAATAGTATAACCACTCATTGCTTCATAATATGTTTTATTGCCGTTACCTGAATTTGTGGTTATATGGGCATCAAACCCTAACTCATCATAGATACTCTTGATAGTATCTGAAACTTCCTCATCGGCATTAGAAGATACCATGGCTAAGTTTCTAATTTCATCTGTGTTTGTGACTTTAATGGTGTTTTGATCGATGAAATTTAGAACATCTTCTAAATCAAGTTTCAAGTTTTTGGTTAGGGTATGTGGATCCCGCCCTAAATTAATTGCCTTTTGAAGTTCCTCACATAGAGTCTGTGTTAGCACAGCACATGTAGTGGTACCATCTCCCGCCTCTTCAACTGTTTTATTGGCAGCGGCAAGAACAATATTTGCTCCTGCATTCTCCACGGGATCATTTAATCTAACATGTTTTGCTACAGTTACTCCATCCTTTGTAGGATATGCCACTCCTCTCATATTGTCTAATACTAAAACATTTCTACCTTTAGGTCCCATGGTTTGTTTGACCACATCAGCAGAATTGTTAATACCTTTAAGTAATTTGTCTTTTGCTTCTCTACCGTTTAATATCATTTTATTTTGTCTTTTATTGAATTGCAAAGATAATAATAATTTTTGATTTACCAAAAAATAATCCCACCTTTTTATAAAGATGGGACTATTTCATTAATAATCAGCTTAATATTATAATTTAAATTTTCTAAAATTATATCTAAGTCTATCATTACCATAATAGCTAAAATACTTTTGAGCACTTAGAGCGTTAAACTCTCCTGTAGACATTCTATAATTCTTAGGCTCCATTTTATCTACCTCTTCCTTATAGCATGCTTCTCTTTCAGCCTCATCATCTAAATGATCAAGGTATTCTTGCTTATGGAAACATTCGCATACTCCAGATTTTAATCTGTCATAGCAACATATATTATTTAATAGTTCATTCATAACTACTTTTCTTTTTTAACAGATGGCAATAAACTAAATATATGATATAGGGCGTTCTCACCTACACTATTAAAGTGCTCATACCCTCTCCAACTCTCATAGATTGCTTCTCCATCTTTCATACTATAAATATTTTTACCCATAGTAAGTTTTAAGATGTTGGCAGCATACTTATCCATACCTTTATATTTACCTCTCTTAACTTCTTCTCCTATATCTTGGAAGTAGAATAATTTAGAAATATTCTTACCTGTATCAAGAATCTGAAGTGGAGATTTAAGAGTTTCATATACAGAGTTACCTATACCTACTGACCCTCCAAATGTCTCATTCAAGTTTCTTATCAATAAGTAGTTAGCCAACTGTAATGGATAATTGTCTTTCTCGTCATCGTCTCCAGCCATATTTCTCAAAATAATTGCTATTACTACCATTGCCGCTAGTGACGCCATAGTAATACCTGATGCTTTAAGATTCTTACGCTGATATTCTTCTAAATTATCCCAAGCCTCTTTTAAAGTCTTGTTATTTTTAGTAATATCATTGAACATATCTAAAGCATATTTTGGAGAATAAAACAATCCTTCCTCATATCCACCTGTATCTAAGTCTAACCTCTTACGAGCAAACATATTATCTAATGCCAATACTAACCACTTCTTCAATACTAAGAAGAATGACATTCTAGGGTCTCTAGCAGCATATCCTTCGTTATGAGATTGGATCTCCATGATGGTCGCTTCGGATAATGTTTGAGCCTGAGACATCATCTTAGTTTTTGTCTTCTCTATATCGCCCGTAAATCCATCATTTTCAAGTCTCTTCATATCAAAGTCTCCCTTCTCATCTAAATAATCATACATTGACTTATTAGCAGAGGCATCAAATTTTCTTTTAATTTGCTCCTTAGTAAGAGAAGGATCTACCATCTTAGAAGTATTATAATACTCTCTCCATGTTTGGAACTTACCATCTACAAGCCTTGACTCCATAAGTTTAGTAAGTAATATTCTTGATTGCACAGGGTAGTTAGTAATCGCCATCATCGCAAAGGCTGTTTCTCCTAATAACCTCTTCTTACCATACTGACTATTTTCAACCCTATCTGTAATATCATACATACCAAATTTATAAAGCAAATTATTCAGTTTTTTCGCTGGGGCTAACTTTCCTACATCTCCTGTACTATCTCCCATAAGTCCAAACCAGATTTTGTCTGCCCTATTAGAAGCTGGAGAATAAATATTTGCTCCTGCCCATTTAGTAATTTGGAAGTTAGTGATACCAGAAGTTAAGTTAGTCAGTGCAGTCATTGCTCCTACTCCCAACGCCTGTTTAACTCCAAATACCTTAAACTGATTAGCTATTTTTGCCATATCTACTTTTCTACCCATAATATTAAACTCCCACTTCATGGTTACTGTCTTACCATACAAGTTGTAGTCTATATTTTCCTTCATGGCTTTGTAGATATTGGTATTCTTAGGCGACTTATTACCACTGAATTTTTGATTTTCAATAGCATAAAGAATATCTACCGCCTTATCTTTAACTTCAGTTCTATGTTTATATGCCACAGAGTCATGAGCAAATCTAACCATACTAAACCAAATGTCATCAGTAAGTTCGCTCGGATTGATTCTTAATATTCCATACTTAGGAATTTTTCCTTGTAAGTAAATATCTTCAAAATCATCTTTACGGAACTGAACTGCTTCTTTAACAGCATCTTTAATAGTAGCAAACTTATTTTTAGATAACACTAAGTTTACAGTCCTTTCCATATCCGTCTTTCTTACCTGAGGTCTTTGATAAATAAGGTCCTGCTTCAATGAATCCATTCTATCTAAACTCTCTAAATAAATATCCATAGTTTTAATATAGGTATCTAATAGAGAAGGATTATTAAGGATATCAGACATATTTTCTTTTGGAGCATTTGGAAGGTCTTGGATACCCGCCATCTCATCAAGCAATGCAATCTTTCTCAACTGATTTGTTTCCGCCTTATATTCATCGTAGATTTCATTTATATTTCTCTTTACATCGAAAGCATATCTAAATCCTACATCAGCTTTAAGGTTTTGACCATATCGAGTTAGATTAAAATCTCCAGCAATCATATCTCCAATAATGGCATCTACATCTATATTTCCTGAAATCATTCTTTCTACAAAACGAGTATAATCAGGATTGTTATCATATCTTCTATACCAAGATGGAGCATTATATCTGAAGAATGCCTCTCTGACAGAGTCTTTACTAGTTTTAACCTCAGCCACATCCATATATCTCTTTATCTGCCCCTCCGTAACCTGATCTAAATTTGTCTTTTCCAATAACTTATTGAATCTCTCGTATTTAGTAAGTACATCGATAGGAAAACCATACTGTCTGTGTCTGAAGAAAGCAATCTTCTCTTTCATTGTAGCATCCTTATACTCTATACCTGTTTGATCTTTAAACACACTATGGAAACTTTGGTTAAGCTGCATCATCGAGTCCATACCATCCTTATACATATCTATGTCATATAGATCAAATATTTCAGCCAAGTCTTTCTTCTGTTCAGCTATTTGAGCCTCTATCTCAAGTATTCTGTGCTTAATATTTTCTGGTATAGCATCTGCGTCTATTTCCCTAAAGTCTCCTCTTTTTCTATACAGTTTCAAGAGTTCTTGCCGCTGCCTTGTCAAAGGTGCCAACTTAGCCTCTATTGTCTCTAATCTTGCTCTATCAATATCAGAAACAGAATTTCTAAGTGCCTTTAAGTTAAGACCTACTAAATCCATATCAACATCAGTAGTATCCATCACTTCTACATTGTCTTGAAACCACTTAATAGTAGCTAAATGTTTATCTGCATCATTAAGATGTTGAATAGACTTTTTAAACCTTGTATACTCAGCTTTAAATCCTTCAATAGAACGCTGAACATTTTTATTCTTAGAATATAACTCTTGGTTCCATTTATTAAGTTCAAATGCTAGTATAGAAGAATCTGGTATATTCTTACCTTGTTGAAGAGAAATAGCGATAACATAATCATTAGCCTCTAAATTCTTACCTACATCCATTGCCGAAGCTGGAATAAATGCGGTTTTAATATTAGGATTTTGTTTAACTAAATGCTGATACTGAGAATACTTCATAAATTGAAGCCCCTGTCTTAACTTACCAGTATGTGGATCATACAAGCTTGCTGCCTCTTTTCTCATTACTGCTGCTGTCTGAGGGTCTCTCATTCTTATATCATCTAATTGTACCAAGAATCTATATAATGGGTCTTCCCCCCTCTCCAAAGCATCCTTATCCAAGACAACATTCAATAGCATATCCATCTTAGCCTTCCTACTATCAATATCTCTAATGTTGGCAAAAACCTGAGAATGTAAATCCTTATCATATAAGAATTTATATTTATAATATAAAGAAGCATCATCTTTAATACTCTTAATATCATAATAATCCTCATTAAACTCTTCAAAGGTCATTCCATCAACATTAGGATCTCCTATCTTCTGTCTAATCTCAAATTCATATCTTCTACGAGCCTCAACAATTTTATCCATATCTACCTTGGCTCTAAATGATCCTCCTGATACTATTTTTTTCATATCAGCCATTTTATCCGCCAATGGAGCTAATTGTTTTTCAAAGATATTATAAGTATCCATATGGATTTTATTAACCATATATTTCATTACCTTATTAAGTAATTGTGCAAAAATATTTGGTAATTTTCCAAGATGCATAAACATTCCTTCTAAGGCAGAAACATCTTTTTGTTCTTTTTGAATCTCGCTTAAAACCTCATTATATAAATGAGAATCAGGATCTTCTCCAATCATTTCAAGTGTTTCTTTAGCAATCTCCTCGTTTGATTTATGTACAGCCGATTTATATTTCAATGTAAGTCTTCTAATTCTATCAAACATTGTAGATGCAGCATCTGTAATCATTTTAAGGTCAGATCTCTCTACTTTAGAAGACCTTGATAATAAATCCTCAGCATAGATAAGTAGACTTTCTAAATCATCCTTTCTACTTAATAATTGCTCTATTTCAAACCTAAGTCTTGAACTTAAATTAGGATTATTTTCAAGCTCCTTAAGTAAGTAGTTCGCCTTATTAACATGATCATTAATAACACTGTATACACCTTTCTGCCTTGCTATATCTAACTCAGAATGAACTCCTGTATTATTAATAATCCTATTAGATAACGCTTTAAGTAATTTATCTACCTCAGTATCACTACTTACTGAATACATTACTCTAACTTCAGAAGCGGGACTTATATCATCTAAATGCTTGTCCAACTGCTCATTATAAAGTAAATCTCTTATTTGTTCTGTAAAATAATTTAACTGATCCTGTTCATTTTTAGTTATCTTACTTTGAACAAATTTAAAGAAATCTTTAAGCATCTGAACCAATCTATCAAATAAATTAGTTTCATTCTCAGACTTATTCTCTACTGAAAAATCTTTATTAAAAGTCTCAGCAAGCATTTTACCAAGTATTTCTTTTTGAACATACTTTTCTACTACAGCTGAATCAGAATGTTGCTTAGAATATATTTCTCTATATTGCTCAGCATATCTTTGATACATTTCTGTATTCTTAACATAAGGTAGTAATCTATCTATTTCAGCTTGATTCCATGCCTCTACAATAAAGTGTGCTACCTCTTCGGACAGTTGCTCTACTGTGGCATCTCCGTTGGCTGTAGCTACAATCTTATTCCAAATATCAATGAAAGCATCTGCTCCTGGCTCTATACCAAATTTATTTTTATATTTTTGGTTATATTCAACAATAGTGGACTGCGTAATACCTACCTTCTTCATAAAATCCAAGATAGCCTCTTTCAGCTGTTCTTTAGTATGTCTAGGACTTTTACGCTTTTTACCCATAAGAGAGTCAAACCAATTATTTACCGCAGCCAAGAATGGTGCTCTCCTTTCTCCAACACTCTCCTTCAATCCTTCATAACTATAATCAATCGGAGTAAAATCAAATGTATTACCATTAGCAGTAAAGTCTATACCATTCATAAGCAGGAAGTTTTTAATTTCCTGAGCAGCATAACTATTTACAGCCTCAAATGCATATTCTCCTCCTTTTGATCTTGGATGTAGCCATTGATTGGCTATAAACCTCTGAATAGTTCCTTTTAGAGTATTAGCAGGAAACTTAGTTAAAGTAGCAAAGCTTTTAAATTCACCATTAATATCCTTAAATCCTACCTCATATGTAGTAGCAGTATTACTTAATGCGTGCGATATATTTGAATATATCTTGCCGTCTGCTGTTCTATAGAATACTAAAGGCTCTCCTGTATTCTTAAAAGTATTAGTAGCATCTATAAGATCTCTCCAATATTTAATATCCTTACTATAAGCTCCTTTATAAATTCCTAATGCTATCTCATCATCAACAAATGGTATTCCTCTTAATTCCTCAAAGGCTTCTGATGATTTCGCCTCTGTCAAGTGAGTTAAAGGTGCCACACCAACGATAGGATCATACATTCCTTCTTTAAACTGTGATTCAGAAACACCTCCATATTCATTTATAACACGCTGATTCTCTCTACTTACATCTTCAGTTTCAGATAAAGGTGTTTCTGCTCGTTCTTGTTCAGATAAATTTAACCTATTCCCAACATTCCTAGCCTCTACTTCTCCAGTAAGTCTGTGATACTGTTCAAAAGCCGTAGTAACTATTCTATCAGGATTTTCCATCAAATCTCTGGCCTCAAACATTAAATTATCATATTCATAAAAAGCTTCGTCATCTTCTAATTCTGATTCTAATGTTTCTGCCAAATCGAAATCTTGATCTAATTTAGCTCTGTTAATGGCTCTTACTTTATCTCTCCACTCTTCTGACTGTCCATAAAAAATAGCATTAGCTTCTCTAAGAACTTTATCAGCTATATCTTTTTGAGTTTCATCTCTAAACTGAAGCTCACTTCCTCCTTTAGCAAATCCTTCTATATCTTGAATAGCATGTTGGATTTCATGTGCTAAAGTTTTTGAGGTAGATTCCGATAACATAACATTAAATACTTCTCTACCTTTAGCTGCAATATCTTTAGTCTTATTTAAGTGCTCTATGAATGCTTTTACACCTTGTTTAAATACTTCTTTATTTTTAGCATTATTCTCTTTTAAAGCTTTAGCATTTTCTTCACTATGTGCAACAGTATCTCCTAGTGTCTTTCTAGATAAATAAATGGTTTTACTCTCTGGGTCAAACCTTCCTTGTAAATTTATATTATCAAAATATACAAATCCTAATTTAACATCTCTAAGTTCTGGATAGGCTTTAAACAAATCATTATCGTGGAATAGTTCTCCTAATGTTAATTCATTATCTATCCATATTTTACCATTTACAGATTCATTAGCAAGGTCTATTGGCTTTAAATCTAGTTTATCTAAATCAGGAATTTCATATCTCCATTGACCATCTTTACCTTTCTCCCAACCTGTAACAGTCCAGATTTCATTAGAATCCTTGCCTGCTGCCTCCATTTCTTTAGCTACAGAAAGGTCTTGCATCCTAATGTTATTTTCGTCAGCCTGATCAAGGTTTGCCGCCCCACGCTCTCCAATGATTTGGAATCTAATGTCTTTAGTTTTATTAGAAAAATTACCTACATTACTAATTGCTGATTTTACTTGCCCAGGGTCAATAGCAATAAACACATCAGTATGAAATGTTCCATCTTCTGTAGCAGCATCAGTAATATTCTCTAGTATAACACTATCATATCCATGATTAGTGGCTACTTCAAAGAAGGCATTAGTAGTAACATTTTCGTTATCATAATATTTCTGTACTTCATATGGAGTAACATCATCATATTCAATGTCATTGTTTTCATCATATGCCTCCTCATATGCCATATCTAAAGCATACATATTAGCATCAGCCTCATGGATTATATCATCTATTAAGATTTCCCCATCAGAATCTACAATTCTATATCGCTCATACTCTTTAAATTCAGGCCTCAGGTCATTCCAATTATTGTACCCACCATATTCTTTCAGAGGCACTCTAAAATTAAGGAAAGAAGGATATATTGTTCCATCTTCTCCAGCATACCCTTGAGCAACCTCAATGTCTTTTGCAAAGAATATTGATCCATCTCTAAAAGTAGTAATATTTTCTACAGGACTACCATGATAAACTACCATAGGCTCTCCGTTTTCATCAACTACTTTAGAAGAAAAACCAGGACTATCAATCCAATCTCCAAACCACTCTTTAAAACTTGATGTCCTAACTGTCGCCCACTGATCTTCTGTAAGATTAGTTTTCTTGCCGTTTGGAGCCTTCATATAAGTGCCGTCTGCTTTAGCTGCCTCAATGATAGCTTGTTTTTCCCTTCCAGCTTCAGAAGTTACTTCAGTGGTCATTTCCCCTAACACATGCTCAGCAAATTCCTCTAAGGTCATTTCTGGAGTAACTTCTACATCTACTCCTAACTTTCTACCTATTGAGTTAAATAGATCTCTAACCCAAGCAATAAGTTTTCCTAACGGAGATTTATCGTTTTCTAATTCATGGAATTTATGCTCCCCATAGTTACCTATAAAATGGTTTAATGCTTCACTCCATTGTTGTTCTGCTGTAAGATTACTGTACGCTGGATTATTAGATATTTCATCAAATAATATTTTACCTTCTGCCGTTTTCTTAAGCAATTTCACTCCTGCCTTCCATGTGGTAGGATTTAACTGCTCCCAAATATGTGAGAACTCATGAATAGGAGTATTAGCGTTTAAAAATCTTCTATTTATAACTATTGTTCCGTCTGATAATTTATAGCCATATATCTCAGAAGAGTTAGACATAATACTTTGAATATGTGCCTCTCCATGTTCAGATAATGTACCTTTAATATCATTAGTTACAATTACCTCTACTTCTCCAAATGACCTCTTAAAGGCATTTTTCATTCTATCTACCAAATCATGAAATCGCTCATAAGATATAGGAGCAAATTCTTTATTCGGTATTGTATATCTACTAGAAGGAACTTTTACATCTATGATCTTTCCTTCTGAATCTCTATTTACTATGCAATTTCCTGCCATTTTTAACAAAATTCAATATTATCGTCTTTATTTAGTTTTACTATCTTGACTTGAGGTTTAACATTTTCACTTTCAGATATATCCTTAATAGAATTATCTTGTGATATAGAATTGGCTACAGTAGGCTTAGATAAATTATATTGAATATATCCCTCTTCATTTCTAAGTTCTACTTTGCCATACACGCCGTCCCTAACCTTCTCATAAAGCTCCCCCCTAAATTTAATGAAGTCGTTATTATCTAAATTAGTAAGAAGAGCATTTTCTTTTAATGTTACCTCTCCTGTAAATTCAGAAAGCTCACTAAGGTTATTTGCGTAAAAATCTCGTAATACTCCATCATTTATAGTTGGAGATTCTACAGGAGTTTCTATTAACCCTTTTAGAGAAGCATTTCCACTAACGGCGGCATACTGCTTTAACCCATTATACATTCCTCTGGAAAGATAATTCTGTAAATATCTATTTGTATATTCTCCTATAGGTATTATTGATTCTAATCCATTAGGACTAATATAAAATATTTTACTTAGATTAGGATCAGAAAAAGTTTCTTTAACAAAAGTAGAAATAAATTTCTTAGGATCAATATCAATATCCATTACAGTATCTACATTGGCGTTAGATTTTTTATTAAAGGTTTCTGACCCCAAGATTAATTTGTAGGCTCTAAGCTCCTTATAAATGTCTATGTTAGAATTTTCAACATAGTCCTCTATACCTACACTTAGATAGTTATCTATATCTTTTTTATTTATATCTTTATTTTCTTCACTTACTTTAGTTGTAAATACTTCTGATGGAATTAAAGAAGGATTAGCATGTAGAACATTTAACAGTTCATCATAAGTTTTATTTCTTTTTACTTTTTTATAGACATCATCTCGCATGTTTACTACTCCTTTTTCTGCAAAAAGTAAATCTTCTGCGGCGTGGCCGTTCTCTACAACCACTGGCTTACCATCAACTCTATTTTTAGTAATGTAAGTATTCACATATTCAGGCTCAACCTCAAAATACTCATTGTATACATCTACAAAGTCATTAATAGTTTCTTGAACTGACTTTCCGTCCTGACTGCTTACATCATATATAAAGTTATAAAAACTTGTTATAAAGTTTTGAAAATCATTATAAGATTTGTTAGAGGCGGTCTCGGATATATTTTTTATATTAATTCCATAATTTGCCATTTGATTTTCAAGAGACTCCAAATATAACTGAACAGTAGGCAAATCATATGCATATACTTCAATAGGAAGATTTATTAAAAAGTTTAGCTGGTCTAATAGTCCTCCAAAATCCTGAGTTATATCTAGTGACTGCTCTAAAGACACTTTAAGATCATTCGCTACCTTCTTAGTTATTTCCTTAGAGTTTTTATCATATACATAAGTTACCGCCGCCGTCTTATTAGAAACCTCCTCCAAAATTGCAGGTATTAACTCTGGATTGGATAGGACAGTTTCATCATTTATCTGGTCTGCCTTCTCCATTATCTCTTCTTTAGTGGTGAGCCCAGCGTAATTCTCCAAAAACTCTCCTACCACAATATCAGGATTAATTACATTACCATTTTCATCTACTATCTTAAACGGCGTCTCTATATTCTCTACACTTCCTGTATAATCAGTTAGTTTATGGTATAACTCTTGTAATGAAGACACATCTTCCATATCTAAAAAGTCTAAGATTTGTTCTTCAGTAAATATACCTGACTTTCTTAGCTGTACCTCATTAATACCAAAATTCCCCTCCACTGTAAAGGCTTCTACAAACTTGTCTTGAACTTCATACTCCTTTTTATTAGACAGAGTAATGTCAATAAGACTTTGTATATCCTGATTAGTGAGGGGTGACTCTCTTTTAAGCTGATTAGAAAAAGTAATAAGTTGCTGTAAGGTAGGATTTTCAATTCCTAACTCCTTAAACTCGTCGGTTAGAGATACTCCATATAACTCCATAGCCCTCTCAACATCTCCTTCATAATAATCAACTGCTCTATTAAATAAAGACGGGTGAGTCTTTGCTTTAACCGACCCGTCTATTTGAATTTCTAATTCACATCCTTTAATACTCATAATCTCATAATATTTTCAATCTATTGGCTTCAGAAAAAACATATAATATGTCTTCGATGACATCGTCATAGAATTGATCTACCTCTTTTAAGTCCTTCATTATCTCTAGAATTTTTTCCCCATTAGTAGCAAAATCTTTAAACCAAATCAGATTATCATATGACTTATCTTTCTTATTAATATATCCATCTGAAATTTCTAAATATCCAAAATCATCTACTCTCTTTAAATTCTTATCCACATATAATGAGAGAGTTACATTGTTTTTACTTATATTAATGCTATTATAATACATTATAATTTATATCTTTAAATTCGTTATAAGCATTCATGAGCATATCTCCGAAGAGTCTAAATAACATGTTTAATAATTGGGGCTCTCTTTGATATGCTACATAAATACTATATAAATTTTCTCGTACAAAATTTTCATGTTCTATTAACCATTCATCATCAATACGCAAAGGTATGTAATTACTTTCTTTTAATTCTGAATAAAATTCATCATAATCTAGTATTTCAATGTCTGTATTACTCATGTTTGTTTTATTTTAAATTCATGTCGCAATATACAGAAACATACCTTATTAATGAAAAATGTTAATAGTTTAGTTAAAGGAAAATATTTTGGAAATTATGGCTTTGGAATCCTGCCGCTCCTTTGTGTCCTCCACCTCCTCTATGAAAGGCGATTTCAGAAACATCTATATCATTAGAGTTATTTCTCAAACTTACGCTCCATTTTCCTTTATTATATGTAAAGCCTACAAATATATCTATGCCTTTAGTATCAATACCTTCGAACATATCCGAAGAAAATAAATTAGTATTAATACAAAGTGCTTTATACTTACCATAAGCATTATTTACTACAAACGATTGTTGCCCAGCAATGCTTTTATTTACACTTTTTACATATCTTTGAATAATTTTACCCTCATTAATTTCCTCTGTAGGATCATATGAAGTATCAAACCAATGATATGTAGGAACATCATTAGGACCAGATACCTTACTATAACTATATAATTTAAATGGTATTATTTTCTTATTCCACATACTACTACCATAATCTCTCCAAGTATCATATCTTCCTACAAGTTCTATACATGGCGGAACTGTACCTCCAAAGTAATGTTTCCAGCCCAGCTCACAAGCACTTATAGTATTATCATAAAAATAATTAAAAGGTACTTTCTTTAATTTATCTACCTGCTTTTTAAATGAGATATGGTGGTCTATTACAGTTAGTTCTACATGCTCTGATACTTCTACCATATAATCTAATGGAAAAGTAACATCTATCATTACTACATGCTCATATTTCATTAACTTACTAATTGGAATAAGCTCGTCTGCATAATCCCAACCTAACAATTCAATATCTGGAAACTTATGTTTTAATACTGCTCCAGATACATAACCATCCATATCTTTACTATGGTAAATTCCTAATCTCTTCATATGTTATATTAATTTATAAAAGTTTTTAAATCTCCTCCATCTTCTAAATGACCTCGTAACTGAATAAAGCCTCTGAATCCTCTTCTTCTTGGATCATCTAATTCTTCTTTACTCATTGCTCTACCAATCATTTCAAATACTGAATAATGACCGTTTTCAAGACAATGATCAAATAATCCTCTCGCTTTAGTAATTCCCATTACATTTCCATCTCCTATTGTAGTATAACTTGTATGTGCAGTAAGACCACAAGATAATTTAATAGTGTCTTCCATACTTATATCAGGAGTGAAAATAGGAGCATCAGCATAAGGAATATGTAGTTCACCTGGTTTTAACATTTTCGGCTTTGAAAGTCTTAAAGCATCGTACATCTTTTCTGCCAAATCCATAAAGTGAATCTCAGCATGTCCTTTATTACTTAATAACCACGCAAGGTCTTCTACTTGATAAGGAACTCCGAAATAATCCTCCACTTCTAACTCTATTTCTTTCTTACTTTTTCCTTTAAATACCACTCCATGGATATTGATATCATACTCAGGACATCTCTGATTAAATAAATGATCAAATGATTCTTTAGTCCCTGTTACAAGCTGCGTAACCCACATATAGGGTTCTAAAATTCGATTCGTTAATTGCTTCGTCACCCCTAAATCATTTAACTTCTTAGCTTGCTCCACTGCCTTATCTCTAGCAGTTAGCCACTCTAAATCTCTTTCTCTGATTTCTTCTTCAGCCGCAAAATAATCACTCCCTTGCATACCTTTGTGAGTCTTCTGGTAAGCCATTGGTATAAAAGGATCATTCTCAATTACTTCTACTACTTTGTTAAATGGTTGAGCCCTACTTGAGGCTGTTATTTTTGTGATTTGTTTATAAGTGTTAAGTTGAGCTAAGATGATACGAGGATAAGTAAGTCTGTAAGTGATTAACTCATCTCCCGTCTCAGTGTTTCTACTATGAGCCACAATTTCGGCTCTAATGTTTTTTGATCTTTCTTTTAAATTCATTGTATATTTATTTGTTTTTAACATAACCATCTTTTTCTATTATCTTGGAAAGGAAATCAAGACCTTTCTGATAAATCACAGTTTTTAAATAAACCATGCTATCATTACTAGGAGTATTCCATGTAGTCTCAATTAATCTGAAATATCCTGCATCTACATATATTTGATATGGAATGTTGTTTGACATTAGTATTCCTTTATCTCTTAAATACTGGAATAGTTTGTTTCTACCAAGTCCTTTATAGTTTAAAACTTTGGCAGCCTGCCAGAAATGAAGAGTTGTTTCTGGTCCTAATATAGCATCATAAAATTCTACTTTTGGCTCTACCTCTACCAATTTCTGTAACTGCTCTTCAATAATTAATTGTTGTTCATGTATTAATTTTAATGCTTCTTCAAGAGTCTGTAGATTTTGAGATTGTCGGTATTTTTCCACTTCCTCTGGTACAATTTCAGATACTAATAAATCCTTATTATCTATCATAATAACTATATTTTAAATTATATTGCAAATATACTACATTTATTCTTAACCACCAAATAAAAATCGCACTATCAAATAAATGATAATGCGATTTAATCTATTTTTTACCTCCTCTAGCTCGTTTATCTCCAGCAGTTCCGATACCGTTTTTACCTGTCCTACCTCGATTTACTGCACTAGTAACATATCTTCCTGTAGCATGGTCATAATCTTTTCCTGACCTATCTACTCCTCTTTCGTCTGCCTTTCTATTTTGTAGAATCAATCCTACTCTCTTTTTAACTTGGTCTGGCTGTTTGTTATATTCTTTTTGCTTCTCAAGTTTCTTTTTATAAGATTGTGGATTTTCTTTATAATAATCGGCACTACTTTTTCCTTTTGCTTTGTTTGGCATAAATTATATTTTAAAATACATCTTCTACATATTTTTCCTGAGTAGCTGATAAAGTAACATTTAGTTTATTACTATTCTTAATAGCCAAGTTTACTTTAACAGTAGAGGAAACATAATTAGGATGTGAATTACTACTATTACATTGTGGAGAAACTGGTTTATTTACTCCACCAAATGATAAATAACTCGGAACTAATGCTGATATCCTAAGTGTTATTTCTTTATTAGTAGGTAAGATAAGTAAAGTTGTCTCTGGTAAATTATGAGAAGGATCATCATCTACAAGTATCCTTACTTTAGTCCATATACTCCTACCATCTACTTCTAACCTACCATCCCCCTGCACTCCTGCATAACCTACTACACTTAAAAATGTTACATTTATTTCCTCAGTAGGTTCAGTGGAATCTATTATAAATTTCACTTCATTACTTCCACTACAATCTTGTGTAGCATAATCTCCAGATATAATTCTGAAACCATTTTTACTATTTATAATCTGCAATAAACTCATTTATATGTTTATAATAATTTATTATGACAACCTACGGCATTATATTCTATAACCTCGTCCAAGAAGTTAGCTCTAATTACCCATTCCTTCTCTACATCTCCACTACCAGATACACATTTAGTACAGTCAAATTCAATTACTTGATACTTGTCCTCATTATCATCCCAAATATAAGTAGTATGCAACTCAGGCTTCACTGTAGCTACAATCGTAAGTTCACTATCGAATTTCACTCTAATTCTTTCGCTCATATCTGAATATAAATCAGATTCACCCTGCTTACCTATCAAGTCTTGAGGTCCCCACTTTCTAAACTCTCTATGTAAAGTAGTAGTCCCATTAATAGTACCTCCTGAAACTTGAATATCTAAAATTGCACCTGGTCTTGTTGTAGTAAATGATAATGGAAAATCTTCATCTATAGGTGTCTGACTTGTAATTTTATATTTTAATGTTACTTTCCCCCCCCCCAAATGCGAATTACATTTACCTCTTGCATAGTCTTCTATAATCTGAGGTGTGAAAGTAGTTAATTTTCTGTTATTGATATTAATATTTGCCATGATTTTATTTATCTATTCTTAACCCTACACAAACAGGAAATCTTGGAATGCCTTCATCAGTATATTCAAAGAATCTTATTTCAGCTGTTTTTCCTATATAGTTTGATTTATTTCTTAATATTTCTTCTCTTTCTTCAAATGAAAATCTCATGCCTGTCCCAAATGTTCTTCCGTCAGACAGTTTGCACACAAATATGCCTTGGTCCTGCCGCTTCTCTGATGGAATGACATCTACAATCTCGCATGCTTCATCAATAAAGTCTTTTAGTTTGAGTAGATAAGAGGATCTTTTGTTAATATCATATTCCTGCTTGCCCCACCTTACTATAGACCCCTCATATCCTTGTCCAATAAATTCAGAATGGTATCTTTCTATATCTTCTTTGTTATTACAAAGATAAGTTGGAACAAGTTCAAGATGTTTGAAATCATTATTATTAAATAATTTTTTTAATTCTTTATATCTTTCTTTAAAAGATTTTCCTCTAAGAATTATATCGTAAACATGATATATTATTCTTTCTGATTCATTAGGAACATATTTTTTAATGAGTTTCATGTTATCTTGGAAAGATAATCCATGTTCATATAATTCTCCGTCTAAAATAAGCCCTAAATTTTCAACTTCTTTTAGAATATGCCCCATTGTATCAATAGATTTATTTTTCCTTGAAATAAGTCCTTTATTGATACTCAAACAACGCATTCCGTCAAGTTTAGGTTGAATGTATACAGGATAACTTATTTTATGCTCTTCTTTTGAAAACTCTTTTGCCAACATAGGCAGTATTACTGCCTGTTCTGCTGCCGCTTCTACAGTTTCAAAATATCCTTCTTCTAACTTGGCTTTTAGTTTGGATTCCATTTCTAAAACAGCCTGCTGTTCTGGTGTGGTTTCATTTACTTTTCCTATATTCTTGGCAACGCATTCTGATTTATTTATTACTGCGTTAGGAGAGTCAAGTAGCCCAGACTCCTGGACTACAAAACTTCCTTCTGTATATAATTTCAAGTAACGAACCTTACCTTTACTATCTAATTTATATATTGTTTTATGATTCACAACTTGAACATGTTATAATGTTTGTTAATAATTCCTTAGCTACACTAGAGCTTCGTTGATAATAAAGACCTTTAATTCCCCACTTCCATGCATCAATCATCATAGCATTTACCTCTTTAACAGGTACTTCTGCTGGAATATTAATATTAAGCGACTGCCCTTGATCAATATACTTCTGACGCAACTGTGCTAGGACCAAAATATGCCTTTGACTTAACTCCCTAAAAGTCTTAAACACTTCTTTTTCTTGTGGAGTTAAAAAGTCTAACCCCTGAACAGAACCCTGTGCTAACATTATATGCCTCCACACTTCTTCTGTATTTTTACCTTTAGATTCAAGTAGTGCAGTCAAATACTTATTCTTTCTAATAAAGTTACCTTTAGCTAATCCTACTTTATAGTAGTTTGAAGAATAAGGTTCTATACCTGGACTTACCTGACCAAGGATACTTGATGATGAGGTTGTAGGTGCGACCGCCATAACAGTCGTGTTTCTTTGTTTCTTATGTTCAGGATAATTTTCTATCTCATTGTAGATTGGAGCAGGACCATAAATTTTTGATAACGCCTTCGTTGCTCTCAACGCCTCTCTACGCAAATATCCAAAGATTTCTTGTGTAATTACCTTAGTCTCTGGGGCATTAAATGAGATATTATGTTTCTGAAAATAAGAGTGATAACCTAGAACTCCAAGTCCTAAAGCTCGATGCCTCTTAGCAAAGTTATGAGAATTTTTAAGGTAATAGTTATCCTCTGTCTTCTCAATAAACTCTGACATTACTGCATCTAAAAAGTAAATAGCATAGTATACAGCATTAGTATCTTTCCACTCATCATAAAGCTCCAAATTCATAGATGATAAACAACATACAAATGATTCATCAGTGGAGTCGGGCAAACTCACTTCGGCGCAATTGCCTGTTAATAGGCCGTTACAGACAAAAATGTGCTCATCAGAATCTACTGTAGGACAATATACATCTTGATTACTATGAAACTCTATACTCTCTATAACTGAATAACCTCTAGCAATATTTCTATACTCCTTATTAGGATCTACTTTAACCCCCTTCCTATCTAAGAACCCTGTGTTTTCATTTATCTTAATACAATCTGGTTTATTCCCCACGGCTAATTTATAAGACTGCTTAGTATTATACAATTTACTGCCTCCTTTACCATCTGGTAACAGACTTTGTCCTGCCTTACGCCCCTTATAAATAGTAGCTTTTAACCCCAAGTTTAACATAAGTTTTTGTAGCTGCCTTATAAACTCTAAATCAACACTTGAGTAATACAGTTGAATAGGGTCTCCTTTGTCTGACTTAGTGTTCATATATACTGAACCATCTCCTTCTAATAAAGATTGTAAGTATCTCCATTGAGTTCTCTCATTACTTCTCCAAATCCAATCTGGTACTATACCCTTTTTAAATCCTAAATTATTTTTAGTAAATAAATTAGTGCCTAATCGTTTTTTGGCTTGAGATCCTTGTCTAACAGTTGTATCTGTGAATCTTGGGGTTTCCCTATGTCTTGTAGCATTGGTTTCACCAAATTGATTTTTTATCTCATAGGTATTGCCGCCGTATTTTTCATAAACTCTATTGAAAGTTTCCTGAATCTCATTCAACTTATCAAAACTATTTTCCCAAATATCTATGAATACTCTATCTTCATGTTGAGTACCATCTGCTTGATACCATCCAAGTAAGTATGCAAGATCATAATTATCTTCAGGTCCAAATAGTCCCTTATTCTGTTGAATAACTACTCTGTCTCCTACTTTAAGATCTTTTAGGGCTACTTTATGATGATTTCCGCTTTTATCTACTGTTAGTATCTCATGGTAGTCTGTTACAGTGTGTTGTATACCATTTTTAAGAGTTATAGTGTATGTAGGTACATCTTTCTCTCTAAGTTTCATTGGAGATGATTTTACCGCCTTTTCTCCATCAAACAAGGTTAATTCACCGCCTACATCATACAGTTCCTTTGCCGTCAAATATCCTCTATCACTTACTACTCTATCTGAGCCTGCAATACACAAATTAGAATGGGTAACTTTCAAATCCAAATCCTTGTAAATCTGAGACTTATTTTTGTTATTGTTGTCAGTAAAGAATACATAAGGGAGACCTTTTTGTTGTCTCGATTCTAATATTCTCGCCCATAACTTCCTTTTTTCCATATCTCCATCTATCATCTCTTGCATCCAATAGTCAGGAACACATACACTAAAAAATAGATTTTGAATAGGGTTACCTATATCCTTTATTTGTAAAAATTCTTCTACATCTGGATGGTCTATATCTAAGTATGCTGCAAAAGAACCTCTTCTTGTCAATTTTGTTCCACCAAGGTCGTTAATCTCGGTGCGTTCTCTGATGAACTGCTGTAAGCTTTCCTTACATGTTCAGACTATATCTTTACCAATTAAGGTAGCGTATGTTTCCCTCCACTTGAAGGTACTCCCTAAGGATAGTCGTTGAACCCTTCCCATTTCACAGGGACATCGGCTGCTGATTGCCCAATACTAACAATTTTCAAACATTCACACTTATCTTTTCAGATTATGTTGTAGTTTGCTAGTCTCTAAGGGTGTCCCAGCAATTAATACGCTAGTTTTACAGGTATCCCCAATAATAAAACTTAAGATCCCTGTGATACTACATCCATAGTAGTATCAAACATCTTCATAAAACTCACTGCTCCAGAAGATTTTCCATTATCTGTTATGGCTGCTCCTCTTCCTCTTAATTCTCCAAAATATCCAGAAGTTCCTCCACCAATCTTAGTCTGCATGATAACTTCTCCTATCTTATGAGTAATACCTTCAATATTGTCTGGAATGCTTACTCCGAAACAACTAATGGGAAGTCCTCTCTCTGTTCCCATATTTGCCCATATAGGACTACTTAAACTCATCCAACCTCTTTCTACCATTTCTTTGAAAATAGGCTGTAATTCCATGTTATTTAATCTTTTGGCAGCAGCAGTTGTGATTCTATCTACGGCTCCCTCTACGGTTTCTCCGTTTAGTAAGTATCCTCTATTTAGTACTGCTAAAGATTCATCATTTATCCACCAATATCTATGACTATATTCCTTTCCTTCTTTTAAATTTAGCATTATAATTTCTTTATCTGGTTATAGTATTGTCTTTAAAATTTAATATGAAGTTGTTACTAGTTATGACATCATTTCCTAATATTCCATCTATTTCTATGTGATCTTCTTGGTAGATTACTTCTTTAATTCTTGAATAATCTTTTGCATAAATAGTGGTCTTTAAAAATGTGTCTCCAAGTTTTAATTTCAGCCTAAAGGTGTCGTACAGTTTGTTTTCTGTGCCGCCGAAGCCTTCTGCATTAATAGGAGCCAACTCTCCAACAACGCCACCCACATCAGTAACTGTTTTAGTATGGATAGAAGTAAAAGAAGCTCCTGTGTCCAATAATAATAGCTTATCTACTCCATTTATTTTTACTTTAACTATAGGCAATTTAGACTGAGTGTATATCTTTGTAACATAACTCTCATCTTGTATTGGAGCGTCCTCTTTACAGCTATATAAAAACCCCCACGATACTATAACAATTAAAAATAACTTCTTCATCTTTATAAATAATCTTCCATTTCTTCATCAAGCCTATCCCAACTATCCATATTTTCTATGACTTCTTTAGTTTCAAGATAGTGCTTCATGTATTTGTCTTTATCCCCCTTGATGGTGACCATTCTTCCTGTAAAGGATTCTTTTTCTATATCGTCCCAATGGCCTTTCCATTCGTGACTAAACTCTTCTAAATTAGAAAAAGTATCTATCATAGACAGATACTCTTTTTTAGCCAATTCTTCATCTTGCTTATCGTACTTCATGTTTACAGTTTTTTAGAACGGTAAATCTCCGTCATCTTCATCTTCGTCTATAACAGACTTACTCTCTGTCTTTGTGTCTTCGGGCTCACTTGCAGCTGGTTTTGATTGCTCAGTATTTTGAGGCTGTTGCGTATTTAAGTTATTTTCCTTAATAAAATCTTCAGCCCTTGTTAATGCCTCAATCTGCAAAGCATCAAAGATCCATTTTTTAAGCTTTTCATTATAGACTGCTTTAGGTAACTCCTCTCCCCACGCTACTTTAACTTCTTTTCCTTCACTATCTTTTTCATTAGGATAAGTAATTAATACATTCTGATAAGATTTGTCATTACTCTTATTTTCATACAGTGAGAACTTAACTTCCTTAGTAACATCAATATTTTTAATTGATCTTGCTAAAGCATAAAAAGCACCATCTGTTACTGGAAACTGAATTACATATCTTTGTCCTTCATCTTCCAAAGTTAGATTAAAGACCTGTCCGTAATTTCCATCTACTAAATATGCTCTCACAATTTTACCAGATACATTATTTACATACTGTCTGTAAGATACATTTCCTTTACTACTTGTATGTTCTACATAACCTTCTTTAGGTTCCTTGGAATAGATATACATTCTTTTAGATGCACTATCTATCTGTAAATAGGTTGTAGGAGCTCCTCCTCCTGAATAACTAATTGCCATATCTTATTTTTTATTTTTCTAATGTTTGTCTTTCCTTTTCTAAATCTCTATTTAAAGCAAGTACATCTGTATATTTCTCAGGATACCTTACTTTAAGCTTTTCAATGTTTCTTTCTAATCCTTTTTGAAGATTTTCTACTCCCGCCAGCTGTGAGATAGTAAATACTAACCCCCTAAGGATTTCAAGTTCTTTGTTTTCATCGATAGCCTTGCCATAGATACAGTGCTTTTTGATGATGTCTGCGAATTTAGAAGTATAGTATGGAACATGTTCAGCTTTAACCTCTAAATCTACTAATACTTGAGTAGGAAAATCTTCTAATTTTAATCCTCTAAGTGTGCAATAATTGGCAATATACCACATCATATCACACAATTCTTCCTGCCTGTTGATTTCGTCCGTGGCATCTACAAATTCTTCCCACTCAGACATAACTCCTGTAACCATATGAAATAGGTCTATTGAATTATTTCCTGACCTTTTCATCGTCCTTTCTGATAATTTCTGGTAATCTCTAAAATTCATCTTTTAATTTAATTTACTGTTTGTTTAATCAATGTTTAGCTTTGAAATTGGGAGGAGATTCGAACTCCTATAGCACCGACTGCTCCCAACTTAATGTATAACTTAAATTTTTTTATATGACACTGCAAAGATACAATTTATATTTTATACCTGCAAATTATTTCAATAAAATTATTGAAAATTTATATTACATCTCTACAAATCCCCTATATCTCGTAATCTTAACAGATTCATTTAAATATTTTGGATGTATAACTGCATCATTACACATAATCTCTTTTGCCTCTTGATATGTTAAGTCAGCGTCTGTGTCACAAAACTTAATAATCTCCCTATCAATATCAAGTTTTCCAACATACTGCTTAACAAGTTTACTAGAGGAATAGTAAGTCGCCCAATTAGATTCTTTAATGACATGTTCATATGTTTTTCTTCTTTTATCTTTTAAGGCTGCGGTCTCTTTCTTACCAAAGTTTCTTTTTCGTTTTGTATATAGATTCTTTTTACCTATATATAGAAACTTAACTTCACCTGTTTTCTTGTCTTTTAAGGTAAGTCTATAAACAAACCCTATGACTTTAGGAAGCAACTTTTGCATTTCTGATATGCTAGTTATAGGCTTCCCTTTGTATGTCCAATATTTATTACTTTCACTCATATCTTAATTTATTTTTACATTCCATCTGTTCGTGTTATACCCTCCTCTATTAAAACCTTAAATGCTTCTTTAAAGTCTAACATGTTTTTGTACGACCAATTAAAATTACCTGTCATCATCCACAATACATATCTCCTATCTTTGGTAAATATCTCCCTAGCTGACTTGCCTCTATATTTTCCAATAGGCATTATTAACTTATCAGGATCAATCCCTGTATCTAATGATCTAGTCGTAGTAGAAGGTTTCTTACCATATCTTGCCTCATATTTAGATTTTACATATTCTCTCGTAGGCATGTTCCAATTTCCAAAAGGATAACCTGTCATTAATCTATCCCCATTCCACATTGCCCACCCAGAGGTATAATCTTGCTTCTCATAAGAGATATTTTCTATTCCTCCAAATCTATCATAGTTATTAGTAAAATCTACTATAGTACCTACCTTCCTAAATTTAGTACCATTCTCTCTAATAATAGGTCTACATATTCTCCCTATGATTTGATGATACAGTGCGAAACTGTTTGTGTTACGAGCAAGTATTATCCCATCTAACTCTGGATGATCAAATCCTGTGGTCATAGTAGAAACATTGACAAGTCCCTTTAATTTTCCTATTTTAAAGTGTCTAACTATTTCCTCTCTCTCCTTTTTATCAGTATTAGCAGATACTACTCTAAATTCAGAACATTTACTTGCAAGTCTGTCTGCAATCTCGATAGAAGGAACAAAAATCAATATACTCTTTTTTCCCTCTGCACGCAAATTGTTAAACTCGTCAATTATTTTCTTATCAAGATCATTATTCTCATAGAAAGTAATAATACTATCTTCCCTAAAGTCAGTTCCTGATGAATTTAGTACTAAATCCTCCTCATTCATAGGCTTATGTCTATATTCTAACTTAGCCCAATAGTCATTCTTAATATCCGCAATTTGAGTAATATGAAATATATCTGCCCCAAACCAAAATGATCTTTTAGATCTATTCATCATTTTAAGCTCTGCTCCATCTCTACTAGTACTAACCAGTTGTATAGGAGTAGCAGTAAGTCCAATGATCTTTTTAGGATTTATTTCCTTCAAAAATTGATTAAACTTAGATTCACTTGCCACCTTACCATTTTTTAATTGATTAGTAGAGAATAAATGACTTTCATCTATACAAACATATTCAATATCTTTAAATAATTCTGGACTCTTAATTAAACTCATAGGAGTAGCATAAGTAAGTGCAGATATTTCTTTACTATTTAACGATGCAGAGTAAACTGTGGGGTCTAAACCTATGTTTCTCGCTTTTTCTAAATTCTGTTTTAGCAGTTCCTCCGACGGCTGCACTACTAACAACTTCTTTCCTTTAAGGCAGTCCGCAATTAGTGATATTAAAATACTCTTTCCACAGCCTACAGGAGCCACCAATAATCCCTTGGTATGCTCACTGTCTGCTATGAATTTCTTTATATCTTCTAATGCCCGCCTTTGATACGGTCTTAATTTCATTATATTAATTTGTTTTTATGTTTACTCTCAGAATAAAAATCTATATAAACTCCTGAACTTCCTAAGGCAGCCTGTCTTGCTAAGTCATCTACCATTTCATTATATTCATTACCAGCGTGACCTTTGATCCACTTTAATGTGACATTTTGTCTTTTTAGGACGCTATGAAGTCTTCTCCAAAGATCAGGATTTTTTATTCCTGCAAATCTTTTAGATGCCCACCCGCCAAGCCAATTATTAACGCCATCTACAACATATTTACTGTCTGAAAACACTGTTATTTTACTGTGATCAACTTGAACTCTTTCAAGTGCCACTATTACAGCCATTAACTCCATTCTATTATTGGTGGTATATCTAAATCCAACAGATATTTCTCTCTGTCTATCAGTCTCATTGCACTGAGTAATAAAGGCGTAACCACCAGGTCCAGGATTTTCAAGACAAGATCCATCAGTGTAAATGGTCAAATCTAAGGGCTTATTCTGAGTCTTTGTCTTTATTTTTAGATTCATTCTTCTTCATTTTATCTTTGATCTTATTTTCAAGTTCTTCTGTCAATTCAGGATTATCTCTAAGTATAGCCTTAACTCCTTGACCTCCTTGTCCTAACTTAGTGTCTCCATAGTTATACCAAGAACCACTTTTATTTATAATTCCTGTTTCCACACCATGAACTAAAATTTCTGATACCTTATCTATTCCTTCTCCATATAGAATATCAAATTCACATACTTTATTTGGAGTAGTAGTCTTGTTCTTAGCACTTTTAACCTTCACAATATTGTTAATCGGCTCTCCTTTTTCATTTTTATCTGTTCCTGCCTTTTTAGAAATCTCTAATCTGATAGAGGCGAAAAACTTCATGGCATTTCCTCCTGTTGTAGTCTCAGGATTACCAAACATCACTCCGATTTTTTCTCTAATCTGATTGATCCAAATAACTATAGTTCCTGTGCTGGATGCCTTTGGAGTAATAATTCTACATGCCTGACCCATCATTCTTGCTATTCCTCCCATTTGAGCATCTCCAATATTTCCTTCTAATTCTTTTTGAGGAACTAGGGCAGCAATAGAGTCCACAACTGCCAAAGATACCTGTCCAGAATCTACTAGCTGAGTTAAAATGTCTAATGCTTGTTCGGCACTTCCTGGTTGAGAAATAATAAACTTTTCTTTATTAAGTCCTAATGCTTCTGCATAATCCATATCAAAAGCATGTTCTACATCTATAAGTGCTACATACTTCTCAGGATACTTTTTCTGAGCCTCTACCATGGCATGAATACAGATTGTAGTCTTACCTGCACTTTCTTTTCCATACAGTTCCACGAATCTACCTTCTGGGTATCCGCCTCCTGTTACATAATCAATTCCAATACTACCACTAGAGATTCTTTCAATGTCTATTCCATGAGTGTCATTTCCAAGTAGTACATTTCCTTTTCCGTGTTTAGCATTAATATTATCTAATGCTTTTTTTAATTTGTCATTCATTTTACTTAAAATATTGAGTTTGATTGATACATCCTAATCATTTCTGATATTATAGATTGTGCTTTTGTTAAGTTACCTGTTCTCTCCAATTTTTCTAGCTTGGTTTCTCTGTTCTTAATAGATTTTACTGCATTTACATTAACTCCATATCGGTAGTATAAGTCTTTATAAACTCTGACCCAAACATCTTTATAGTCTGCTCCTACCATTGTAGCATAACCACGAACAAGTTCATTTATTTTACTTCTTAGTGATTGCTCAGGTATTGGTTCATCAGATAATGGAAGTGAAGATAATTGTTTCTGACTATTTTGATACTTATCGTAGATGAAATTTATTTTTTCATCCATAACATTCATTTTCTTTTCCATCTCAACCATTGCCTGAGCTTGAGCAGCAATTAGTTCAAGTGCAGTCATAGGTTTTGTTACTACCTCTCTTAATTTCTTCTCACATTCAATGAAGTATCTCCTAGCTTGCTTACCTTTTTCATTTCCTTCAACCATTGCTAATTCTTTGGCTGTATCTAGTGTTAAAATGTATTCATGCTTCCAAACTTTACCCTCCATAAATTTGTGGAGCGTAAAATCTACCTCACTCACAAAGCCGTATTTATCGATTCTAGCCTTGATCCAAGTTGAAAAATCTTGTTTACTTTCTAAAAATTTGTGAAGTTCTCTAGCGGATACTACTTGACTTCCATTTTCTGTTGTTGTGACTTTAATTAATTCCATGTTGTTTTCCATATATCTAAAATTTATTGGTTAGTTATTATTTACTATTGTGGAGTATTTATCTCCATGTATTAAAATTATCTGTGTCTTACCGTTCTTATGTACTAACACATTGGCATGATACCAAGCTGATAGTCCTCTGTTATACTCAAGTCTCAGTTTTGTAAGAGTTCCTGTAGTAGTCAAATTGTCTATTTTTAACGGAGAGTGAGTATGTCCTGTAACTAGTTTAGTGTTCAGCCTTTTAAACTGAGTATAGCTACCTCTACTTCCCCCAGCTCCCAAGTGTCCATGAACTGCTAATTCTACATCATTTACTTTAAAACTATCATTATCAGTCAATACCACTACCTTATCATTAAATTTCTCTTGAATGTTGTACCCCAAAATTCCCTTAGGCAGTTTGCCATCCGCCCTAAGAATACCATACTTCAAGTAAGAATATTTATTTTTCTCTTTTCTCCAATCTACATCTACAAGCCATCTATCTACAAACTCATCGTGATTAGACCTAACCACCACAGGATTGTATTCTATAAGACTTCCTAAAAACTCTACACAATTTGCTATCTCACAATCCATACACCAAGTCCCATCTAATTCTCTTTGTAGACTTTTGAAAGGGTCTTTTCTTTCATGATGAGAAATAGAAGAACTGTCTAATAAGTCGTGTAATACTACATGTTTAGGTTTGAATCTTTCTAACATCTTAAATGAAGTATCTAAGGCCACATTATCAGTTGCTTCTCCGTAGTGTAGGTCTCCAAGCACTACAGCGTCTACTGCGTCTTTTTGTACAGTTACTTTTCCCTCCTGCACATGGAAATCTAAATCATAGAATGAGCCATCCTTGTCCGCAGATACCTGTCTAATATTAAACTCCTCATCATTAAACTTCTCAACTACTATAAACCCAAAGACATGGTGAAATTCTCCTTTCTTTCCTGCCTTAGAGTCAGTATAATTCTCTAAAGTTACAGACCCTGTACTTGCCAAGAACTTTGCCTTACTTCCCTCCAATGTAGGAACGGTCATAAAGTGCTGTCTTGGATGTCCTATGATACAAGAACTTTCCCCTGTTAATCCTTCAATACCTGAAAGTGGCATTGCCGCAGTTGGTTGTGTCTTTAAATCTCCCGCTACTGTAAGATATTTATGGATTTTATATCTACTTGCAATCAGATATGGAGTAAGGGCTTCGTCCCACCAATCATTTGGTAAATCCTTAAAGTTACTTGTTGGATTTTTATATCGGATTGGAATTACCTCTATTTCGGCATTAATTTCCTTCGCATAGGCTAAGATATTATCCCAAAAAGATCTGTTAATTTTGGAGGCATTCTGTGCCGATGTGACGATGTAATACTTAGCATCCCCATAGTGTTGTTTCGCCTGAGCATTTTTAAAGACCTCAGAGTCTTCTATTTTTGAGCTGTTGATAGTAAGCCCCTCTTTACTCATCCAACTCCTTATTTTTCTTCCTAGTGATGAGTTGTAAGGAATCTTATATTTTTTAGACAAAGCTTGAGCTACCTCCTCTGAACTTTGGAGTTTTTTATATAACTCTCTAACTTCCTGTAAATGAGTTTCTTTATCTAATTTTACTTTCTTCTTACTCATGTTTTTTAATTTTTTTACTAAAAGATTTGCAAATATAATATTTATTTTTTACATTTGCAAACATTAATTGGAAAAAGTATAGAAGTTAAAAATATTTTAATGGATTTGGAAGTTAAAAATATTTGTTTTATATTTGCAGAAAATTAATAAACTTCGCATAGGTAAAGCAATTTACTGAGAGATGTTTCTACCATCCGACTGGAGGAGGGACCAGAAATAAATGCGATAGCTTTAGGGATTTCACGGTTAGCACTGGCTTGCCCTATTGCGAACTCTCCCATAAGTGAGGTAAGGGAGGTGGAAATCGAAACAGTAGATTCCACGAGAGAAATGAGATAAAACTCTTAAAAAGCTACTGACTGTGGGAACAGGGGAGTAATTTAAAACAAACCTGGTCAATGCGTAATAGCATAACTACAGAGATTCAGGGTGGCTATTCGACCATTATCAAAAAATAAAGGTCATGAATAGTATGAGAAATCGTAACTCTGCGAAATACACTAATAAATTCTAAATTTAAAGTTTATTTCTACACCCGCTGGGTAACTCCTATTACGAGATAAGTATCTCCTGTTTTTTTAAAATGACCTACCAAAATGAGTAGAAATTTTTAAAAAATGTACTGTAAAAGTCAGGGATCTTAGGGAGTTTACCTAAGGGATCTCTGTGGGATAACGGGACGGCTAACTGCTTGATTTACAGTCCCCTTCGGGAAAAATAACTGTAATAAACTAAAGGTTTTAAAACTTAAAAATTTAAAACTTTAAAGTTTAAAAATTAATATATTTAAAATTTAATATATTTAAAAATTAATTATATTTTTTAATTTATATAATTTTTTAAAACTATACGGGCGATTTTGAAAATTTTTTGATGATTGCCTGAGAGATTTCTCTATTTTGAGAGTTTCGGGGCGGCTGATTTTTTGAAAAGATTAATTTCAATTATTTTTCATATTTTTTTAAAATTTAATTATTTGTGGAGACGGGATTTTAATTCCGTCTTTTTTCTTAGACCAAAACAAACAAATGAGTAACAAACAAGTAAAATCAAAACAAAGGGTGGCTGATCATGGAGAGGTTTTCACTAATGAGAGAGAAGTGAAGGCTATGGTGGATATGGTGATGAAGAATATTGAGCCTGATAACTTGATCACAGCCACATTTCTTGAACCTTCATGTGGATCTGGAAACTTCTTGGTAGAGATCTTGGAGCGTAAGGCGGCATACCTGGAAGAAACTGTCCAAGATCAAACTGAATTTGAAATAGGAATGATCTTAATTGCGACAAGCTTATACGGACTTGAACTACTCGAAGATAATGTGGAAGAATGTAGAGAAAGATTGATTAATCATTTTAAGGCATATTTAAGACAAGATTTTAAAAATTATGACTATTTACTCAAGTCAATAGAGAAAGTCGTCAAAAACAATATTATTTGGGCTAATACGCTCGAATATTCAACAATAGATGGTAAACCTTTAGAATTTATAAAGTGGGAATTAAAAGAAGGAGGTATTTTTGAGATAAGTAAACATGATTTTAGGTCAATGGTAGATGGGACAGGAGAGTTTTTAGCTAAATTTGGACCAGAGCCTGAACGAAAACACTATTTGAAACTATGGGAACTAGATTACTGAGATTTGATGTCATTATAGGAAATCCGCCTTACCAAAAAATGGATGATGGACACGGAGCAAGTGCAATACCCATCTACAATCTGTTCATAGATCAAGCTAAGAAGATGAAGCCAAGATATTTGTCTATGATCATTCCAAGCAGATGGTTTTCTGGGGGCAAGGGACTATCGAAGTTTAGATATAGTATGCTTAATGACGGAGGGATAAGGGAGATACATGACTTTCCAATACCTTCAGAAATATTTCCAAGTGTGGATGTAAAAGGAGGAATAAATTATTTTTTGTGGGATAGGGACTACAAAGACAAAAATGTTTTAGTTAGAACATATGAAAATGGGAAATGTATTTCGGAGATGGTAAGACCATTGAGAGAAGAAAATACAGATATTTTTATTAGAGACAATAAAGCACCTGCTATACTTGAAAAAGTAAGGAAGCTCAAAGAGGGCAGTTTTAAGGAACTTCTCAACAGTCGTGATAGTTTTGACCTTCCATCTAATTTCGTTGGCGAAAATGAACCGTTTGAGGGATCATTGACGATGTATGGGTATAAGTCGGTAAGTTATATTCCAAGAGAGAAGATAAAATTAGGAAAATATTTAATAGATACTCATAAGTTGTTTATTGGTAAAGCATATGGTGGAGACAATAAAGGTAGAGCAGTAGGAGTTCCATTTTATGGTGGGTATGGAACATGTTGCACAGAGACTTACTATGTTCTTGGACCATTTAAGACTAAAGAGATATGTAACAATGTTGCTTCTTACATAAACACAAATTTCTTTCAATATATGGTTAAAATCAAAAAGATCGCTCAGAACACCACAGGCAAGACCTATGAGTTTGTTCCTATTCAAGATTTCAGTAAGCCGTGGACGGATGAAGAATTATATAACAAATATGGCATCAGTCGGGAAGAGATTGAACACATAGAAGACATGGTGGGAAATAAAAAATAAATAAATTTATTAAAAAGTTTGCATAATTAAAAAATTTGTTTTATATTTGCAGCACTAAACAAAACACATAGGATGGAAATGGAAGTAAGAATATTGCTGGAGAAAATTTTGGATACTACTTTTAGAGCTACTTATGTAGATAACAGAGGCACTATACATGGAATACTAATGGTGGAGACTCCATCTTATGACATTGCTTATATAATTTCTGCATTAGATTTGGCAACAAAGATGTGTAAGAAGGAATTAGAAAAAGTAACAATCTATATTACCAATAGAATTGCATATAATGCACTTACAGGTAGAAAAAATATAGAAAAAGGATTTCTTAGAGAATGGTATAGACCTGTTCTCAAAGAAATAGAAGAAATTAAAAATTGTGAAGTTGTAAAATTTGTACATATTAATTCGTGATTTTTGTTGTTAATTAATTAGATTTTTGCCTCCTTCTTTTTGGAGGGGGCTTTTATTTTTGAAAGCAATTTATCAGTTAATAAAGAAATTTAGATTGAAGCTTCAAGCAGGCTACGATTGAACAATTTCATCTTTTGGTTTATAATGAGCACCTTTAGGGGTGCTTTTTCTTTTTAATTAAATTATCAACACTTTTTAGTAATAAATCATATATGCTTATTTTTGTGCATATTAAGTAAATTTAAAATACAAACATGGTAAACACAGAATCATCAGGAGTATTAGGACAGGACTACCATTGGTTTAAGAACTATGGCCGTAGTGGTAGTAATGTAGGAAAATCTGTATTACCACCGCAAGCAATTCCTAGGAGCAAAAAAACAAAGGAATGGGAAAAAGCCTGTATGGATAATTTAGAGAAAGAAGGTCTCGCTCAATATATGGAGAATCTTCCTTTGGCTGACTATTACAAAATGATGTCGGGGGATATGATTTACATGGATGTAGATGATAATGATAAAGATGTTATCTTAGACTATATTGGAGAGAGTAAGAAAGCGTTAGACCTACCTGATACTTATAAACATTGGGACTTAATGAGTCCTGTAGTACAGCAGATAGTAGGGGGCTGGTCAATAAGGGGAGACAAGTTTAGATTTGACACCACTGACGAATATTCTACAAATGATTATATTAGAGAAAAGAGCTTCAGGTTATCTAAGTTTGCAGAGGCCATGTTTAAGGCTCAATTAAACAAGTTATCTGTATTGTATGGAATTAACCCAACGCAACAATTCAACAGCGAGGAGGAATATCAGCAACACCAGCAACAACTGCAGAAGATTATTAAGGATTATTTCCCTGCGAACATAGAGCAGGATATGAATAAGAATTGGAAAACTCAGGCAGCACAGTGGGGTGAGAAAACTTGGAAAAGGGACTATGAGAGATTTGGAATAAGTAACTTAGAATATATTGAGGGAGTAGATATACTATGTACAGGTAAATGTTTTAGACATTTTAGAATAGGAAAGGATTATTACTTCCCAGAGAATTGGAGGCCGATAGAAGTATTTCACTCCAAGGAGAGTGGAGTAAATAGGGCAGAAGACTGTGAATACATAGGTAGAATTGTATTTTACACTATTTCTGAACTTATTAATACTTATGGGCACATTTTAAGTGAAAATCAAAGGAATGCTGTATATAAGAGTTTCTTTGGACCTGAATATGCTGATTACTTGTATCCAGAATCTGGAGTTAGTGATGTAGGGGCAGTGAATGTTTTAGGTACAAGTATGTTCGGCAGGGTTGATGTTCCGTTTGAGGGGTATTTTGATCATAAGCTAGCATTACAGACTGAGAAGATTACAGGTGTTCCTTTATCAATCAGGACAGACCTTGCCACAGGTGAGAAGAGACCTACATTCTCAATGCCACTAAACAGCGAGGATGGACTGCTTAACTATGGAACAAGGCTTGCACAAAATCTTAGAACAGATTTTAAAATAAGAACTGATACTATTAGAGTAACAGAAGCATATTGGAAAGGATTTAAAAAGATAGGAATTATTTCATATAGAGAAAAATCTGGATACTTAACTACAGTAGAAGTGGATGAGGATTTACTTCCAGAAGTTAAGAAAGAATATGGAATTAAAAACCTTAAAAAAGTTTCTTTCAATGACTATGATAAATTATCAGAAAGTGAAAAAGAAAATACGATCATATGGATAGATGTTCCTATGGTGTATAAGGGGATAAAAATACAATGTTCAGGTATAGATAATCCTGAAGATATTTATCATGTAGAAGAATTACCTTTCCAAATTAAGGGGGAAAAAGGAAACATATTTGATATAAAATTACCTGTAAGTGGACATATAGGAAATTCTTATTGTAAGAAAATCAGAAATTATCAGGTATTATATAACTATCTTATGAATCAATTCCAAAGTTACATGTATAAGGAAATTGGAGGATTCATGGTATTAGATGTAGCGTCTTTACCTACCGAGCATTTTGACTTAGGGCAGGATGAAGACAAGTTATTGAATCTTAGAAACCTTATTAACCTGACAGGGTTCATGCCTACTGACTTGAGTAGAAATAATCTTAATCAGAATGGTGGGGGATTGGTATTTAATCCAATGTCTTATCAAAATATGACATTTACTGATCAAATGAATAGAAATATTCAACTTAGTGATAGGATTAAGTGGATGGCATATGAACAGTTAGGATTGACACCCCAGAATATGGGGGCACCTAGTCAGTATATGACTGCTGAAGGTATACAGGTTGGACAGCAGGCAATGTATGCACAAACATACAATATTGACCAAGTCCTTCTTAGAAACAAGCAGGCTGGCATAATATTGCATATGGCAGTGGCACAGTACTGTCAGCTAAATGGAAAAGATGTAGATTATTTATTCGTATCAGATGACAATGAATTACAGTTCTTGAAGTCTATTAAAGAAGATGAGTATTTTGCTTTAAGACAAATAGGAGTAAGACCTATCTATGATTCTAAACGAATGAGAGAATTTGAACAAGTGAAAGCACAATTACTTTCTAATAATACTATGGGTAATGATGTACTTTCAATGGCTAAATTGGCTCTTTCTGATGACTTCATGGAGCTTGTGGAGGCAGGTACTAAGATGAGAGAATATAATGATAAGATTAGACAAGAACAGTATCAGCATGAGAATGAGATGCAGCAGCGTCAATTAGAGTTCCAACAAAAAGTTCATGATGATAAGATGGCGGTAGACCATGAGAAAAACAAATCAAGGGTTGAGGCGGCATCACTTCAAGCTATGGGTAGAGTTGGAGATAATCTAAATGATGGTACAGGTTTAGATGAAATTAAGATGACTACTGATGCTTATCTTAGAAATAAGGAAATAGAGTATAAAGACGATCTTAATAGGCAGAAGCTGGAAAATAATCTTAAGGAGGCCATGGCTAAAGTAGACCAGAGAGCAGAAGAGATTCTTCTTAAAAAGAAAGAGTTGGATATTAAAAGTAAGGCTCTTGATGTAAGAAGAGAAGAAGCTAATAAAAAGAATTTTGATAGTATAATTAATAAAAATTAAAATAAACAAAGCAAACAATGGAGAACATTAATCATAGAGACTACATTTACGACAACGGAGTTAAAGTACAAATCGAGGGAAACTTTCTTTTAGAATTAGTAGCGATTGTAGATTCACTAATTAAAAAGGAAGTGAGATCAGAGTCTAAATTTAAGTTTAGTTATGTGGACGAGAACGGCAAGGTAGTTAAGAATGCAAAACCTGCTGATGTTGAGAGTGGAAAAGTTAAGAAGGTTTTTGATTTTGAAAAAACTATTCAAGAGCCTGTATTAGAGCATAGTATCACTCAAGATGGGATTATGTATGCTCAGCTTAAACACTATTTGGAGGGGCTACATATGGAGAATATTAAGGCAGGATTGGCAAAGAAATTTGAATTGCCTCAACCACAATCTTAATTTTAGAATGTATTGATTTGCATATATTTAAACTAAACAATAATTTTGCATGAATAAGACAGAGAACGGAGATGTATCTGTAATGATTAGAGAATTACAAACAGATAATACTCAGACAGACAGTGCGTTATCGGATATTGATAATGTACTAAATATAATAGAAGGAGGTAATCAAGAGCCCAATCCTCAAGTAGGGGAGGGCGAGGTAACTCCTCCTACTCAAGAGCCAGAAGGCGTCCAAGACTCTAACTTGGAAGAGGAAGATAACGATGGTGAATCTACTATTCCTAATGAGCCTGTTAAGACAAATAAAAGATATGGTATAAAAGATGCCTTAAATAGTCTTGTAGAAAACGGTGAGTGGGAAGATGTAAGTATCAACTATGGGGATAAGACCTATGAAAGTATCTCAGAACTTTTAGAACATGAAAAGCCTACTAGAGAACTATTAGATAGTTTAACGGCAATGCAGGCTGACCTAAGAAGAGAGAAATTTGAAAATGGTTATGTTTCTGTAGAAAATATAGATTCAACTAGATTAAATCTTATTAACCTTATTAGGAGTGGGGCGGACTACTCAGAAATGCTTGAATATCATCAGCAGGAAGTAGAGCCAGCCTTAGCTATTGATATAAACAATAGTTCTCCAGAAGAGATAGAAAGGTTTGTAGCAGACTGTCTAGATAGGATAGATGGTTTCCCAACAAAATATATTCCAGCAGAGATTGCCGAGCTTAAAAAAGGCTTCAAGCTATTAGAGAAGGCGGAGGAGTTCAAAAATATGATTATTGATAATTATAATGAACAAGCCCAACTGAGAATACAAGAGGAGCAGGAGAATCAAGCAAGACTGCTTGAGGAATATAACAATAATGTAAAATCATTCGGGGAAACATTAAAAGCTAATCAATATTCAGATTCTTTCATTGAAAAGGCAACATCTTTAAGATATAGTATTGATGATGATGGAGAATATCATTATCAAAAACTTATTAGAGATAAATTCGATGAAGATCCTGATTTCCAAACAAGATTCATTCATTTCTTATTAGATGAGGATGATTTCATTAAAAAGGCTACTTCTAAAGCCAAATTAGAAAACACAAAAAGAATAATGACTCTTAACCATACCTTACCTACTAGAACAGGAGGTAAGGCTTCTAATGAACCTGTTATAAAGAATGCAGGCGATGATATATTTGATTCTATTAGAGCAGCTGGTGGTCATTTAAGTTAATAAAAATTCATTTAATTCAATATTTTAAAAAATAATTATATCAATGTTAGCACAAACAACTGGACTACCCAGCAAATATAATGGGTATGAAATTATCAGCATAGTCGAAGGTAACAAAGCATTATCTGGACTTAATGCTAGTACATTTCAAGGAATGATTGATAGGAATGAGTTACTTTATCAAGAAGACAATGCAAAGTACCATTTAGGATACCTTGGAACATGGGGTAATCATACTAAGGAGACTTTCCCAATGATTTCTAAATTGTTGGAAAAAGGATCCGAAATCTTGGTAGATGGTTTCTTTGGGTCATTTACTTTTGATAAAACTTACTACGATCCTAAGAGAGGAATGAGAACAGTGGCTTCTACAGTATCTACAGTAGGACCTTTCCCAGGTATTGACGAATCTACATTTGAGATTATCTTGTCTCAAGCCTGTTACCCAGGTGAGATTATTGGTACTGACCCTTATGGGGATGAAGACCAATTATATGTAGTAGAGAAATCAGTATCTACAGGAGAAGGTTGGAGTACAGTAGTAAAGCTTACTAATGGGTCTGCAAGTGCATACTATAACCCATCATTACTTGAAGCAAACATCAACTATTACAAAATTAACCATGTAGGAGTAGAATATACTACTAACTTTGCAGGTGTTGATGCTCCAACAGGAGCACCTTCTGGATCTTTCAGAGCTAGATTTAGACTTGGAGGTATCAGAGGTATTGAGGGATATGTAACAGGATTCGCTGATATTCAGAAAGAAGGATCTAAGTTCAATATTCCGATGGCTAAGAGTAACGAGTCTGATGCGGCTATTAAGCAAATGCAAAGAGAGTTTGGAGTAGGAGACAAGGCGAACATGGTTATCATGGGAGACAAAAATAATACTCAAACATTCAGAGCAACATCTATCATGGAGTACTTGGTAGAGAAGACCCTTATGAAGAGAACTGCTACATCACACTTGTGGCAAAAACCAGGTAGAATTGCTGGTGAAAACGGAGCAGTTACTTACCTAAACGAGGGTGTATGGCATCAGCTTAGAAGAGGAAAAATTATTTCTATTCCTAAGTATATGGGTATTACTAAGGCTCATATTGCAGAGGCAGTAGATTATGTATATAGAGGTACAAATATTCCTTGGGAAGAAAGACAGATTATATTTGAAGTAGGAAGTCTTGCTGAAGAAAATGTTCTTAGAATTTATCAAAGTGAGTTCCAGCAACAAATTCAAGTATTGGCTACTTCAGGAGCATTGGCTACACTATTTGGTGACAGTGGTATCTTGAATGATAGGCAGAAGAATGAATTTATGTCTGGACCAATCGATGAACTTAAAGTAGCTAAATTGCTTAAAGTTACATTTATTCCACTAATCGGAATTGGTAATGTTAAGATCAATGTAAACAAATCATTGGATTACTTGAGTGGTAACCCAACTGACTACAGAGGTCAATTCAAAAATGGATACGATTGGACTTCTCACTCAATGATTATCTGGGATGCATTAGACCCTAGATACTCTAACGAGAAACTTATCCAAGAAGGTAAGACTGTAATGGGAGAAACTAAGATTAAAGATAATCTTTACTTAGTAAGACCAGAAGAAGGGATGACTTTCAAAGGGCAAGAAAACGGTAGATGGGATAGAGGTAAAACTTCTAACATCTTGTCTTCTAGTAGAAGTATTGCTCAAGGATTCTGGGCATTTAACAGTTCTGCTAAGTGGGTACCTTATCCAGAAAGAGTAGTAATGATTGAATTATCTAAAGGAGCAAGACGCTCAGGAGGTTCAGCATTTAGTTTCTAAAATAAATTAAAATTAATATCACCTCTCTCTATGTAGAGATATGTAGGGGGGGGGTTTTTACAAAACAATTCAAACAATAATTAAGTAGCATGGCAAAGAAAAAAGGTAATGATCCAAATTATTTTGACCCTATTGTCATTAATGGATGTTTAATTGAACCTAACACGGTATATGAAATTGTGGCGAGAGAGCCTTATTCATGGTCACCAGCAGAGTATGTAGAGATGGGTTCATGTAAAGAGAGGCATCCTGATGTGGGGAATAGTGTCACATTATCACAACAAGATTCAGGGTTTTATGATATGAGCCCTATATTTAATACTGATTCTGAAATCAAGAATGATTGGACAGAAAGGAAGAAAAGAGCAGATTTATACTACGATATATTTGCAGCACCTATGGGAATGTATATTCCTGAAATAGAAAGAATTAGGATTCCTTCTGATAATGAATTTTTTGATAATTTATATAATACAGTAGACCCTCAGACAAATAGAAGTATCTTAACTGTATCTATTGGAGAAGGAAGACAATTTAATACTGCCAATCCTGTGGATAGATTTCATTTATATATTGCTATCATTGATAGACAGTTGATAATGAAAGGTAAGAGAGATGAAGATGAGAGAGCCGCAGGACTGCGTTCAGAGGACGACTATGGGTATAATAGTGACGCTCAATATGCATATATTTCAGTAACATCTAGAAAGAATAAAGCAGAGCAAAAAGCAGAATTTGTGTTTAATCTGACAAATAGATTTGGAGAACTATTAAGAAGTGATAAACCATTACTACTTGGTCTATTAAGAGCTATTAACTTTAACTTAAGAGCTACGATAGATGATGCTGCTTTAATTACATTGTTTCAAAATAAAATTGTTTCAAATCCTAATATTCTTAGAGAATTTTCTAAAGTATTAGAGCAATATGATGCTAACCCTAAAGGATACGGAGAAGAACTTAAGATTCTAGAACTTCTTGAAAGTGAGGGAGGAAGAAAGGTTATCAATGTTAGAGGTACTACTTTCTATCTTGGTGAGCATTCATTGGGAGCAAACTTAAAAGGTGCAGCCCACATTTTAAGAAATGATCCTGAATTATATAAAATATTCATGACTCAATTAGAAAAAGAGTTTTAACATATTATGAAAGCATCAGAGGCTTACGAGAGATTTCTGATGAAAGCTGAAAGAAATTCAGTAAATGATGGATTAAGTACTGATAGGGGAAGGTTTATACAGCTATATAACGAGGCTTCACAGAGATTCATAGAATATTGCTATGAAAAGAAAAACGAAGATGATATACGATATATACAAAGTATGCTAGTAGATAGTGAACCTATCAGTTACTCTTTCCATAATGAAAACTATTATGCATTTGAACTACCAGAAGATTACTTTGAATTTTCAAATGTATATGGTAAGGCTTCAAAAGGAGATTGTTATAATACTAATATAGACCTTTTTGAAATCAAAGATTTTAATAAGAATATAATAATATCTGATGAATTTACCTCTCCTAGTTTTGAATATAGGGAGGCTCCTTTTACTATTTCTGACAATTCTGTCAAAGTTTTCACAGATAATAATTTCTCAGTAGATAATATTATTCTAACATATTATCGTTATCCAAAAAAAATAAAGTTACAAAATCCTGATAATCCAGAGTCACAGTTTGATGATTCTTTTGATTTGGATTTTGATGATAAGGTTATTGATAGAATAATCTCGGCGGCAGTGTCAGGATTTGATATAAATAACTCATCTGAAAGATGGCAATTACATAATGTATTTGCTAAAACTGAACTATAAATAATTTCTATTAACATTTAATTTAATAAAATACTATGGCATTACACAATGCAGATGCAAGAGTAAAAGTATCTCCTTTTGGTACCGTAATGGGCGAGGGATACTCATTAGAGTTGGGAAAAGACCAAGTAGGGATCTTCTCAAAATCTAGTAGAAAAGTTACCGCAAAGGGACTTAAATCATTAGTTAATTTTGACGGCATTGATAAGGCAGGAGAAAAGTTAGCAGTATTGTTTGGTAGTAACTTGGATTCTTCAAGTGATAAATCTACAAGAACTATTGACTTTACACTTAGAGATGTTAAGAGGGTAGGTATTTCAAAACCTAAGCAGGCAGAGCAAAAAGTAGACTATTGGAGAGTAGGTTGGGACGGAGTAAATGATAATACTTCATTGACTTTCAAAAAAGGTCAGGTAGTAGAGTTTTCATTTACAGCTCAAGGACCAGCTATTACATTCTTCAATGATAGTGATGAGTATGAATTTAGAACTACTCTATCTATTCCTAACTTAGAGCCAGGAGAGATTTGTAATGAGTGTCAGGAAGTCGATTCTCCATGTGAGCCAGTAGACTGCCGTGTACACACTCTAAGATTGGTAAAACAACTTAATGATATTAGACTTCCAGGTGGAGAGTTAGCATCAGAATTGTTTGATATTTATCCAATCTTTGATACTCCTAACAACCCAACTGCTCCAAATGTAGTTAAATACAAACAATGGAGTTTGGAATATTGTGGATTTGGAGGAGATCATGAGTTATCAGCAGTATCTGCACAATATCCAGGTTACAAAGTTACAAGAGATACACTATCTGGAAAATTCTTATTGATTGCTCCTGAGTCTTATACTCCAGCGGCATTTAATAAAACTAACGCAGATGTTATCAAAGGATGTGCAGCATGTCCAGCGGGTTATACTGCAGTAGAAGGGGGACATGTATATGCAGTGTCTATTTCTGATGAAGGAAGTGATGTAAGTGCTACTAAGATTGGTACATTGCCAAATGCAGTGACTGGAACGGCTTTCTTGAATGGTAGAGATGGTGCTTTTGGACACTATACAGTAGTATTGTCTAAGCCACTTTCTGATTCAGACGAAAAGACTTTCGTAACTGCTAACAAAACAGCACAAGTATTGTACGCAGGAACTGTAGGAGCATTCTGTAAAAACACTGCGGCGGCAACTACTCATCAATGGAAATTGGACGGAGAGTTCACTGCTACTAAACAGAAATATAGAATTATAGTACCAAATGATTGCCAAGGAGCGAGATTAGCAGAAATTCAAGCTGCTTATCCAGAATTGACAATTACACAAGTATCTAACCAAAACTGTGTATCAGTATTTGAAACTTCTGTAATTACAAACTTTAGTAACTTTAAAGGATGTAATGACGCAATCATCCAACAAGTATTTGATTCTAAAGCACCTGTTAGATTCGGAGTAAATAACTTCTGGTATATACATGAAGATGCTGCAGCAGCAGGAACAACTAAGTGTGGATTTGAAATCAAAGCAAAACCATTTATTATTAACCCTTCTGAGTGTGTAATTGATAAACTTCCATTCATTGCTACTTCTACAAGAATTACAAACTTGGCTGGAGGTTATCCACTTGATTACTCACTTCACTCACTTCAACCTAAAAAAGGTCTATGGTCAGTTCTTCAATTAGAAAGAGCTATCGACTTAGATAACTTAGGAGGTAATATGAGAGCATGGGAGAGAAATGGTAACATGTATTTCCACAATGAGAAGCCATTTAACGATGTGATTACCCGAGCAATGACAGGTACTCAGACTAAGTTAGAAGGACTTACTCAATACTCTGAAGTATTCTTAGAAGTTGAGAGAGAAAAGACTTCTGGTATTCTAGAAAAATCATATGATATGATTAGATATAGAATTATGGTTCCTTATGGAAGAACAACTGAATTAGAAGCTAAATTCAGACTTCTTGCAGGAGCAGCAGGAGTACCTTTCGAAGTACTTTAATAAATATAACAAGGTGGGGATAGTAAAAGCTGTCTCCACCTTTTTCACTTAATATCAGTATCAACCCATTTGTGGGAAGATATTTATAATGTTAAATTTGTGGTTATGAAAATTGATATAGATTTCCAAGTATATGATTCTAAAGACCCAAAGTCTTTTATAGTTATAGATACTTCAAATTGGGAACATATTCACGATAAACCCTCTATTATAGAAATCACTATACCAGGAGATGAGCACCCTGTTACTAATTACTATGTTAAAAGATGTAGTAAGGGTTGTGGGGTTAATGTCTTTGATTCTTATTCATTAGGATTAATGTGTGAGGGATGTGGGGATGAGAAAATAGATTTGCCAGATGGCATATACGATATAACAGTAAAAGGGTCGCCAGATAAATTTAGAAAGTCTAAAGCATATCTTAGGACCACTAAATTACAGTTAGATTTAGATAAGTTATATATAGATTTATCTTTAGAATGTTTTAATAGTGAAGAGGAACTTCAGAGGAAGATAGATAAATTAAATAAAATACAGTTACTTATTAAGGCGGCAGAAGCCAATGTTAGACATGATCATAGATGCGTTGCACATGATTTGTTTAGAAAGGCATATGAACTGTTAAATAAGGCTAAAAAATGTAATGGTTGTATCTAATGAGTGCACATACTATTTTTAAGAATACCACCCATAGTATCTTAAATGAGATTGACAAATTTTACATATGTGAGGCAGACAAGTATGTTAAAAAATTTGAATATGGGGTAGGGACAGGAGCAAACATGTTTAAATTCCTATTAATCAATAGATTAGATGATATTATATCTTTTGATAATTGTGATAGCTCCTTAATAGAGAAGATTAGTTTAATGCTTAAGAAATAAAACAATGGCAGATTGTAGAGGAAATATAAAGTATAATTGCCCTCCAGGTCAGAATGCAAGGTGTGTAGATTACGATGGGGAATTGGCAAAGTTTTCTGAATTAAAGCGGGGGTGCACTAATTTAGACGAGACCACAACGGAACTGTACAAGAAGTTACAGGAGGTAATAGACGGTCTTGATATAACTGAATTAGGGAATAAGTGTTTAAAGTATGAACCTTATAGAACAAAAAAGGACCTGACAGTTGCTAATGTACTAAGAACATTTGAAGAGGAAATATGTAAACTTAAAGATCAAAAATCTGCAGGTAAACATGTTTATGATACAAAATGTTTAGAGGATAAATGTAATAAGTCATTAGACACTCAGGAACAGATAATACAGGCTTTAATAGATAAAGTATGTAATTTGGAAAGTAGGGTTAAAGTTTTAGAATCAAAAATATAGAATATGGGAAGAAGACCTTGTGAACAATCTAATATACCTACAGTAGATAATTCTGCTGGAACTTGTGATGAGATTATACCATCAGGATGTATTATAGTAAAGAATAAGTACCATAATATTCGAAATGCAGCACATGAAAATCTTGATCAAGTATTAGGACATATTAACGAGAGATTCGATCAGATAGATAGAAAACTTCGGGTAGAAAATAAAAGGGCAAGAAATCCAAGGCCAAGAAATAATGAGGCTATAAAGGCAGAATTATTGAGGTTATTGAATGAAGGAAATAATAGTGAGGTAATTAAGAAAATAGTTGAAGAGCTATTTAAATAAAATATAATTTATGTGTAATAATTGTAATAAGTGCAGAAAACCACGACAAACTCCTTGTGGATGTCCAGAGCCTATTGAAAAAGAATGTGGCTGTGTTGGAGGAACAAGGGAGTTTAAGTGTACTATATATACAGGAGAGCCACTTGTAAATATTGATGTAAACAAGGGTTATGATGGTGATAGGGTACTTGAACAGATAGATAAAGCCGTAGATCAACTTTGGGATACTCTGGATGGGGTAACTGACCAGATAGATTCTATTGGAAATGGGACGCCAATCTATAACGGATTGTCTGAGGATGCTATACATGAAATAAAATCATTAAGTGTATCTGAAGGTATAGAGTTATCAGATGAGCATGGAACTATTACTTTGTCAGTAAAGAAAGCATGGCTCAAAAAAGAGTTTGATAAATTTATAAGAGAATCATCTACTACTGATTATTTGAAAGAGCAGTTTAATAACTTCTTAAAACAAAGTGGAGTATTAGAAAGTATCAAAGATATTAGGGCTAATTGTTGTAATGGGCAGGCTCCTTCTTACGATACTCCAGACAAATGTTTGACAGTAGCGGCAGGACAACAGACTGTAGAGGGGTCAATAGTAAAAGGTAAGGATGCATCTGCAGCAATGTTCCCAAGTGTAACATTTGATGTAAGTCCAGCATGTAAAGGAGGATTTAATGTTCTTGAAACAGAAATTATAAATGAAGACGGATTTACATTATATTATCCAGCAACAGTAGTACCTCCTAATTCATCTACTATTGTAATACCTGTTAAAGCAAGAGGTGCTTACAGTGGAAACTTAGAGGTAATAGAAAGACAACATAAGTTTAAACCTGATAGTAATGTATTTGCTAACTTTAGAGTTAATGTAGATACAGTAGAAAAATGTATTAAACTTAGTGACGCTGGAGACAATGCATTAAATGTGACACATCGAATTACTAAGGGTATTCCTGTAATAAATGAAACATTGGCAACAGTTAAGTATACAAATAGTTGTATGTCTGATATAACAGTTCCAGAGTTAGTATTTATTGATGAAGACGGAATAAAAGTATCGATTTCATCTACAATGGTACCTTCAAATTCTAATATGTATGTTACACTTAATATTAATGGAACATATACAGGAAATAAAACACAGTTGGTAGGACAGAAAACGACAGGAACTCTTACTAATAAAGTAACAGTTGATGTAACTATTCCAGCCGCTAATCAAAAACCTGTGACTAAACCTGTAACGATAACATTAGCTAATAGACAGAATACAGAGGTAAAAGAAGTAAATCTTGATTGGTTAGACGCCGATAGAGATGCATTACAAGCTGTAAGATTTACAGGAGATGTTTCGAGATTATTCACGGACACTCAAAGAACTGTACCATATGTAGCAGGAACTGAATTACCGCCAACATTTACATTGTATTATAAAGCTCCTGACCAAGACGCAGAGAGTACTTATACATTGAATTACGATGTCAAGGCGGGTAATGAATGGTCTGAGTAGAAATAATTATTAATCAAATCCTCCTCCTGAATAAGGGGGGGGGTTAATATAAATTTTATGGCATTAATAAAAATTATAAATAGCAGGCAAGGAATTGCAAATATACTATTGACTTTAGATGAGTCTATTTATACTTTAAGTCCTGGTACTTTTCATAGATTTGGAAATTGGTATATAACATTTAATTGGGGAGAGGGGAATAAAGTACCTTTGAACATAAATGTGAGTGTGCCTACAAATGAAGATTATACTGTCAAGTTATATAGGAAGAATGACTCTGAGACCGTTGATAATGAAATATATTCAGAAAATATATCTAATGTAACTACTTTCAATAAACTATATATAGATAAAACACCTCCATATCTTCAACATAAGATTACATATAGGGCAGAATTAATTAAGCAAGGTAATTTAGTAGTAAAAACTATAGATTTACCTATAGGATTAGCTCAAACAGGAAGTGGACCTGTCTCATCTGATTCATCAGGATCTAGTCCAGGAAACTAAAATGAATTATACATCTATATTTTGGAAAACAGCTGATAAGTTATCTGAAGTAGAAAATCTCGTTTTTGTAGGAGGACTTGCTGAAGTAGCTCAAGGTATAAAGACTTCTTTGTCAGATATAGATATAGTAATAACTGATTTAGAAGATATATCATTTTTATTTCCGTTAGATGATATTTGGAATAAAGAAGGATATATCAAACGAGCAAGTAAGCGGATAATGGTTGGAGAAGGATGGATTTTGGTAGATATATTTGTAAAGGATTCTTTACCTGATTATGATATTATTGAAGGATATAAAGTCTGTACTAAAGAAGAGATATTTACTTATGCTGAAAAGTTTAAATACTTTGCTCCTGGAAAGCGAGAAGCCACTATAAAGAGACACAAAGAATATTTAGAAAATAAAAAAGAACAATAAATATGATAGTATTATTAATAGCAGTATTCCTATTGGTAGTAGGATTATGGTACTTTAAAATGTACAAGAATGTAGGCAAAAAAACCGCAGAACAAACTGTACCTGTGGTCAAAGCAGATAGTCCACCTATATCTGAGGATACCATAATAGATAACACAGAAAAGATAGGAGTAATAGAGCTAACTAAAAGTAATCTAAGTTATCATGATATTGATGGAGATCCTATAACAAAAGTAAGATTTATAGGAAATAATAATTTATTTTACGACAAAACATTGTTAGCAGAATATGTTAATGGGACTGAACTTGACATTGAATATTTTAAGTTATATTGTAAAGTAGACCTAGATAAAGGAGTAGAAGTCATTAAATATTCTGTATTCGCAAATAATAAGTGGTCAAATGAGTAATATAGTAATTATAAATAAAAGAAAAGCTGTAAGAATTATAAGCGGAGATTTACGCAATAACGATTGTATCGGGTCTAATACAATCAAATTTATGATTCTTTCAGATAATGTTAGCGAAACCGTTACAGTACAAGCAGATGTAGAGAGTGATGGTAATGGTAGTGGAGGTGCCAATATTACTAATGATGCTACGGGTATGTCTTACTATTCTACACTTCATTCTAATAGCGAAATAGTTACTCTACCTACAAACACCGTATTAAAGTTGGAGATAAGTGCATCTGCTAACACTGAATATGTTACAAGTAGAGGAATAAATATGTTATTGATAGGAGGATGTGAGAGGAAAGCTATAATGTTATCTGGGTCTACTAGTGTTACAATTAAAAGTGGTACTTTAGGATCATTACTTAATGCATCAGCTGTACAGTCATTATATGCAAATGATCCTGAGTCTGGAGGAGGACTTGGTGGAGGTTTGATTCCGTAAATAAAAAATTAATATATTAAATTATAAAGACATGATAAAATTTAAAAGTGGTAAAGAGAAATGTGGAACTTGTTATGACAAAAAACAAGACTCAAAAATTTCAAACAGTATTACCAACATAGAAGCTCAAAATGGTAAGTTAGTTATTACTAGACACAATGGTCAGAAGATTGAAATCACTATTGGAGCTGGAGGAGCAGCTAGTGTAGGAACATGGTCAGTTTAGTAATAATTTAAAATAGATAATTTATTTATTATGGTAAATGGAAAGATAATTACATCAATGCCTGCCGTAAAGCAGCAGGCTACTTTATACTTTTTAGAGCGAGGAACAAATCAATTTGAATTATCTTTAGCGGATGATAATGGAGTCTTAAGAACATTAGCAGGTTCAGCTTCAGGGTCGGCGGTACAGCAAACACTGTCCCAAGTATTGGCAACGGGTAATAAACTTGAAGGTAAGGAGATCGAAGGGGATTTAGTAGTTAAAAACACTTATACTAGTGGAGGAAGTACCACAGGAGGATATTCAATTTCAGGTAATAATGAGGGAGTAATATTAGCAGGTAGTGGAGAAGGTTATAGTTCTACATTAAAAGCAGGAGGCTCTTGGTCAGCTGTTAGAGCAGACTTTTATTATCCTGTAGATACAGGTACTTCTTCGGGATACTGGCAAGTTGGATCTAAAGGGATGGAATTGTATTCAGAAGTTTTAGACCATAGTAGGGGAATACATTTCAAAGCAACAGATGAACAATTATTTTATAATAGGTATATAGATGGGAAACCTTCACTAGCCTTTTCTGTATTAGAGAGTGGGATACATGCCCAAATTCCTAATATTGAAGTTGGAGGAGAAGCTACTATATCTTTAGCTATTAATAGTACAAATGGTATTTATTTAAGTAAGTATATCCAGCCTACTAGAGATGAGGAATATACTCAGAAAAAATATGTAGATGATAAAATTGCTGCAATAGGATCTGGAGGGGGATCTGGAGCAACATTACCTGCCAACAATGCTACTATAGACTCAGGAGGACTTACAGGTAATACTTATAGTAAAACAGAAGTAGACACTAAATTAAATAAAGTCACTTTTAAAACTATTACAGTTGATAATGGTAGTACTTATGTACCTAAACCTATTTCCTTTATTAAGGAAGGAACTGATCCAGATTCAATTATAGGAAGTGCTTTTGGAGAGATAGGTATCCATAATTGGTCAATGTATTGGGGTAATTATAATAAAAACAATACAGGTACTTATAACTTACAATTAGGTGTAAACAACTCCTCTAAAAATGTAGGAGAGCAGAATACTATTCTAGGTAACTTAGCATTTAATGCTAGTACAAAAGGTAGTTATAACACTATTATAGGAACTAATGCTGCTGCTGAGATATTGGCGGGTACTAACCTAACTATTATAGGTCAAAGTGCAGGTAGAAAGTTATTAAATCAAGATAGAAGTTTAGATGATTTAAAACAGATTTCTCCTATTTTTGAAGAATATATTACAGGAAGATATAAAAGTTTAGCTCCTACATTTGGATATGATACTGCAACTAATAGACTTACGAGTTCAAATACAGTATATGTAGGGTCTAATATAGGAAATGTTCTTTCTTCCAGAAACCCAGGTATGACAACAACTGTCGGGTCAATATGGATTGGAGCAAACTCTGGAGGAGGTATTCAATATAGAGACTATAACAACATTGTGATTGGATCTCATGTATGGACTAGAAATCACTTCCAATTATATAACTCTATTATTCTAGGTAACCACATAGATATTGACTTCCATAAGTATAATGTACTTGCTATACATAACTCAGGTAAAACAAGAACCACTGTATCCAACTCGTTAATTTATGGTGAATTTGATGATAGATTACTTCAGATTAATGGTAAGTTCAATTTGAATCCTACTTATATTTCTGATATTGCAGATAAATCTACGGCTAAAGCTCTAGTTATGAATAATGATGGTAAGGTATATACTACACCATTAGATTCTATTGGAGGAGGCTCAGGGTCTGGATCTGGAGGGATAACTCAGGTAGAAGTTAAGAATAAGTTGAAAGGTAAGAAAGTAGCTATATTTGGAGACTCTATTACTAACTTTGGTACTACTTCTGATGAATATAATGCTCAGAAAGGATTTAGATTTGAAAATATGTGGACGGGAGTTTTCTTTGAACTTACAGGAGCGGAGAAGACAACTATCAATGCTATATCAGGATCTAAGGTGGCAGGAACTACTTATGACGCATTTGCTTATAGTAGGGCTGAACAAGCGGCACAGGATGCTGAGTATATACTAATATTTATGGGGGCTAATGACCAGAGAGAGGGCAACGCCAAACTAGGTACATTGCGACCAAAAAATACATTAGATAAAACTAAGGCAGAGAACTATGCTACATTTACTGAAGCATATCAAATTGGATTAGAGAAGTTATTAAAAAGACATAAGAACATAGGACCTCAAGTAATACTTATGACTCCTATGAAGTCCTTTAATAAAAACTCTCAAGATGATATAAACCCAGACTCTGATGCTTACGCAGAAAGAGTAATTGAGATTGCCAAGTTATATGGTCTTAGATATATTGACATGCGAGGGTTAGGAATTACAAACTATAACCATAGTTATTACATGTCAGATGGTTTACATCCTAATATCATAGGTCAGAAGCATATAGGAAACTATGTGGTATCTAAGTTAATGGAGTTCGGAGTTCTTGAAGTTCAAGGCGGAGGAGGATCCTCTGTAGATGCTTATACTAAGGCAGAAACTGATGCTAAAATTAAAGATATAGTTGTAGGAGGTAATAACCTAGTTAAGAATACATCTTTACCTATATTTGGACAGAATGGTCCTGACACAGGAACACCTGAGGTTATGAAAGATGCCACAGGGTATTTTGTTAGATATACACCAAGTGCTACAAGTACTGTTGGATTGTATGGTAAAAGAGTAGAAGGAAGCAATCTTGGTAATCATTCAAGAGGTATAGATGTTAGACACTCGCACACCAGTAATGTAACTGTTTGGGGACAACAGGTTGCTCCAAACAAGTGGGTTAGAATAAAACAAGAATCCTTCACTGCTCCTAATGAATTTGCATCGATTACTACTGATGTTCCTGGAGTGGCATTAGATTTAAGAAATTACAAGATAGAGTTAGGAAGTAAGGCCACAGATTGGTCACCAAATATTGAGGAGTTTTCGACCGCTACAAGTGCCAGAAAGATAGATGAAGTATTTACTATCAGTCAGGAGGGAATTGAAGCATCTAGAGTTGGAACTGATGTTGTATTTACAGGAGTTCCATATGCTAAAGATATAGCAGTAATATTAGAGTTTTATTTAATATTCGCTGACGGAGTAGCAACAAAGGTTGAAAATGCTCAGATTACTAATGACGGAGGTATTAAATTCCCTGCTACTTTAGCAGCGAGAGATATAGTTAAGAAGTTTTACCTTAAAGCACTAATTAAATAAGTATGATTACAATTAAATCTAACAAAGAGTTATTCTTTGGACAAGCAAAAGTGGGCTATGTAAGAATGGCTATAGATACTATAACAAATAGACCTTCTGAAAGGACCTATGAGCTTAAAATTATAGACACCTGTTTTAAGATAGAGCAGGAGGAAATACCTACATATAACGAGGCTACAAGCACCTATGAAAAAAAGACTGCTATGGTGGAAGTCCCTATAGCTAGGAAGGAGAGATATGTGATATATAATTACGATACTATAGAGGGAATAGCAAAAGTTCTAAATTTAAAAAGATCTGATTTTGATGGTGAGATTAAGTATATAAATGAACTTTTCAGACAGGGGCTTCTTCTTACTACTAAGAAAGAGTGTCAAGATAGTTTATCAGGTATTGTAGGTAAAGGTATGTATTTGAGTGAAGTTCAAGATTGGGAAATTGAGAACTACGATAATAACTAATAATTAATAATATCTTATGTCTCTACTTTAATAGTGGAGGCATAGGATTTTATAAAATAAGGTAATTATGATATATTCATTAAGTAACATTAATAATTATCAGACTGAACTTTCAATTATAAAGAAAAGCAGAGTAATGGGAGCTAATAAAAAAACTATTTACAGTTTATTAGAGACCATATACATAGAATTATCTAATGGAGATATTATTACTATTCCAGCAGGTTTTAGGTGGGACGGATCAAGCACACCGAGATTATTTTGGAATATTGTTCCTCCTGAAGGAGATTTTGAACTTGGAGCATTAATTCATGATTATTTATATGAGAATAAAAAGAATTTTTCATATAGTAGAAAATTCGTGGATAAAGAAATGCTGCTGTGGTCAAAACAAGTTAGTGGAACAAATAAAACTTCAATAAGAAACATCGACAACTATATTAGATATTATGCAGTAAGGATATTTGGAGGATTAGTTTGGAAGAATATAATAAAGATAAAATAAGAGTAAGATGTTGTATAGTTACATGTTAAAAGTTTTACATAACTACTTCTTTGGTTCATATACTACTAAAGCAGTAGCAACAGTGCAAATTAGTGCCACTACTGCCGTAGGATTAACACTATTTGAGAGGTTTTCAGCTTGGTATATATCTAACCAAGTGTTTATGATATATGTGTTTGTAGCACTTATGTTAGACCATTTACTAGGCACTTATGTACATTTATTTATAAAGAGAGATTTTACTATACGGCAGAACTTAGAGGGGTTTCTTAAAAAGGGGTTTGCTATTGTAGCAGGATACATTCTTTTTGAGATGATACATCAGATAGTACAAGAAGTAGATTTCATATCAATATATTTTAAAGTATTACTACAAATAATGGTAATATTATACCCTGCGGGTAGTGCAATGGTTAATCTATCTATAATTACTGATGGAGTGTTTCCACCTATAGGTTGGATGAAAAAGTTGAAAAACTTTAATGAGAATGTAAATTTACATGAGTTTAGCACCAAAAAAGATATTAGTAATGAAAGTTATGAAGAGCCTAATAGTATTGATAATACTGAGTAATTTATTTTTTAACTCCTGCCGAACTGTAAGAAAGAATAAGGTAGAGGAGAAAGAAGTCACAGTAGAAGAAGTTAAGAAAGATTCTACGATAGTTAAAGACACTATTAAGGAAAAAGTTGTTAAAGAGGAAACTAAAGTAGAGAAAGTCACTAATGAGAAGCAGAATACAGGAGAGGTAGAGGTGACTGGAACTACTGATGCTAGTAATCCATTTGAGTTATATAATATACAGAACGGAGATACTTTGTCTGTAACTAAGATAACAGGTAACGCCGAGTTTATTATTAAGACCAAATGGAAGGATAATAATAGTAATATAAAAGAGGAAACTTCATTAGTAAAATTAGATAAGGTGGCGGAAGTATCAAGATATATTGTAAGCGAAGACAATATCAAAAATACTGCTAAGGAAATAAAGAGTATTACTAAGGAGGTCAAGAAGTCAGATATTCCTCTTGGATATTATTCGACAATATTGATAATACTATTACTTATCTATCTTGGATGGAAATTTAGAAAAATAATATTTGCAAAGTTATGAAGACCATATCACAATATATTCAGAGATACGGAATCCCAAATCCAACAGGAAAAGGATATTTAGTAAATATAGATTTACCATATCCAATGAGATTAGCTTGGGATAAGACTAAATCAGTTAATAAAATATCTTGTCATAAAGACATAGCTGATCCACTTAAAAAGGTATTTGCAGATATACTTAAGGAATACGGCTTAGATAAGATAAGAGAATTAGGAATAGACTTGTATGGAGGATGTTTCAATTATCGTAAGATGAGGGGAGGAAATAACTTCTCTGTTCATTCTTGGGGGTTGGCAATAGACTTAGACCCACAGCGAAATAAACTTGCTGAAACATCTAAGACAGCAAGATTTGCTAGACCTGAGTATAAGGCTATGATAGATATTTTTTATAAACACGGATTTAAGTCCTTAGGAAGAGAGAGAAACTTCGATTGGATGCATTTCCAATGGGAAAAGTTTTAAGATATTTGTTTGTTTGTTTTTCTTATTGTTTGTTTTGTAAAGTCTTAATCATTTATTTGGTTAAGGCTTTTTGTGTTTAACCAATTTATTAATATTTTTTTGTGAAAGCAATATTTTTATTATTTTTGGAAATTATGATATTGAAAGATTTTATACATAAATATTCCACAGGAGGAAGTGCTGACCCTATATATGATGCCTTTGTTGCTCGGATGAGTAGGGCAGAAAGTGGCGGTAAGCATACAAATAGTAAGGGAGAACTTATTCAAAACCCTTACGGATCCGCCAAGGGAAAATATCAGATTATTGATAGCACTTGGCGAGGTATAGAAAGACAGTTGGGAAGGAAATTAAATAGATATAGTCTCGAAGACAATGAGACGGCCATGAGAAAACTGTACAGTAACTATGTAGGAGCATTAATGTCAAAAGGAGTTCCTGTTAATAACACTACTTTGTATGCATTACATTTTAAAGGAAATGCTGGGTGGGTTAGAGAAGCTTTAGCAAATCCTAATGCACCTGTAAGTAAATACTTCACACCTAAAGAGATTCAAGATAATAAGGCATATTTAAATGTAGGTACCTTAGGAGAGGTTATGAATAAATTAGATAGAGCCTTGGATAAAAAAGGAGGAGGTAACTATAAGAGTAATGATATGGGAGCTGGGCAGTTTAATTATTCTGGAGGCAGTAATTTATTTGCTAATGATGGTATAAATTCTCAATTACGAAATTTAAATGATCAGATAGCAGGTATTAATTTTAATTCTTTACCTAAAGAAACTCAAGAACAGATTATGAAAGTTAAGGAGGCGGAGTATCAAGAGTCGTTGGAAAATCAAAGACTTGCTGAAGAGAGTAAGATACAGGAGGCCAGAAGAAAGGAGCTTGAGGAGGAAAACAAAAGAATAGAGGCACAATTACTCGCAAAACAGGAAGAAAGACAGAGAGTTATAGATACTTTACCTGTATTAGAATTTGCAGAGAGGAAGAAGGATACCTCTTATAATGATTTATTAAGTAGTTCACAATTTAGTATTAATATATAATGAGTATTAACATAAATACAACAGGATACACTCGGGGGAGTGCTACAGAAAAAAATTCTCATAATTTTATACCATCAAGGTATATTACTATGAAGAATGTAGACAAGCCTTTGACACTTATACCTGTGGTTAATGGAAAACCGCAGTATGATAAAAAAGTGGTAGCCAATCCAGGCGATCCAGATATAGATTTTGGGGAGGGGGTAGAAGGAGTATTAGAGCTTCCTTATGCTCAATCTCAATATGGAATGTTGAACAATCCATTTAATATGGGAATATCTCCATTCTCACAAAATGATAATGCTCCTTACACGACAACTCCAGCAGTACAGAACGCAACTGTCCCTAACAGAGGGAATAACTTTGGGGTAAAGGTAAATAATCCTGGTATTCAAAATAAGGGATTACTTCTCAATAGTAAGAAACTACAGGAGGATGCTAATAAACCTTTATTTGGATATGTCTCAGGAAGTATAGACACAAATGTTCCTACTTACAATGAGATGGCATTAAAAGCAGTTAATCCAATTACAGACCCTACATATGGTATGAAAAAAACAGCCGTGGAATTAGATAAAACTAAAAAACAGTCTGATGATTTTTTCAATAAATATGAAACACCTAAGCAGCAAGGAGAGCAGCAAGGTGAGCAAGAAGAACAGGAAGATGAGGATGGATTAGATGTAGGAGAAAGATTTAGATCTGCAGGTAATCCATATGGAGGATGGAATATGGCTAACTCAGCAGCGGCGTTGGGAGCGTTTATTCAGGCTAAAAATCCACTTGGTATTGTGGCAAGTGCAGGAAAACTTCTTACTAGTGGTTTGAGAGCAGGACTATCAGGGTCAGCAGCCATGCGAAGATATAAGGGAGAAAGAGATGCCTATAATAAAGCAATGGTAGAGTCTGTTAGAAATAGAGACCTACAATATGCTCAGAAAGGAGGATTATTATTAGGAGGTAAAGGATATGCAAAAGAAGAAGCAGGCAGGCAAAATATACAACAACCAGGTAAGTTACTGACAGGTAACTTCCTTGAGGGTAACCCAGAGCATCCAAATCCTAATAGTGAATTAGAGAGAGGAGAGTATGTACAGACGCCAGATGGAAATACTATGGAAATCTTGGGGAATAAACACTCTGAGGGAGGAGAACTGCTTAATCTGCCTCCTAATACAAAAGTAATATCTGATTACTTAAAGATTGGAGCTAAACTTGCTAAATTCTTTAAAGATGAGTTTGGATTAAATGTTACCGCTAAATCTACTTTTGCTACAGTATTAGATAAGTATAAAAAGAAAATAGGCTTTGATGAAATATTAGAAGAGGAGGCAGATTTAATGGAGAAGATAGCTGATCAGGAAGCTGTAAAATATGAATCTACTCGAGAAGTAAACTTACAAGTATTATCTAAGAAGGCTAATGAGTTACAGGCTCAGAAACAGCCATTAGAGGAAAAATTTAATGAATTTACTAACTTAGTATTTGAAAAGCAAGAATCACAAAAGATTCAAGATACTTTAGGAGGTAAATATCAGGAAGGTGGAGAAGTACCGCCAGAGCAGCAACAGCTAATGGATATGATTGCCGCATATGCTCAAATGAATAATCAGGATCCTCAGGAATTAATGAAACAACTTAGTGAAATGCCTGAGGAAGAAAGAAATAATGCTCTAAGGCAGATAATGCTATATGTTCAACAAGGTGCACAATCAGAAGTGCAAAATGAACAGCAACCTGCACAACAAGTTATGCAAGGTGGGGGGATGGGAAATCCGCAGCCTCAACCTCAAGAACAAGGGCAAGAAGCAGGTATGACAGATGCAGGGTCACAGTTAGAACAAATAGTGACAAAGTTTGCAGAGGTCACAGGACAGACGCCAGAGGAGGTAGTAAAACAGTTACAACAACTGTCTGATGAGCAGATGCAGCAGGCATTCCAAAAGATGATTCAAATCATTCAACAAGCTGAGCAAGATAAAGGTACAAACATTACAGAGCCGTTATCAGATGAACAAGTAGAGGCAGAAGCCAATGAAGAGTATAAACAAGATACTCCTGTAATGATGGCAGAAGGAGGTACTTTACCAGGTACAGAGGATGGAGATGAGGATAATTATGATCCATATATTGCAAATATAATTAAATCAGGTAGGTCTGTATTAGGAGGATCTGGAGATGGAATATATAACCCTGGTGCATTAGAAAACACTAATGCCTTCCTTGCTGGAACAAGATCTTGGGGTATTTTAAATAACGAATATAATATATTAGCAGATAGGTTAGAAGGGAAGTTAAAGAAAGCTAAAACCGATACTGAAAGATTTAATATATTAGACAAAGGAGGTCAAGGAGATAGACAAGGATTAAACCATAGAAATGTGGGGGAGGATGCCTTAGCATATTCAGGTATGGGACATGCTCCTGTGCAAAAAGCACTTCAATATGTTTATGATACTAACAGTCCAGAAGAAAATGCTATATTTTTACATGCACTTAAAGAGAGTGGTATTAAGGTAGTAAATGGAAAAATAGTACCAGGAGGTTTCTATAAGACGAATGCTTATTATAGTAAGGATAATTCATTAAGAAAGTATTTTGATGCTATGGAACAGAATAATCCTAATAGATATAAAAAGATTGGGGTTATAAATGTTACCGATGGGGTATGGGATAGACGATATGAAACATTGCATCAGTTAGAGTTTGACACTGCTGAACAGAGGGATAAATATTTTCAAAAAAAGAACTTTAAGAAGTTTAAGATGAATAATGGTGATGATATTTGGATTGACCCTGAGAATAGAAATAACTTTATTATTTCTAAGATTAAGGATAAACCTGTTACTCCTGAGGAACCGCCTAAGGAAGAACCACCAGCACCTGAAGATCCTAAAAACCCTGACCCTAAGGCTAATATAAAAAAGCCAGGAAAGTTAAATCAGAATTATACTGATCCTTTCCCACATGCTATACCAGATCAATCTAATTTACCTCCAATATACTTACCTACTCGTATGAGACAGATAGGTCATGTAGAGGCGAATAAATTAGCAATTTCGCCAGAGGAAAGTTTGAAAGAGTTAAATGCTCAAACTCAGACTGCATCAAGAGTGTTAGCAGAGGTAAATCCTAATGCATTTGGAGCAGGACAGGCGAACCTTCAAGCACAGTTGGCAGAAAATTCTAATAAGGCTATTTCTCAGGCTGCCATTGCTAATCAACAAGACGCAAGAAATGTTGATAACATCAATGAAGGTAGAATTAACCAGAGAGATGCTACTAACTTGAATTTAGCAGATAAATATGAAAGAGAGTCTATTGTAGGTAGAAACAACTACTACAATGAGTGGGTAAATTATTGGGATAATGCTAATAGACAGAATGTAGTAAATTGGAATTTACAAAATGAGATAAACGCATATAATGCTATAAATCCTAACTTCCAAATAGGATCTGACGGATCTATTTACCAGACAGATAGGAAAGATAAACTCTATGTTAATGGTTTTAGAACAGGTAAGAACGAGAGGGGAGAAGAAGTGTTGTACGATGAGAATGGTAGAGAGTTGTCAGGAGAGGCAAGAAATAAAATAATTGCTTCTACATTGGCAACAGGTAAAATGCCTACGCCACCTAAATCAACCACTGCACCTAAGAAGAAGAAAGGAGGACTATTGATGCGTAGATAATAAATAAATAGTCGGCTACTTATAAATACATAGGTAGCTGGCTTTATTAAAAATATTAATTAGAAACTATGGCTACAGCATATAATCAGGTAATGCAGTACCGAGACCCCGAGAAACTGTCCATTTCAGACAATCTCGGTAAGGCTCAAACATACAAGCAAACAGCGTATAATACTAAGTTTGCCGAGATGCAGAAGTTAATAAATACTTACGCAGGGGTAGACTTATTAAGAGATATAGATAAAAACTATTTAGGAGAAAGACTTAATACTCTTGTAGACTATATTAATAATGCTAATGGTCCTATAGATTGGGGACAAAATACTATTTATAATCAAATTGAATCATTTGTAGGGCAAGCACTAGATACTAATGTAATGCGGGCAATATCTTCTACTCAGATGTATAGAAACCATCAAGCAGAGATGGCTGAATATAAGAAGAATAAACCAGATATGTATTCATTGCAGAATGATTGGTTAGCTACAAGGGATTTAAATAGATACTTAAATTCAAATCAAATTGGAGATATGTACCAACATCAATCATATACTCCTTATTTTGATTATAAGAAAGAGATACTCGCTAATACTAAGTTATTGAAAGACTTTGGGGCAGAAGCGTATATAGATGCTAGTTCTGGAGATATGTATTTTAGGAGAATAGATACTCGAGAAAGGATTTCTCCTGAAAAAGCGGCGGAATTTGTGGACGCTATTATTGGAGATAAAGGGAAGCAGCAAATGGCTATTGACGGTATGTATCATTATAGAAACTATTCTACAGAAGACCTTAGTAAGCAGTATAAAACATATTTGAATAATACCGCTAAGGGATATGAGGATAGTATAAAAGCATACAAAGCATTATTAGCATCAGTGCCTAAGGAACAAAGAGAGCAGTATGAAAGTCAGATAAAGTACTTACAAGATGCTGCTACTCAGTATAAGAATGCTGCCACTCAAAATTATGATAGGGATACTATGGCATCTGATCTTCATTCGAGAAGTATTAGAGGTACTTGGGGTAAATTGCTTTCTTATGATAAGCTTACTGATTGGAAGATGGACGACTCTGGATTCAAAATCGCCAACTTTGAGTTTGATAAGAAGAAACATGCTGACAATATGGCAATTAAACAGGCTGAAATGGAGATGGATAGGGAGAAGTTTATGCTTGAAATGTACACTAAGGGAGTTAAGAAAGACGCCAATGGTAATTTCGTATTAGATTCAAGCAGTCCATTCGCACCAGGAATAACTACTATAGACAATGCCGAGGAACTTAAGACAGAGGAAAATGACCCTACTATTGATGTATATACTAATTTCAATAATTCATGGGCACAACTAGATGATGAAGGTAATGTACAAACATTTAGAGATGCAGCTAAGAAGGCAGGGATTAGTGAGATAGAAGGCTTTACTACGGGAGATATTAAGACTTTAATGAGAAAGATGGCAGATGCTGATGAATCTGTTTATAGTAAATTCTGGAACGCCATCCCAGATAACCTTAGAAATGTGATCGCAGGAGCAAAAGAGGCTAAAAAAGCCCGAGACCAACATCAGGAGGATATGAGAGAGACTTGGGAAGATGTAAGTCAATTAGCTTCAGGTATGGGCAAAGGTAAGTTTAAAGATAATAACTTCCAACTGTACTTAAATGACTATGGGTTAGATAAAGACGGCAATGTCATAAAGAAAGATGAAAAAGATATTAAGTCAGGTACTTCTAAAGAAGATAGAGTACTTAGAGAGATAGGTATCTTAAATAACATGACTTACACAGGTAAAAACGGTCCAGGTGAAAGGGCAGCTATTAGAGCTAGACAGATTCATCTACTTAAAACTTTAGGACTGCACGGCCGTAAATTAGAAGAAGCTAAGAAGCAGTTGATACTTAAGTACGATAATAGTGTATCAGGATTCTTCCTTAATAATGATTTAGCTAGAGGAGTAAGAAACATAGCGAGCGATATTAATGAGTTCTTTGGAGGAGCAAGCTTTAGGGCAGGAAATGAGAAGTCATCTGCTGATGCAATAGTTAGAAATCGTAGGGATATATTTACTCCCAATTTTGACTTGGATGACTTAGCAGATGATGATGTAGGTAAGAGTACATTAAGAAGTATGGATGATTTCTATACCAGAGCTGAGGCCAACTATAAAAAGGCGGACGAAAGGGCAGCAAGTTATGTTAAAACTACTCTTAGAAGAAGTTTAAGTATTGATACCTCTCTTAAGGAGAACCAGGCATTAGAATCATACTTTAAATCATATGTTCCAGACGGCATGACCTTTAATAAAGAAAATAATGTCAAATTAACTATGTCTCCAGATAAACAGTCAGTAGAATTGGCACTACCTGTTAAAAATGGTAAAGAATTATCTACTCATACTACTACTATAAATGTAAATACTCTGCCTCCACAGTTATCTAGTTTGATTATGAATGGTAACGGAGGTATTTATGATGCTAATAGTAGTTCAGCTTTAAAATTCCATTCTAATTATAGTCTTCCTAGAAACAATGCCGAGGTAATAGAGAGGGCGAAGAAGAGTGGAGATTCAGAAGAAGTTCTTGCCACTATGGACGCATTAGATAGAGGAGGAATACCAACCTATGACACAATGATAAAGACTCTTAAAATGTCATTTGGCGAGACTGTAGTGAATAAGCATAGAGCAGAAATAGACCGAATACTTACAACATCAGTTAATATTAGCAATGATAATGTCGGAGGACAGTGGGTTACTAAGATAAGTCAAAAAGGTTCACCAGATTTAGTTATACCGAATAGAACAAATAAATATGACTATAACGAGATGAAGAGGGGAACTCCTGAACTTGCTTCTGAATATATAATAGAACAAATTAAAAATGTTGTAATAGGCGGATACTAATAAATAATTTGATTAACCAAAAAGTTTAGATTTTTTTAAGTCTAAGCTTTTTTTTATATATTTACACCTTAAAATTAAGTACATGGAAAAACAATATATTGATCCACAACCAAAACCACCTGTATATGAGAACTCTCTACAGAAGACTCATGTTCCTTCAGTAGGAAGCCAACATATACCTATAGGAGGAAGTGATCCTCAGTTTAGTTTACCTGTTAAAAATGATGATTGGTTATCTAATAGAGACCTATCTCAGTATAAAATGGGACCTGCAATACAACCTATAGTAGGAAGCATTAGATATGACCATTTAAAAGGAGCAGATCGAAATTGGATTCCTAGGGCAAGGGAGATTATTAATCGAGGAGTAGCAGGTAAGATAGATATGTTTACTGAGGTATCTAGGTATGATACTCATAATAGGGTAGGTGCGGATACTTGGGTGCCAAAATTTAGTTCTTATAAGGTTGGAGTAAATAATGAGGAGAGATTAGCTTTGGGGCAATCCAGCATGGAGAAGTTTATAAATCCAATAGCTAGAGGATTTGCAAAAATAAATTATGGAGGAGTATTAGATTTAGCGGCACTGCCTTATGGAATTATTGCAGCAGCGAACACAGGTAGATTGGAATCAGTATATGATAATGATTTTACAGAATGGATAGATAAATTAGATGCTAAGACTGACCATCAGTTTAGAAATTATTATGCTGAAGCGGATAAGAATTTAGGATTTAATACTTATACTTGGGACAGTACCTTAGGAGGAGCAGAGTTTACAGGTAGGATGCTTGCTTCTGAAGGAATATTAGCAGCTCTTACGGGAGGAGCAAGTTTACCTGCTTCTATTACAAAGTGGGGACTTAAAGGAACTGCCGCAGCTAGTAAAGCAATATCAGTAGCAAGTAAGGCTGGTAGAGCAGCAAATGCCGCAGGACATGCTATAGAAGCAGCAGGTAGAGCAGCTAGATTAGGAGGAGAGGCTGCAGCTAATGTGGCTAGAGTAGCTAATAAGGCAGATGAAGTATTGAGTTTAGGAAGACAGGCGGCTCAAACTCTTAGAATAGCCACAGAACCTATTAGAAATGTAGCAGCAAAAGGAGGAGCGATAACAACGGCGGCTGAGTTTTCAACTGCTATAGACCGAGCAAATAGGATGGGTAAATATGGTAAAGCCCTATCTGATTTAAGATTTGCTTTAAGTTCTTCTGCATATGAGGCGGGATTTGAAGCTAGACACTATAAAAACCAAGCTGAGAAAGAGTTTTGGGAATACCATAGAATGAATGGTACTGAACCTACACAGGACGAACTATATAAATTTTATGATAAGTTAGATACTACATCATGGACTGTATATGGAGCAAATATGGCTATCTTAGGAGCATCGAATGTTGCTATGTATGGTAAGATGTTTAATGTAGGAAATCCATTCTCTACAGGATTAACTTCTTACTTAGAAAGGAATTTATTGAAGTTAGGAACTCAAAAAGGAGCCAATGGAGTATGGGAAGCAATGAAGCCTTCTGTGATGAGAAAGGCACTAGGATACGCTACTCATGTAGGTAAGGGATTTGCTACCGAGGGGGTATTTGAAGAAGGTATGCAAGGTGTGGCGTCGGGAATGGCGTCTAATTATATTAAGGCAACATATGATCCCAAGTATGCAAGAAGTACTGCTGATTGGGCGAGTGCATTTACAAAAGCATTTCACGATCAATTCAGTACTAAGCATGGTATAGAAGAAGTAGTTATTGGAGGTATTATTGGAGGATTATTTGGAGCAGGAGGAGCCGTAAATATGGCTAAGCAGTATAAAAACCAAGCCCATGTTGCTGAAGTACAAAATGCTATTGAGAACTACGCTCAAGACCTTTCTACAAACCTTTATACTAATACTCACTTGGCTGCCATGATGGCACATGGTAATAGACTACAGTACCTTGCAGATGCATATGAGAAAGGGGTAGATTCTAAGACTCTAAGTGAATCTATGAACTCAGTTCAACACTTCGTATCTATGTTGGAGGCATCTCATAATGTAGGTAAAGGAGATTTCTTTATGGATACTTTAAAGTCTACTATTACAGGAATGGACGCTGAAAGTATTGCTAATAACTTTGGGATAGATATAAGTAAGGTAGAAGACTTTAAGGCAGATAAGATAAATGGGATGCAGAGGATAGCTGATTCATATGATAAGGCAAGACAAACTGCTGAATATCTTTTTGGACAGGGGCATAATTCTGGAGTAGCCAAAGTAGCAGAGGAGATGGGTATTCCTGTAACTCCAGGTCTTCAAAATCAAATGATAGATACCTTTGCTTATGTTGCTACTATGTCAGACATGTTTCAACAATTTGCAAAAGATAGTTATAATGCTGTTCAGGCTAAGTTAATAGATATGCAAGTGCCTGCCGAAATAAGAGACCAATTTAAAGGAATTGCAGGTATTAATTTAATGTCTAGAAAAGTTCAGGGAGAATATGTTAAGTTATCTGATGAGATAGATAGTCTTAGAAAGGAAAGAGAGGGACTTTTAGATGAACTTGATCAATTACAGCAGGGAGAACGATCACCTGAGAAGGCCAAGAGAATATCAGAAATAGCAAAAGAACTGCAGGCAAAAGAAATCAAGTTAGAAGAATTAAGAGATAAGAGAAGTCTTTTATTTAAATCTGCTACTAATAATTTCTTTAATGAAGATGAAGGTGTAGGGAGAACATTTGAAAATTACAATGACTTTAACAAGGCAATAGATAGTTTAGTAGACGATGTACTTACAAACGGAAGTATCTCTGAAAATGATAGAAGAGAATTATTAGAATTATTAACTACATTTAATGAAAGTAATAATCTATATAAGTCATTTGCTAATTTAGCAAGAGATATGACTAATCAAGATTTTTCTTATAAAACATTTACAGGAATATTCTCAAAGGCAAGGGCTGATAGATTAGATGTAAATGAGACTACTAGAAATGCTTATAAAGAATTATTACAAGATTTTGCTAAGTCTTATGAGTTAGTAAGTGAGGCGAGTAAGGAGTATGTAGATAATCATACTGAAATTATTTCAGATGAGGACATAGAAAACATGGAAAAAGATGATTATACTCCCTCTCCTGAACAAATAGAGCAGTTAGCCGAAAAAATCAAAAATAATAAGACTTTAGGAAGTAACGAGCAGAAGTTTTATGATAAATTTAAAACGGAAGTAGATGAGGCGATAGTTAAGAAGCAACAGTCAGAAAGTGACCCTATAAATGATGAGGAAGGTGCTGAGGAGGTAACCGATTATACACCAGAGATAACTAAGATGCAGCAAGAGCTGGATGAGTTAGAGAAAGGTGGGGCATCAGACTATATTGATGATGTGTTAGAAAGGATGCCTGATAATGTTACTAATGATGTAATAGATGAAGTAGTAGCGAGGAGAAAGAAATATTTGAAGGAGAAGATCGAAAGGTATCAAAATGGGACAGTGGACTCAGCCGTAGAGGATGAACTGTCTAAATTAGAGGAATTAGAAGACGAATATGCTACTATTCCTAAGGAGGATACCGCCGCTAAAAAAGAGGCAGAGAAGAAAGTTAATAATCAAAGAAAGAAAATAGAAAATTCTATATCTAATGAAGATACTTATTCTCCAAATGCTGATTTCAAAGATAAGTTAAAATGGATTAAAGATCATTTTAAGAAATTAGGAATTAAACTATCAAATAAAGGAGAGAGAAGTGTAACTAATAGTATAGAGGAAGATATAGTATGGTATTTAACATTTAAAGCCATAGGAGAAGAGAACCTTACTGAAGATCAAAAACAGGCTTATCAAGAGATAAAAGAGAATCTTGAGAATCAGAAAATAGGAGGCAAATCCTTCATTGAGATCTTGGGGACTTCTACAGAGAAGAAAGGTAAGAATAAAACCAAAGAGATTACTCCTTATCCTAAAAATAGAAGTAAGAGAGAGGCGAAGAAGTGGGTTACTAAGGTAGTAGATAGCTTGGGGATTTCTGATTTAGTATCTTCAGAAGAAATAAATAGTATAGTAGAGTATTTAGACTATAAAACAAAAACTACTAAACTTACACCTGAGGAGAATGATAGATATGAACTTGCTAAAGCTAAATTAGACGATTTCCAAGTAGGAAATAGGCCTCTTACAGGTATTATAGATGATGTGTTAAATGGTAAGGCTGTAGATGAAGTTAAGGATAGCATCACACATTCAGATTCTAATACAGAAATTGCTCGGGAAATAATATTAGATGAAGGTAATAAATCTAAGAAGGAGGACGAAACAGCTTCTGAAATTCCTACTGAATTGATATTAAATGAAACTCAAGAAGAGTTGCAGCAAGAAGAGGAAGAGGAGAATATATTGGATTCATTCCCAGCAAATGCTTCTTTTAAAGAGAGAATAGATTGGATAAATGATAATCTTGATGATTTAGGTCTTTCTGAATATGTTGATGATATTACTAAAGTAGAAAAACCTTCTGAGGAGGAAATGCAGAGGTACTTAGATTTAAAAACTAAGGGTATTGACAATATGGATGCCGCTGAGAAATTGGAATTCACCACTTTACGAGATAAAATTAGAGCATATAAACTATTAGAAAATAGTGAATTCGAAGGTGTTCCTTTATTAGATATGTTAGATGCCATTGCCGAAGTAACAAACGCCGAGGAAGTTAAGGAAAGACAGGCTAAGGTAGAGGAAGAGGATATACAAGAAAGTGTAGCCACTCATGACCAAAACCTTAATGACTTAGGATTTACAGAAAGATCTCCTGTCGTAGGGTTAGTATATGATGGAGTGTTTATGTCTAAGAATCAGTTGCACCATGTTAGATTGGAGACTTTGGCTCGTAAGGCAGTTGAGAAAGGCATGGATATAGTTGTTAGAACTTTTACAGGTACTAAAACTGAGGGAGATATTAAGTATGTTTCTGAAACTCCTATTCCAGCTAATAACATTGGATTAGTTAATAACTATGAGGGGACAAACGGCGTGGAAATATCCTTTGTTGGTAAGAGTGGAAAAATAGTACTTAGGAGGTCAAACTCAAATGTCACAAGAGGACTGCATGTAGAGGAAGGAGATGTAGTATCACTTTTAGATGCCAGAGCTTACGCTATTAAGGGGGCAAACCATAGATACCTACAGTTATATGATAAAAAATCTAACGGTAATTACGGACCTATGGAGGCGGACTTCACTGTGAAGAACAATGGGGTTACAATGTCTTTTAATAGCGAGGCAGCAGCTAACTTGAAACCTGGAGACGAAGTATATATTAAATTCGAGGCAGCCGATGATTACAATAGAAGTTTAGAAAAGCGAGATTATGCTACAAAAGGTAATATGTATATTGTAGACAAGAACGGAAAACTTTTAAATGTTTTAAAAGCGGCGGCAACAGAAAGGAAGAATTTAGGACCAGGGTCTGCATGGAGCAAATTAAAGGCAGCTAGAAAACTTGCCACTCAAAAACCTGTTGTTCCTATTAAAATATCTGGTACATACTTAGGGTATCCAAAACTTCAGATAGATGAGAATAATAAACCTATAAAGCATACTATAGATGAATCTAAGGTTTTAAGTTATGGGTTTAGAGATGGTAAGGGACAAATAATTTTATTTAATAGTGGGGTAGAGGTACACAATGCTCAATATGTAGAAGCCATGAAAGCGGGTAAGACTGTACCTATCGTGGTATTTAAATATGGTAGTAAAAATGTTGCTTTCCCTATTGATGTAAGCTCTGAGACCAAAGATGTGTCTTCTGAATTAACAGATATACTTTCTAATGATGCTCTTAATGAGGCTCAGAAGGTAATACAGTTAAATACTCTAATGGCAAAGTATGGTATAGATAATGAAGCCTTGAGAAGAAAAGGCGGAGACATATCGACTGCTGATGTGGCAGAAATAAAGGAGCAACTATCTAATATCGAAATGCCTGTAGATTATAAAGATCAGGCTGCCGTAGAAAGAGCAAATAAAAGTATCTTCATTGATATGAACGACCCATTTATGGCTTCTAAAATAGTTCTTGATTACGGAAATGTAGAAGAATTAGTAGAACAGAAAAAAGAAAATAAAGAAGCTAAAAAAGAAACTCCTGCCAAAGAAGGTAAGGAAGAAGCTGAAAAGAAAACATGTAAAAAGAAGAAAAAGTAATAATAGGATTCCCCATGTTTCCCTGAATATATTCAAATCGTGGGGTAGTGTTAATTTTTGAAGCTGAAAATCAATAACATAGAAAATATTTTGAAAAAAGATTTGGAAGTTTCAAATATTTGTTATACATTTGCAGCTGTAGTTTTCTCTTAACCCACAGAGGCTGTGGGACAAAATACCGCCATTATTCTGGATTAGGCGGTATTTTATTCTTTTATAGCTTTTAATGACCTTTACTAACTAATGAAGACATTTGACATAACTTTTAATATAAATTTAGAATAATGTATTTAACAGAAAGACATATAATAAAGAATAATAAGGAATTAGACATACTTTGTTTTAATTCTAAAAATCTTTATAATAAAGCTTTATATTTAGTTAGACAACATTATTTTGAAACTAAAAATTATCTAAATTACTATGATGTTAATCGTTTAATGATTGATTCTAAGGATGTGGACTATTACGCATTACCTTGTAAAGTTTCTAATCAAACTTTAAGATTACTTGATAGGAACTTTAGTTCATTCTTTGCTTTACTTAAGAAGAAACAAAGTGGTAATCATAATAAACTTATTAGGATTCCAAGGTATTTAGATAAACAAGGTAGATTTATAGCTATTTTTCCCAAAGATGCTGTATCTAAAGTATATCTTAGAAAAGGCTTAATTAAGTTATCTTCTTTATCTATTAAAATACCTACAAAGGTAACTGAATCTAATATAGTAGAAGTAAGAGTTTTACCTAGAAACAATCATCATGTAGTTGAAGTTGTTTATAAAGTAGAAGAGAAAGAATCTAAAAGTGATAATGGAAGATATGCTTCTATTGATTTAGGATTAAACAATTTGGCTACAGTTGGTTCTAATGTTGTTAAATCTTTTATTATTAATGGTAGACCTTTAAAATCAATTAACCAATATTGGAATAAAGAGAAAGCAAGGTTACAATCATTACTAAAAGGTGATAAGAAAACTTCAAAAAGAATAGAAAGTATAACAAATAAAAGAAACAATAAAATAAAAGATTATTTACATAAAAGTTCTAAATATATAGTGAATTTCTTAGTTTCTAATGATATAAGTACTCTTATAATAGGTTATAACGAGGAGTGGAAACAAAACATTAATATTGGAAAGAAAAATAATCAATCTTTTACAGCTATACCTTTTTATACTTTTATAAAACAGTTAGAGTATAAATGTAAATTAGAAGGAATTAATATTATTCTTACAGAAGAATCTTATACATCTAAATGTAGTTTTCTAGATAATGAATCTGTAGAGAAACATGAAAGTTATTTAGGAAAAAGAATAAAAAGAGGACTTTTCAAGTCAGCCAAAAACAGAATAATCAATGCTGATCTTAATGGTTCACTTAACATTTTAAAGAAAGCAGTTGGAGAATTTCAGTATCCAATAGAGGTGTGTAGTACGCCGTTAAGAATTAGCATTTAAAGTGGTTCTTATAAAACTTAAGACATTGATTTTGTTTTAAGTAACTATTTTTGTTTTTATATTTGATAGTTAAAATAATTTTTATATATTTGCAAAAATTATTTAACGGACTCAGATTTGAGTTGATTGAAAATATACAAAATAAATTTTTAAGGAAATGACATACAAATTAGAGAATTTAGGAGAAGTGAACAATAGTAACTCCCTTAAGATGACGAGTAGGGAAATTGCAGAGTTAGCAGGTAAAAGGCACGATAATGTCATGAGAGACATTAGAAATATGGAACCTGCATGGGAGAAAGCCACTGCCCTCAAATTTGAGGTGAGTGAATATGTAGATTCAACAGGTAGAAAACTTACTGAATATCAGTTAGATAAGCGAGAGGTTTTATATGTGGCAACTAAGTGGAATGATGAAATTAGAGCGAAAATAATTTTGAGATGGGAAGAGTTGGAAAATAATTTGAGAAACAGTCAAAATGTAATTTCTTTACCTCAGAATTATGAAGAGGCGTTGGAGCATTTGTTAATTCAAGTTAGAGAAAATAAAAAGTTGATAGCTGAAAATAAAGAGATGCAGCCAAAAGCGGATTTTTATGATGCTGTAGTTCAGAGTGAGGATACTATAGATGTAGGACAGGTAGCAAAAGTTTTGGCAATTAAAGGCTATGGTAGGAACAATCTATTTAAATTATTAAGAGAGCAAAAAGTTCTAATGCATAACAATCAACCATATCAGAAATATATCGATTGTGGTTACTTTAAACAAATAGAAACACAGTGGTACGATAGGAAAGCAGAGATAACACATATAGGTCTGAAGACTGTCGTTTATCAGAAAGGATTAGATTTCATTAGGAATTTAATAGAAAAGCAAAAATAATTTTAATACTTTTGGTAGTTTAAAATATTTGTTTTATATTTGCAGATTGTTAATTATCGCAATGGAGTTTTTAGGAATAGGTATGACAGAGTGGACGAATGTAGGCAAAATCCAGCTAGATATTATTATCTCATCGTAGGTTCGAATCCTACTACCTATCAAAGTTATTGCCTGTCTCATCTGTTTGAGATTTCAAAATAGCGGAATGGCAGCCGAAGTCTCATTAAAAATATAGAATGAGGAAAAAGTTTTTATTATTATTAACAAGTTTAGGAATTGGATTAAGTGCAAGTATTAATGCACAGCAAGTAGGAAAAATCACATGGTATGGAAAAGCCTACCATGGAAATAAAACAGCAAGTGGAGAACGGTTTGATATGAATGGTCTCACCACAGCTTCTAATACACATAAGTTTGGAACTAAGTTAAAAGTAACTAATCCTTCAAACGGTAAAAGTGTAATAGTCAGAGTTACCGATAGAGGTGCTTTTACTAAATACGGAGTGTTATTAGATTTAAGTTATGCCGCTTTTAAAACTATTGCCAATCCTAGACAAGGAGTAGTAAAAAATGCTAAAGTAGAAGAAATTAAATAATCTTTCATAAGTTTAAATTTTAAGTTAATCCGAGACTGTCACTAAATTTTTAGTGGCAGTTTTGTTTTTTAAAATATTTTTTATATCTTTGTGCGATAAATTAATTATTATGAAACAAGAGTGGTTTAAGGAAGACTATAAAGAACGGTTTAAACTTAGAAATACCAAGTTAGACACAAGGACATATTCTTTAGAAGAAGTAATAGCTATAGCGACGGAACTTCAACCAACTGTAACAAAAGAGCAGGTGGAAGATATAATAACGAGGGAATTAATTCCTCCGTATAAGCACAATGATAATCTAAAAGTAATTTATGTTTCTAATATAGATTCTTTAGATGATGGTTTATTAGAGTGGAAAAACAAGGGATGGAAAATATTTAATGTAAAGGAGTTACAATAAGATGATCATAGAAGCATATAAAAGAAATCAATCTACATTAGAAGTAGAAAAATGTAATTATGAAGAAGTAATAGAGTTTGTAAAAAACACTACAGAGATAGAGTGTGATACAGAGACTTGGGGATTTGATCCTTATCAGAATGATATATTATGTATTCAATTTGGTAATGAAAATAATCAATATTTAATTAAGTGGGATGACTCTATTATTTCTGATTTAAAAAAACTATTTGCAGATAACACTAAAACTTTTTTATTCCAGAATGCTAAGTTTGACTTACAGTTTTTGTATCATAAAGGAATATTAGTAGCAAATGTATATGACACTTTCTTAGTGGAGAGTATTTTAACTAATAGTGATCGTTATACAGCCAAGGGTCTTAAAGATTTAGTTAAAAGGTATGCTTCTGCAAATATGTCTAAGGAAGTCAGAGATACTATTGTTAGAGTAGGACTTACTGACGCCGTGATTGACTATGGGCTTGATGATGTAAAATATTTAAGTACTATTAAAAGAAAGCAACTTGAAGAAGTAAAGAAACTTAATTTGGGAGGTGCAATTAAACTTGACAATAATTTTGTTAAGGTATTGGCTTATGTAGAATATTGTGGGATTGGGTTTGATAAGGAAAAGTGGCTTAATAAATGTGAGAGGGAATTAAAGGAATTAGCTACATTAGAAAAAGAATTAGATGAAATAGTAATTAATGATCCTAATCTTAGAAAATATGTGCAGTACGGCACCTTGTTCGATCCTGTAGATACTTTGGTATGTACAATAAATTGGGGGTCTTCTAGACAGGTGCAGAAATTATTTAAAGAGTTGGGGGTAGAAGTAGAGATAGAGGAGGACGGAGCAGTAAAAGAGAGTGTAGGAAAATTAGTATTACAGAGAAATAAAGATATTAAAATAGTCCAAGTATATTCTAACTATATAAAAACTAAAAAGAGAGTAAGTTCATTTGGTAAGGATTATTTGAAATTTATAAATCCTGTCACAGGCAGGATACACACTGTCTATAAGCAGTTATTAGATACGGGGCGAATGTCTTCTGGAAACACTAAACAAGGGAAACCAAATCTACAACAGGTTCCTAATGATAGTGAGCATAGAGGATGTTTTGTATCTGAAAAAGGAAATGTTTTAATATGTGCAGACTATACAGGGCAGGAGGCTGTGATCTTTGCTAATAAATGTTTGGATAAAAACTTACTTAAATTCTATGACGATAACTTAGGAGACATGCACTCCTATGTGGCATCATTATGTTTTCCTGATGAGTTGGAGGGACTTACATTAGATGAGATAAAATCTCAACATAAAGACTTACGACAGAAAGCGAAGGCAGCAGGATTTGCTATTCAGTTTGGGGGAACAGGGTATACTATTGCCAATAACTTGGGACTACTACCTGCCGAGGGAGAAAAAGTATATAAAGGATATACGGAAGCCTTTCCTGAGATGTTCAAATATTTTAAGAAAGTATCTGATGAGGCTAAGGAAGTAGGATATGTAGAGTTCAATAAATTGACCAATAGAAAATTCTTTTTGGGAAATATGGAGGAATATGACGCCCTTAAGGAAATGATAAAAGAACCTGGTTTCTGGACTAATTATAAGGAAGAGAAAAATAATAATTCCGATTATTTTAGAGAATATTTAGGACCTAAAGTAAAGAAATACTTTAAAATGAATGGGGTAATAGAGAGAACATCTTATAATTATCCTGTTCAAGGTAGTGCAGCAGATTGTACAAAATATGCAGCATGTTTATTCTTTAAGTGGATTCTTGAAAATGATTTGTTTGGAATAGTAAAACTTGTGAATATTGTTCATGATGAGATACTTGCAGAATGTCCAGCCGAGATGGGGGAACTGTGCCAACAGAAACTAGGAGAATTTATGGAGACAGCAGGGAGTTATTTTTGTAAGAGGGTAAAATTATCAGCAGATCCTATCATTGCTACCTATTGGGAACATTAAAATATTTTTAATACATTTGTATATTTAAAAATTAATTTTTATATTTGTGCCTTAATAATAAGAAAAATGAGTAAAGATATAACAGAGATGAGGCTGGAAGATAAGTACAAATCTGAGCACGAATTGTACTACAAAATAATCAGCGTTTATAATGTAGTAGAGGAGTGGGGATTGACAGACACTCAAATCAACATTATCATTTATTTAATAAGACATGGATATAGTAGAAATACTAAACAAATTATTTGTCATAACACAGGTATTTCTCCAAGTTCTTTAAATACTAATTTATCTTATTTAAGACAAGGTAAAGTAGGAAGAAAGACTATAGGGAGGTTATTAGAATTATCTGAAAGAAATAATAATATTACCCTACTACATCCAAAATTACAACATATAAAACAGTTAGTAGATTCTGATTGTAAAAGAATAGTAATAGAATTTAGTCCAATATTTAACACAGATTATGAGGCAGTTTCCTAAAGAACTACTTCCTATTACTGAAAAAGACATTATTAAAGAGGTTGCTGAGGAGTTGGGATATACTGAGATTCAAGTAACTGATGTGTATAGGGCTCTTATTGAGGCTCTTGATTATATTGATCATCATGAAAATGCAGTGGCTATGAATTTATGTTCTTTAGGAACAATGTTTATAAGTCTGGAGCGTTTGAAGGTAGAGGCAGATATTGACTATGTCCTAAAGAAAACCCACTGTATTTTGGCGAATACTAAAACAGATTTCCCAAAGCCTCATTATTTTAGTCCTCACGAAATGATACCGATAGTTTCACTATACGGTACTTATCGTTTAAATAGGCTTATGGGGAAAAACGCAGTAGATAGACATGAGAACTTTACTGTAGATGAACTCATCCGTAGACAGAATAAAAGATTTTGTGTAGAAGACTGTGATTATAGGGATAAAAACCTTTATGATGAATTTTTCTATATAGAACCACAAAAGCCATCACAAGTTATTTCTAAGTCTATGGAACAGGACCTAGAAAAAGAGTTAAAAGAATGTCCTAGGGTAGGGGCATTTTTGTCTTATGAAGAACGATTAAGGAGGCTTTTAGAGAGGAGGCGACTTATTAGTATGTCTGAAAAAAGAAATAAAAACAGAATAGGAGGAAAAGAGTATGAGAGAAGAACGAAAGAAATAAGTAAATCAAAAAACAATGAGTAATATATTACATACAGATTCTAATTTTCAAGTAGAGAACTTGAACCCACAGATTGCCACATTAAGATTTGAAAGACCTGATGCACCAAAGACAGGTAGTGGTAATAACATGATAGTAGTAGATTTTGGTGAAAAGAAGCAGGGAGACCTTGCGGTATGTTCACTAAAACTAACGGGAGATGTTGAGATATTAGGAGCGGGAGCATCTTGTGGATGTACTGTCCCTTCATTTAGACAGATTCCTGAGGAAGAAGGTGGAGGATGGTTAGTAACTATACAATATGATTCTTACAAAATTCATGATAATGTGAGTGTCATTGTATGGGTGCACGCTATAACTCAACAAATAAACTTTAACATAGTGATGAACCAATAATTATTATGGAATTTAGAAAAAACACAGATATAACCATAGAGGAGTTATTTTGTGAGATTAGGATTTTACAAAACATTCTAGGAATCAATGATATTGGTAAGGTAATATGTTCATTATTAAATGGACTGCCTAAATCAAAATTATTTGAGATGAGTAATGAAGAAATTATTAAACATATACAAACAATACAAGTAATAGAAAAAGACAATGACTGCACAGAATTATTTAAACGCTAAGATAGAAGTATTACAAGTTTATAACTCAGAGATAGTAGAGCCGCTAAAACAGCTTGAAAAGATAGTAGAGAAATTAGGAATGAATACTGAAGAGGCTATGTTAGACGCCATTAACAACAATGAACTGTCTGACGAAGACCTTGAAGTATATTTCAAAGTATCTATGATGAACTCTGATGTAAGAGCATTGTATACTGAAATAGCTAATATTATTAATTTTGCTCAAAATACAGAACTTGAACTAGATTATAGTGAAGCATTAAAGATTGATGGTCTTGAAAACATTATCAATAATGTAGGGGGAAGTATTAACCCTGGGCTATATCTATCAGTTAAAGATGGTAAGTTGGTAATAAATGATCAAGAATTATATGATAAGACTAAAGCCAACTTCATTGAGCATCTAAAAAGAAGATAACATTTATGAGACCAGAATTAAAATTATTAATAGATGAATATAATAGTAAACTCAGTGACTATGAATCATTTGTTAATGAGAATAATTGGTTAGGAGATTTAGGATTCAGACTCAAAAGTGGGTTTGGATCCTCTTTGTTAGAGACCGAAATACAAATCATCACTACTGTATTAGATATTATTGATGATGTAAAGTCGGAGGCGGGAATAGACATAGATACTGCCACAGTAAAGAAAATATTTAAAAGAGCTACTAATATTGTAGAAATACATTTAGAGAGAATTGATCAATTTAATATGACTGATTACTTTCTCTCTGATGAAGGAGATGATGACGAAGATTTAGAAGGGGAAGCCATTGGAAAGGTTAATGGTGAGATAGTAATGTTTGATGCCAAACTTGCCAAACATAAAGTAAAAGTAAAGACTAAACTTGTAAAGGTAGGGGCAGAAGAACAAGATACTAATAAAAGTATGCACTTGTTTAATTCAGACAAGAAGGCATCTTTATTCATGCAGCCATATATCACAGAAGTAGTTCCTATTACAAGAAAGAAGTGGGAAAATTTAGCCATTCCATCATTAGATGTGACTCAATCTAATGAAATGTTCATAAATATGAAAAAAAGTGATATACCTGAGTGGGATTCTACTAAACACTTTTTTGAACAGAATACTTCTACAATACAGTTCTGGCAGGAGGAAATTAGGAAGATTAACGAAGGTATAAACATTTGGGGATACCAACTATCACCATGGTTATACTGGCACTTAAACCACATGCATATATCGCAGGGTAGTGGTAAAGATCAGAGATTGGCACAGCCTATACTTAGAGATAACGAGTACTATTTTGATGAAATGTATAAGCAGGCAGAAAACCACGGCCGTGTAGGACTGTTACTATATGGGTCAAGGAGATGGTCAAAATCTACCTCTATTGCATCTAAGATTATGCACCTACTATATACAATTCCAAGAGCCAAAGGATCAATGTTAGGATTTAGTTACAATCCAGACCTTGATACCTTATTAAAATATTTAATAGAATCTATGGAAGGTATACACCCCGCATTATCATTACCTATACAATCATCAGGTGAATCGGGTATAGACTTTGGACTTCAAGCAAAAGGAGGAGGTATTAAGTATATCTATTCTACTCTTACGGCCATTAACTTAGGAGGTGGGGTAACTAAATCAAGTACTCAGAAGACGGCAGGTTCTAAGCCAGATGTTTATTGTATGGACGAGATTGGTAAGGGGAAATGTATAGCACCTTGGCAGGCAGCCATTCCTTCATTTGCTGGAGGTAAAGATGGAAAGTGGAGATGTACTCCTATTCTATCTGGGACGGCGGGGGAAGAAGCACTGTCTGTGGATGCAGAAAAGCTGCTCAAAAATCCTTCTGCATATGATATTATGCCTATGAATTGGGATACTTTGGAATCATTTGTAGATCCAGAATTCATAACATGGAGAAGAAATACCTTTGGAATGTTTCTACCAGCACAGATGTCTATTGAACCACCTGTTCCTAAAATTAAAACTAACCTTGCAGATTTCTTAAAGATAGAAGATAACGAAGGATTAAAGCAACTTGAAATTCAAGTAACAGATTGGAAAGGAACAAAAGAATATTTTGAAGGACAGCGAGAAGCAAAATCAGTAGATATTAATAGTTTGGCTTCTTATACTAACTCATTCCCATTAGACCCAGAGGATTGTTATATCACTACTGAGGTAAATAAGTTTCCTGGGATGCAGTGTAAACTTAGAAAGAAACATATTGAAGAAAAGGGGGAAGTAGGACAACGAGTATGGTTAGTTAAGAATTTCGACCAAATATCAAAAGTTCAAGCCATAGAACCGACAGTAGATGTGTTTCCATATGAAGGAGGGTCAGTCAATGCTCCAATAGTAATGTTTGATGACCCTTATACTGCTTTCAGCGACCCTCCACCGTTGGGGTTATATGTAATCGGGCTTGATGATGTAAAACAAGATGTTACTTCTGGAAATTCATTGGCGTCGGCAACAGTGTATAAGCGAGGATATGAGGGGGGAGAATGGGCAAACAGAATTGTAGCATATTATGATTCCAGACCTGAGAAGAAAGTAGACTTCTATAGAAATCTTTATTTATTAGTTAAGTATTACAACGCCATGGTACTTCATGAAAACGCCGATAATGGATTTGTAGAATGGATGGAACAAAACCACATGGACGAAATGTATCATTTTTCAGATGGTATTGGTCTGGCCATAGAGGAAAACCTACATAGAAATAAAAACAGAAAATATGGCTGGTCACCAACTGCACAAAACATTTATAATCTTGAAAACAGAATAGTAGCATATTTACAACAAGATAATGTGGTACTTGGGGAACATGAAGGACTGTCAGGAGTAGACTTGGTAAACCATCCAATGCTATTAGAAGAATTTTATAAATATAAAAAAGGAGGTAACTTTGACCGTATTAGATCTTTTGGATTGGCACTGAGTTTGGCACAATATTATGATAAACTATATCTGTATATTAAAAAGCGTAGTCATATTCGTAGGGACGGAGATGTTGAGTTTAAGAAGAAAAAAGTATTAACTATAAATGGTCTTCCTAATTTAACATTACTAAAGCCTAAGAAATATAAATAATTACTTTTTAAATTAAATGTTTTTAAGATTAAATATTTAATCAGTAATTTTGACATATAATAACTGTAAATTAAAAATAATGTATAGAAGCTATAATTTGGGATTTTACCAGAAGGGGGGGTGACTAAAACAGTTGCTCAACAATGGAAAGAAAAGACAGGACTTGAATGGTCTGAGGCTAAAAGATTAGGATTTACTGATGGTAGTTATGAGGGAAATATTAAATTAGCTAGTCAGTTAGGAACTGATAAATTTAATGGACAATTAACTAGCAAAATTATAAATCCAGATTCTAATAAAAAAATTATATCAGATATAGTAGGTAGAAGAAATGGGGTGCAAGGACAGTCTATTTCTACAGGTAGTCAGAAAGTGATTACTCAAGGAATGCCTGCAAAGAAGTCAAATAAATTATTGCCATCTGTCGAGGAGTTAGTGGCGTCAGTTGCTGCAGGACCTGCTCCACATTTAATTAACTTAGCACAGAATAAAAATACTTCAAAATATTTACCTAGTGTTGAAGAGATGGTGGCGTCAGTTGCTGCAGGACCTGCTCCACATTTAGGAAAAGTGATGCAAAATAAAGAAGTTTCAAAACAGTTGCCGAATGTTAAAGAGTTAGCTACGGCATTGGCAGCTGGACCCGCATTAATTGCAACACATTTATTATCTAATAAATCTCCTAAGTCTAATAAGACAGGAAACGGCGGAGCTAAGGGAGGATCAGTCATGTTACCTATTCCTGTGAATGTAGGAGCATATAAAAAATATAGAGATGGTGGACAAGTTACCATTGAAGAACTTTTCGGATATTAAAATTATAGGAGAATATGAAAAATATTCTCCTTTTTATTTGTTTATATTTGAAATTTAATTATATTTGCAATATGGAAAAAGCGATAGATAATTTTGAACTTATAAAACCCCTGTTAGAATTTGAACAGGAAGATGATGAATATTATGTTATATTCATTTTGAAGCGTAGAAAAGATAATCCTGAAATGAAGGATAACTTGAAAATCATTAAAGAATATTATATCTCTTCTGTGGATTATTTAGAGAGTAAGAAAGAAGAAATAATAAAACTTTGTGAAATTTTCAATGCAAGAGCTGTGATCAATCTTAATAAAAAGAGCTATAAAAATACTGCTTTCATGTTATTAGAGAAACTTTCTTTTTCTTTGTCTTCTGAAAACTATAGAAGTTTGAAGAACATATTTAGAAAAGCAAGTGGCAATGCTAAAATAATAGGTCCTAAAAGATGGATTTTAGATATTGATGAAAAATTGCCTGAAGAAAGGATACAGCAGTTCTGTACTTTTATACATAGGCTGAGACCATAAGGAAAGAAAGAAATAGCACTACTACCTTCTAAAAATGGATGGCACCTTATTACCACTCCTTTTGATTTGAAAACTTTCAATGAACAAGAAGTCTTTAACTTTGAAGTAAAGAGAGACAATCCAACAAATCTATATATACCAAAATAATTATTATTCAAGAGAGATATTTTTAAAAATATTTCTCTTTTTTATTTGTTTATATTAAAATTATTTTATACATTTGCACTAATAAAATGAATGATATGACAAATTTACAATTAAAATTAAAGAAAAAGGATCAAGAATATTTAAAAAAGCAGCAGGAGCGGGCAATAAAAAGTCTCAGTCAGCAGCAGTTGGAGGAGCTACATAAATCAGCATTGCAACTGTACTGCACCACAGCACTACAAATATCTCTAATAGATAAAATGAATACTATAGGAGTAGTTACTTCTAAATATGATTTTATTAGAAAGTTTGCTAGGGATATAGAAAAACTCAACACGGAACTGTACAAAGCTAGCGTCACAACAGAGGAAAGAGACAATGTAAGGAGAGAAGAAGAGGACAGAATGGAAAACATTATAACAAGTATTTCCAATTTAAGTTTAAAGCAAATAGAAAAATTAGAAAATTATATAGATAATATTAAGTATGAAAAATAAACAAATTTTTAAAGAAGGGGATAGAGTTTTTGATATTGTGAATGGTTGGGGAAAAATTATTTATACATATAATGTTGATGATGAGAGATTAAAATCAGTAGATTTAATTTGTGCAGTAAGGTTTGAAAATGGAGAGGAGACACATTATTCAAAAAATACAGCACTTAAACTTCTTTCATTTACAGAATATGGAATTGATGATAGATTTTCTCAGGAAAGACCTATCGATTATGAAGAGTGTATAGGAAAGTGGGGAAAATTCTGGAACAAAGGTGAGAAGACAGTCGTTATAGGTAAATTGTTTCAATACAAACCATATAGTAATCTATATCCATTTGGAATGGATGCTCGTGACTTAGAAACTAGTTTTTATACGAATTTTGAATTACTAACAAGAACACAAGTAGAAATTTTAGGTTTATGGGGGAAATAAAAATAAGACCAATTCCAGAGCTATTGAAAGTCCTTAGAGACAATACTGATAAGATAGTTCTATGGCAGTCACCATTAGATGGTGTAGGAGAATTAGTGGTTTTTCACCACTTGTTTAGTAGAGAAGAAAGATTCATATTAGTAGGGCTGCTTGTAGAGTGGGGAGTAAAACCTGACGAATATTTGACAGAACCTATGTGGAATATATTAGATAATATTATTAATTTTTATACAGAAGAATAATGGAAAGAGAAATTTTAATTTTAGCTTTAGCAAGCTTATTATATGTTGCTCAATTTGTAAGACTTTTCCGTAGAAAGAAATTTGGAGGAGTTGCAGTAAGTATGTTACTAGTGTTGGCATGTAACAGTATGATGAGATGTCGGGTAAAATAGTTATAAGTTATACCCTTGTTATGGAAACAGTGTTATTATTTCGGTCAATTTATAATTCTAACTCTTTTAAAGAATGGAAAGAGAACCAAATGAGATAGAAGACTTAAAACGAAAATTGAATGAGGTTGTAAAAATCACTCATGAGTTTCGTAAAGAGTTTGGTGTAAATGTTTTATACTCCATTGTTCCTGAAAGGTGGAATGAAGACTTCACTGTATTTAAGGCTAAGGAAAGTGATTCTATTAAATGGATGTATATGTCAAGAGAAGATAACATGGTGCATTCAGGAGAGATACCTATAGAATATCTTGAAAAAGACATTAAAGAAATTAAGTTAATGTTATTAAAAGAAATACAGGACTCTTACAGAAAAAGTGACGAGCAGATCAAAGACGATATTGAAAGACTTAAAGTTAGGATTAAAGAACTAACTGCTTCAAGAAAGTCTAAGATTGGTAAGTGGTTTAAGGTTAAACAGTTAATAGAAGAATTAGGATGACATTAAAAGAAATACAAAATAATTTAAAACAAGTTGTAGTTGATAAATTTAGAGAACTTAATCAGATAAGAAACGAAATTATCGCTGAATGTGGAGAGTGGGCTGATAAAAAACATGACGAATATAATTTTCCAATAGGAGATTTTAGTGAGGAAGTACTATTTATATATGTTTTATCTAAAGAAGGTATAAAATGGGGTATCTTAGGAAAACCGAGTAAAACAATTCCGTTATATTATTTTGAAAGAGATTATGATACTTTAAAGAGATGGTTTCTACGAGATTTACGAGACAACTATAATAGTAGGTTGAAAAGTATTGGTCAAAGTTACCACCACCATAGAGAACAAATGAAAGAAAAAAGTGAGTTATATGACGAAGTTGAAGAAAAGTTGAATATTATTGAAAAAGTATTAGAAGATAATGATGATAGATGATATTTATTATCCTGATGGTGGCGGGAGAAAGGGACAAAATAAAAATAAAGCGGACTTTTATTTGTCAATTCAACATAGTAATGTGAAACTAAACAGGCTTCCACTGACTGCTTCAGGTTATGGAGACTTTTTGAGAAATCTTAGAGATATAGGAGAGTCTTCTCGTCCAAAATACCTTTGGATAGAAACAGTTAATTCTGACAGATATATTGTTTCTCGAGAGGTCTTGACAGGTGGCATTGTAAAAATAGAAAAAGCATGGAAAAATTCGGAGACATAACTAAACTTAGGATATTAGTAAATCCAAATATATCTAAAAGATTATTTGAGTGGCTGGACGGAAGAGTAACTGTGGATACCTATGATGGGTACGCACACCATGAACCAGCAATAATATGGATACATGAATACTATGTAAAAGATATTATAGAAGCCTATGAAAATACTCATGAATCAATGAGATTTAAGGAGTTAGACTCTTTTGTAAAATTTCTACAAAAGAACAAAGTAGACTATGTTAAATTTCCTAATGGATATATAGAATATGAGAAAAATTAAAGAAATTACATCCTTAGAAACAAGACTTATAGAGTTATATAGACATAAGGTAGGAATTGAAAAAGAGAAGGGAATTGAAATTTGTTTTAAGTTTATTCCTTCTGAAAGAATTAAAGAAGATGGGCTTGAAAATATTGATTTGGATGGTTTAATAAGAAACATGAATACTGGAACGATGAGTGATACAGATCTTGAATGTTTGGAAAGTTTGAAAGCAAGATATTCTTATTTATTAGAAAACTATGAGGTTAAACAGGTTCTCGGAGACTTATTTTATAGTAGCCCGTTTAAATTGAGAAGGAGGAACAGAGGATAAATAATAAAAGATATGAGAAAGATATTATATAGAGCTAAAAGTCTTGAAAAAGATAATTTAGGAGAATGGGTTTATGGAGACCTTATACACCATAACGAAGAAGCATTTTATATTTTGCCTCAAAATAGAGAATACTCTGAATTATATAAACATGGGATTCTGATAGACGAAAATACTATAGGACAATTTATCGGAATTTATGATGTAAATAGAAAAGAAGTATATGAAGGGGATATTATTACTTTTTTGATGGGAACATATACTGTGAAATGGTCTCTTTCAAATTTGTCTTTTAGAATGGAACAATGGATAAATGAAGAGGAAGGTGTGAAAGAAATAGTATCTTTCATGCTTACTCCGCACCACGAACATAAAATAACTATTGTAGGAAATATATACGAAAAATTGTAAAATGACTAAAGCATTTGAATTATTTAAAGAGAGTTTAGAAAAAATTTCTGATGAAGATTTTGCTAAAATTTTAGATGAGATGGAAAATAAAGAATTAAAAATAGAAGTACCTCAAGGGTATGAAATTGACAGAGAAAATTCAACTTTTGAAAAGATAGTTTTTAAGAAAGTTGAGGAGTTACCTAAAAGATGGGGAGAGTTAAAAAGAATAAAAGGGGTATATGTAGATTCAGATAGTAGATTATGTAATAGTGGATATGGTGCAACATATGAAACTAGCAAGAATATATTTCCTACAATAGAAGAAGCAGAAGCATGTGTGGCACTTGCACAATTGTGCCAGTTAAGAGATAGATATAATGATGGTTGGAAGCCTGATTGGGATAGTATGTCAGAAACAAAATATGTCCTAGAGATAAGTAGGAATATTGTAGTTAAAAATTTTTATGGTAACAGACATAAAATATTAGCCTTTAAAACAGAAGAACTTAGAGACAAATTCTTAGAAAATTTTAGAGATTTAATTGAAACAGCAAAACCTTTATTATAATGAAAACATTCAATTTTGATAAACCTTATGAAGAATTATCTTTTAATGAGGTACTATCTGTATTGCTTGTAATAGTTGATGAAATAAGAATTACAAAGTTTGGTAAGAGTGATGAGTTTAACTATCTTATAAGTTTATTCAGGACAGTTAGAGATTATACAAATGAAGATGAATTTGAGCTTAATTATCTAAATATAACATGGAATATATCTTCTGAAGTTAAAGATTTAAACAGTTTAAAAAATCAAAATTCTAAAACAAGAAATTTATTAGATTCTTATTTTGAATCTGCAATAAATTTAGGTTTAATAGAATTAAAATTTATAGAATGAAAATAAGCAATAGAAATTTAATTTTTGTAACTATTTTAATTTACTTTATAATATTAAATATTGTAATGTATGTTCCATTTACTATTTATAATTTAAGTTTAAATGTAGTGGATTGGAGTAAAGAGTCTAGAACTTTCTACTGTTTCTTATTAGGAGGTATGAACATTTCTATAATATTTTTAATACCTCCTATTTACAATAATTTTAGAGATGAACTTTGATTATGGATGAAGTTAAAATTAGAAAAGTTGATGAAAATTTAAAAGATACTATAAGAAGTGTAATAAAAAACGACAATCCTGTAAAATTGGCATAAAAAGTTTTGAAGATTGTGTAAAAATTATGTGTTCTGCAGGTACATTTTATGTAAATAAAACAGATTATTTAGCAATGATGACTGAAATTTTAGATGTAAAATATTAAAAATATAAATATGGCAAACATAAAGAAAGAAATTGCACCTACAGATGAGGAATTTTACAAGTACTTTGTAAATAGATTATTAATTGGAAAAATTACAAAAGTTAAAAACAATACTAAAATTAATGGAATAGTTGATTCTATCAGAAAAAATACTTCTAATGTTAGAATACTTAATAGTAATGTAATTGCAAATAAAGATAGTGAAATGGCTCATATAGATGAATGTTTAAAAAATTGGTAAAAAATGAAGAAAACAATAAAAATACCTAGTGGTCTTGAAATAGATTTAGAGAATAGTTCAAAAAATATAACCGTTTTAAAGAAAAAAGAATATGGTTGGGAAGATTTTTGGCAAGTAAAAGGTTATTACACTACAACATGGGCAGGGATTGGATATGGTACAAGTTGTAAGAAGTCAGATAGTGCTGATAAAAACACTTTCGTTACATTAGAAGATACTGTAGCAGTACTTGCTTTAAGTCAATTATTACAATTGAGAAATAAAACTGTTGGAGATTGGAAACCTGATTTTAGAACTGATAGTAGAAAATATGCTATTATAGTTTGTGGAGATGAAATTGAAATTAGAGTGACATATTTTACTCAGTTTATTTTAACCTTTGAAAATCGTGGCCAAGCTTACAAATTTATGGATGACCATATAGAACTTATAAAACAAGCAAAACCTTTATTATAGATTATGAAAATTAACGAATACGAAATAATAGATATTGTAAAGAGAATATACAGACTTCAACAGAAATTGATGACTAAGAATGCCGAATGGCTGAGTGTTATGAGAAACTTGATGCTATAAACAAAATTAGACAGAACGTGAACCACATGTAGAAATAATAGGTAACATAATAGATAATCCTGAATTAATAGAAAATAATGATGAAGATAAATAATTATACAATAGAAGAAATAATTTTGAAGTTACATAAAACTCAGAAAAAATTTGTGAAAGCAATAGATAGATTAAATATGGCCGAATCTTACAAATATGAAATTAAGACTCCTGTGGGAGATGATATAAGTGATTTTTCTGAGGAATATGTTTTAGAGAATATAACTCTTTATGTACAGACAGATGATGACCATATTTGTTGGAAAATGCGAGGATTTGATTATGGAGAAATTCATATAGAGCCTGATATGCATTCGGGGGCTTTTACTTTAGAACAATTGGAGGAATTAGATGTTAAAAAAGAAATCGATAAATATCTTATACGAAAGTTAGAATTAGAAAAAAGTAGGTATGAAAATGCTTTAAAGGATTTAGAGTGGAAGGAAGGAAATATAAAGAAATTAGAAGCTGTTTTGAATAAAATAAAAGAAAATGGAACTGAAAATAATACAGACACAGGAAGAGTTTGATAAGTTAGCACGACAACACTGTGAAGTAAACAATGGATGTAATACCGAAGAGTGTGCAGAAAATTGGAAAGCGGGATATTTATATGCCTTACAACAACTGTATGAGTTCAGGCAGTCAGTGGTCTTAGGAGGAGAAGATACATATAGTAGTATATGTAAGATTGATGAGAAGATAAATGAATATACTTGTTTAGAAATAATATCGGATTAGATATGGAAAATCCTAAAGTTGGAGATGTTTGGAAAATTAGGAGAAGTGTCTTTTTCTTTGGAAAAGTTAGAAAAGGAGATATTCTTCATAAAGATGGTATTAGAACTAAAGTTTTAGATGTAAAATATTGGAGTTCTGAGATGGATTTCCATGATAATATGACTATAACTTTAAAAAGATTACCTGATAAAACATGGTTTGAAATTGTAGGAAATACATTATCTGATTGGATGACTTATGTAAATGAGCAAATAGATGTTATATTAAAATTTTATAAATTAAAATGACTAAACAAGAAATTTCTAAACTTGTAGAGGAACACTTTGGAAAACTAACAAGAAGTTGTAACTTTGTTGGAGGTTGGATGGCTGAAAATAAATTTAGATTAATATATCATGAGTTGTTCAACAAAGCCTTGGAAAAGAGTTCGAAAAACACCATTATTAAAGATGAAACACCTGTATTTGATATACCTTGGGATTTTGACAATAAAGATTTAAATAAAATATTCTCAAATAAATATCTATTACCTTGTTTAGACTTTATTGAAGAAGTAGAATTTTTAAGAGATTCTATTAGAGAACCCTTATTGCATAATTATTTTACACTTTTAAGTTTGAAACCTGAAAAATGGATGTTTAAAAAGAAAACAGGGTGGTTTAAGTTTAATCGTAATTTTTTCAAAAGTTATTTAAAAAAGAATAGTTCAGAGACTATTATAAAATTTGAAAACATTCAAGATATGTTATTTACATATAGACTAAAACCAACTAAAGCGTTTATTAAAGAAATGACTAAAAATATTGGAAATTATGAAAAGTAACAATTCGTTTTTAATTATAATAGGGATAGTAATATTTTTCATTATTTTTAATATTGTAATGTACTATCCTTTTGTAATATATAATGTGAGTTTCAATGTTGCAGATTGGGAGAAAGAATCAAGAGCTTTATATGCTTATTCAGCAGGCATTATGAATATGTTTTTTATGGCTGTATCTCCAATAATTTTTGAAGAAATAAAAGATAAAGTAAAATGAAAAAATTAATATTTAATAGGACACTCATTCCTATAAAAACTCATTTTAAAGAAGAGAAAGAATTTCTATCTACATTACCTGATAGATTTGAAACTTCTAATCCGTTAATGTTAGATATTGCTTGGGAAGAAGGATATGAAATATTTTTATTGGACGAGGATAAAAAAGAAATAAACATTAGAGATTTGACTCTTAAAGAGTTGAGACCAGCTCATAATATCACTAAATTATATTTAGCAGACCATTTCACAAACATCGTAAGTGATAAGTGTTCAGGTCTCTTTAAAGAATTTGGTAGAGCAAACTGTGAGGAAGACTATGTGCTTTTCTTAATAGAAAAAACTTTTGGTAGAAAGTATCCTGAAGAATGTGGAGTGGATAACAGAGAGGTTCTAAATAATATAAAATATTTAAATAAGATTATTGAGTATTGTATATCTGAATTAGGAGTCACATATTATAGGATGACTAATGGAAATACAGATGTTTTGGACTGTAAAGCTGAAGCGGAGAGAGGTCTTAAAGAACATAAAGAACAAATAGAAATTATATTATGACATATGTAATTTTATATAGTTATTCAGACGATTTAGGAAATACTTTCTTTAAAGAGTTAGAGATAAATGTAAGAAGTATAAAACACTTACACAGGAAGATAAGAAATCTTGAACAACAATTAGAGTTTCTTGATTTTCATGTGGTCGATATTAAATTATTATAACAATGAAAGTAAAAGAAATAATATACAAAATACAACAGTTACAAAACAAATTTTATGAACTTACTGACTATCAAATTGATAACAATCCTTTCGGAGATGTCATTACTCATTTTCAATCTTACTTATTTGAATCAGCGAAAATTGAAGCTGTAGGTGAAGATAGTTATGAATGGACAGTATTTATTGACGGAGATGAATATGGAGGGCATGTCAATAAAGATGTGATAGAAAACGAAAATGTTAATATGTATAGAATATCTGTTTTATTTCTTAAAGATGAACTTAAGCGACTAAGAATAGAACAAAAGAACACGGATAAGGAATATTTAGAAGATTATATAGAAAATGAGATTTTTATTATAGAAGAAACACTTGAAAAATTAATGTCCAACACTGCTCAAAAATTAACTTGTTATGGATTTGATATTCCTAAAGTCACATATCCTTATTTAGAAATGATAGAGTTTTTGACAGAGAATAAAATACATATCGAAATTAAATTAATATATAATTCAGAATGGAATAAACCAAAATATGAATATGATATTAGATATTTAGGAAAGAACTGTATTATGATGGACGGACAGAAGTTAGAATATCTTACAAGGAGAGAATGTATAGATGCTGCTATAAAAGAAGCCATTAATTATTTATAAAATTTGAAGATAATGAGTGAAGACCAATTTATAGTAGTTGTGTTAGGGATAACCGCTTTAATTACATACCCATTTGCTTTGATACTTATAATAGATTTTGCAAAAAATTTTAAAAAAGGTTGTGTAGTTAGAAAATTATTAGTAATTTTGTCAATAATTCCTGTTATAAATATTATAATATTATTTGGGATGATTCTCAAAATAATATTTGAAGTAGGAAGGGACTTACTTAGAGATTTAATTAAAGATTTAAAAAACGAATTTAGAGATGAATTATAGTGAATTTTTAGTCTCTGTTGAAATTGCAGAGGCTCTAAAGAAAATAGGATTTGATAAAAATAATGACAAAGTAGTGAAACTTTATGATTATGAGAATAAAAAGATTATTGAACCTTCTTGGGAGTTTCATTATAGACAAAGTTATTTTGGTCGTTATTTAGATTTTCCAGACGAATACTGTCCTTTATTTACTTATGAGCAGGTCTTTGCCTGGTTTAGAGAGAAGGAAATATATGGACATGTTGCTCGAGATGATGGTGGATTTTACAAATTCATTGTTTCTATTAAAGACGGGGAAGATTACTATTTTGATAGTAGTGTAGATGTAGAATATGGTTTATATGAAGATGCAAGATTAGAATGTATTAAAGAACTTATTATTGCTTATAATGGAAACATATAAAGTAGTTTACAAATACACCAAGTATTTTCCTGAATTATATGATACTTATTCGCATATTATGTCCACGGAAATGAAAGTAACAAGTCAGAAAGAACTGTTTGATAAACTCTTACAGTTAGAGAGTGATCACAAGTGGGAAGTAGTAGAAATTAAAAGAGTAATGTAAAAATGAAAATAGAAGAACAGATAATTTTTTGGACTTTTGTATCAATAATAATGATTATAAATTATCTTATTGCTGCATCTTTAATAATGAATTTCAAAAATAATTTAGAAAAAGATAGTCCATATAGAAAAATTTTATTATATTTGTCAATAATTCCTATAGTAAATTTTGTAGTTATGTTATTATTACTATTAGGGATTGTTTTTGAGTACCTCATAGGAGAATTAATAGATGCAATAAAGGAAATAAAAGAAGGTTTTAAAAATGAAAAAAATTAAAGAACAAAATCTATACATTCCATATAATCTTTGTTTAAAAATGAAAGATTTAGGATTTGATTGGGTTACTTTTAATTGTTATTGGGAGCGTGTAAAGGGAACAGGAGGGTTTGGTACGAAACATGAGAAAATTCCTAAGATTTTATATGACCAAGCCTTTGCGTGGTTTAGGGAGAAAGGATTTGAATGTAATATAGAATCTTATTATGATATATTCATATCAAAGCGTATGGGGTATTTATACTATATAGAAGTTATTGAAAACGATATGCGTGCGTTTACTTATGACGATGATAATTGTTTTGATACTTACAAAGAAGCTCGTTTGGATGCTTTAAATAAACTAATAGAATTATATGAAAGAGAAAATAGTAAGAAATTATAAACCAGGAACTTGGGGCTATTGGCTCTTCTACCATGGTAAAAATGAAAAATGGTTTAGCCATCCTAAATGGTTTGGATTGAATATTTAAAATGAGATATTATTATGGAATTATTTTATGGAGATGCTTACGATAGATTAGAGAAGCACAAAGAAAAGATAAATAGTTTAAATGGAAAAGAGAGGGCAGATTATGTTTTGTGGTTACTTTTCAATAAGAACGAAGATCCTGACTTTAGAATAGAAATTAACAGAAAGAATAGACCAGAAGATTTCAAAGTAGGACAAGTTTATAGATACAGAGATGACAACTTCAGGTTAAAAACTATTGAGATTACTTTCATTAGGAGTTCTGTGTTATTTTACAAAGTTATCGCAATAAATGACACTCCCATAAATCCCGAAGAAGGTAAAGAAGAAGTTATGTTTGATAGCTGTCTTCGTGCCGAGCTAATGGAACCTGGGGAACTTGATTTTAAAGAGAACCCTAAATACTTCAAACCTAATCTAAAGTTTAATAAAACTAAAATAAATTATACTTATGGAAAATAAAAATGTAGAAGCAATACATCGTAAATTGCATGAGTGGGAAAAGAAACCTAATTTTTTAGAAGAAATGAGGGAATATTTTAAAACCACTTCTCGAGAACAAATTTTAAAAGATTGGGAGAAAACATCGGTATATGATAGCGGTAATGTTACTGCAGATAAGTTTATAAACTTTTTAGAACAAAGAAGAAAATTAATAGAATCTACCAATAATGTAATACCTGCTGATGATTTTACACTCAACACAAATGAATTAGAAGAAGATGAGACTGTAAAACTTGTAAACAAATTATTAGAATTTCAAGAAGGACTTAAATCTTATAACAAAGAGTTTAATATTTTTGGAGACGATATTACCGATTATGATAAAGACTATATTTTACAATACATTGTTATAAATAGGGTAGGAGTTTCAAAGTATTTAGAGTGGAAATTGTATAATAGGGAAGGTATTTTCTTACCTGAATGGTTTGATATGAGTCTTAAAGAGGTAATGATTAAAGATTTATATGCCAGAAAATTAAGTGTAGAATTAGAGATAGAGCTTTTACAAGATAAAATACAGAAAATTGATAGAGAAATAAAAAGATATGAAAACAACAGTAATTAACCTTATAGGTTCACCAGGAACAGGTAAAAGTACAATCGCTGCAGAATTATTTGCAAGAATGAAATGGTTAGGGTTTGATGTCGAATTAGTTTCTGAATACGCCAAGGAGTTGGTTTGGGAACAGAGACATGAAACATTTAAGAATGAGTTATATCTTTTTGCAAAACAGCATCATAGATTGTTTAGATTAAAAGGTAAAGTCAAGTTTATTATTACAGATAGACCTTTAATACTTTCATTATTTTACAATGGTAAATATGGAGATGGCAGTGAGAATTTTAAAAACTTGGTTTTAGAAGAAGTTAATAAATTTGACAATGTCAATATCTTCTTACATCGAACAAAGCCGTATGTAGCCAAAGGTCGCAACCAGACAGAAGAGGAGTCAAAAGAATTTGCAAAAGAGATGTTAGAATTAGTCAAAACTTATTGTGGAGATAATTACATAGAGTTGGCGGCAAAGCAAGGAGAGACTGTAGACAAAATATTTGAGATTTATGGGGACAATATTTAAAGTAGGAGACAGAGTTTTCGACATCCGATATGGGTGGGGAACAGTGAAACATATACAGGAGGATGTGAGTAGTTATTTTCCTGTAAATGTCTTATTTGATAATGACAAATCTCAAAATCTTAAATTTTACTCATCTGAACTTGATGGAGAAAAATACATAAATTTACTTTCTTTCACGGAATACACCTTGCAAGGATTTAGTCAAAGAAGACCTATCGATTATGAGAAATGTATAGGAAAGTGGGGCAAATTTTGGAATAAAGATACAAATGATATTGTTATAGACAAATTGATTGAATACTATGGTGATTATGTATATGAACCATTTGAGTCTAGATTTACTCAATATCAATACTTTGAACCGCTAATAGAAGAACAAATAAGACTATTAAATTTAGAATAATGAAAATAGACGGAAACACATCAGACGGATGTCACACATTCAATGAACTATATGAGTTTAGAATGATTTATAATGCTGCACTTTTCAATGAGTGGGCGAGTCATAACAAATACGAAACAAACAAAAGTTGGAAACATAATGATGGGGAATGGTGCTTTGGAAAGGAGAAGGAATGATTCATCGTGACTGCTAAAACACCTTTCGGGGTTATATCTAATCATTATCCAGCTAGTGATTGGGACATGTTCAAAATTCCTGAAACTGAAATATCTATTCATGAGTATGATGGTCATACAGCTCGAGATGTGGTGGAAAGATTAAGAAAAACAATTGAATTATAATACGGAATAACTTATAAAGATAGATTATGAAAATTACAGAAACACATTATTTAGGAGAGTGGGGTAACACTACTTCTGTAGAGATTTTAATGAAAAATGAAGATGGAGATGAAATTAGTTTTTATATGGGTCAAGGGGAACCTGAAGATATGACATTTGGTAGAGATTTGTCAGAAGTATTTGAGATTGCAAAAATGCTTAAGTTCGCATATGAAGCAGGTAAGCGTGACGAAAAATTAGAATATATTCTTGAAGAAAAAGACGAATAATGAGTTACACTGATTTTATAGTGCCTTACGGAATGGCTAAACAGTTAAAAGATATAGGATTTGATTCTCCATGTTTCTTTTATTACAATAACTTTGGACATACATTACGCAACGGATTGATTAGAAATCACAATGAAGACGAAAATCTATATTCTGCACCAACTTATGACCAAGTCTATAAATGGTTCGCAGATAGAAAATGTTATTTGGAATTTGATTTTAGTTCCTCAACTAAGTTTGGTGGATTTGTGACTTATAAAGAAGTACAAGTAATGTTAGAGGAGCCTTCTTATGAAGCTTTAAGAGCAGAAGGAATTTTAGAGATGATTGAATTGTATAAAAATAGAGACACTATTAAAGACTTAAAAGTAGAAAATGGTAATATATTGGAATGGTAAAGATATTATAGCAATGTCTATAATGATGCTTTTAATTATTATAATTGCTATGTGGTCGTTATATAATTGGATAGTGACAAAGTACAGAGAATATAATAGTTCTGAAGGATTCATAAAAAGGAGACTTAAAGAGATTATAAAGGATAAACCTCATATAAAAATTAGATATTATCAAAGTAGATTTTGTCTAGATAATGATCATTTTATATGTTTTGAAACTCTGGAAGATTTAAACTCCGTAAATATTAAAGAGATTGATTTACGATTTTTAAAAAAGTTCCCAGATGAATTGTTATCTTTCGTTCTTTTAAAAGATTACTTAGAATTTGGAGAAGATGGAATACTAATATTTAAGAATTAATATGGAATATTTGGTAAAAGTAGTAAATAGATTGTACGAATTACATAGAATAAAAGATGAGTATTTTAGTTATCCTTATCCTTTATTTGGAGACGATGTTTTAAAGTTTGATCCTGATTACTTCAAAGCATTTGCTACATTTGAAATAATACTGACTCGTAAAAAGATTAAATGGACACTTGGAGACTCTAAAGGCTTTTTTGACACCTCGTGGTTAAAACCCGAAGTTGTAGATGTAGAAATAGTGGGTAAGTGGATTAGAGAGGACATCAGAAGAAAAATTGCTAATATAGGATACGAGATAGATTGTAATGAAATAGAATTGGATAAATTGAGACAAATGCGTAATTCAGAAACATTATGGAAAAAGACACTTTAAGTATAGTAGATAAAATAACTACAAAAACAGGCGAAATAGCTACTAAAATTGAGAAATCGACAGTAAGCACCTTAGATGAATTTATAACGAAATATGAGCCTGCTATATCCTCTAAATTAGGAGATATGTGGGAATATTTTAAAGCAACCTCTAAATCTGCTTTTGAGGCATACTATAAATATCTTTTAGTAAGAGAATCATTTCCTATTCTTTTAGCCACAGTAGGTCTCATTATAGGATATTTTATTTATAAGAAAATAGCAGCAGTGTTGCCGCCTGCAGAGGAACTGTTCGAGCTAAAAGAAATTAATGATAAAATGTCATATTCAGAAAGAGACTCTATTAAATCTGAAAATTTCTATACACGAATAGAGATGGTAGCTTATAAGACAGCACCTCTGGCAGTTTATTTATTAATAGTGTTTATAACAATAAATAACATCATTCCAAACCTCTATAATTTGACACAGTTAATTGTCGCTCCTGAGGCTAAAGTGATGTTAGAACTATACCAATTGCTTAAGAAATGAGATTATTTGAAAAATATACCAAACTTTTAAGAGAGGATAAACTTGCTATTCCTTATGTAGTTTCAAGATTTGGACTTAATTTTGACTCTGAATTAAGTAATGACCAGTATGACAAACTCGTTTCTACTCGACGCAAGTTCAATAACAGAAGAGTAATTCTTTCAAAAGATGTTAAAGATATTTCGGGATACAAAGTAGACAGATTGTCTCGATATAAGAAAGTACTGCCTCTTCGTGTCATAGAAGAGATAGAAAAATTTATTACTGAATTTGATATAACTGACTATGACAACGATAGGTTTTGTGTTTTAGCACCTACAGAATATTTTGATAAAATGGGTATGACCAAGAATCCTACATGTGTTATGTTCAATATGAATGGAGTATATGTAGAAGTTTATGGTGGAGATATTAGTTTTGCCTATAATGATATAAAGAGGACATTATTGCAGATATTAGGACCTGCGAATTTCTTTGTTAGTCCTAATGTTGTTAAGGGATTTATTATAGTCAATTTAGTAGGAATAATTTTAAACACTATGTTATTTACTGATCCACTATCTTTTAAATTTTCTGCAATATTTTCAATAGCGATTATATCAATAGCAATGCTTATTATAACGCCAATAATTGCCTCTGAATGTGGTACAACTGACGCAACCAATGCTCCTTTTAGAATTGCTGTTGGAGTAGTGTTTTTGTTCACTATACAGTTTTCATATATGAATTTTAGATGGTCTCAAATGGAGGGAGAATATATTACCAGAAATGCTTATGGAGAAAGAATAATCCTTAAAATAAATAAAAACTTTTTAGATTTTGAAGAAAAAAAGCAAGAATGATTTGGAAGATTATAATAATTTTTGTAATTTTGGGCCTTGTAATCAGTTGGATAATTATAGATATGGCAAATCCAAGTCCTAAATATAAAAATTACAAAAGAATAAGTGATAATATTATTGAAGATTACGATACTGGCATTAGATATTTGATGGAAGAAATCAAAGATGGTCCTAATGCTTCAGAAGTAAAAATAGAAGTAATGTTAGATGGAAATGGGAATTACATACCGAAAAGATATATAAAGAGAATATTATAATGGCAATTAAATTTAAAACTAAGAAAAAAGAAGAAAGTAGTAATAACCGAGAGTTACTTGGTAAGATAAATAGTGTTCTACTTTCCACAGAAGCAAATGAACTTGATTTTGTAGATTATGGTTATAAGGCAGATTCTGAAAAATCTGTATTAGATTGGCTGGTTTATGATAAGAATGTAGGTATTATTTCTGAAGAAGATGGGCATGGAGTTGTTAAGTTAAAGATAACTTACGAGGGAAATACGGCGACAATAACTGTTGATGGTGGAAATGTTAATAACATTGGAAATGACTTTTATATGGTAGTTTTAAAATTATTAGAAATAGCATAACAATGAAAATATATCACATAGGTTGTACTCACCAAGTACATGACAAATTATCTATACCTGAGGATACCGATATTCTTATTCATACTGGGGATTGGTCTAACAGTAGAGACATTAATGAGAACTGTAAGGAATTTTTTAAGTTCAGGGCGTGGGTAGAAAATAACTTGGGACACATTCCCCATAAGATTTTTGTACCAGGAAATCACAGTATCTATGAGTATAATAATCAGAGAACTGCCAAAGAAATATTTAAAGAGGTAGGAGTTCATTTGTTAGTAGATGAAGCTCTAGAGATAGAGGGCATTAAGTTCTATGGTAGTCCTTATGTTCCTAGGCATGGAGATTGGGCGTATATGGCGGAGAGACACAAACTGTCCAAACGCTGGGAAAATATTCCTGAGGATACTGATATATTGATTACTCATGGTCCTCCTAAAGGTATATTAGATTTGACTGAGGAATACGATCATACTTTAAGTCAGCAGGGAGATAAAGCCTTAAAGACTTTTATAAAGAAGAGACTTAAGAAACTTAAGTTACATGTGTTCAGCCATATACATTCTAATTCTGTAATTACTAATAATGGAGTGTTATTTAGAGATGGAGTGTTTTATTCTAATGCTTCAGTTGTTAAGGACGGACAGAGATATATTAAGAGTCATGATGGAAACGAATTTATAATAGAAAAAGACGAAAATAATGAAATTTCAATACTACCCCGCTAATGTAAAGATAACTAAGTCTTTAGGAGAATTAACATTAGAGCAGTTTATAGAGTCTGTTAGAAATCCTAAGGATAAAATAAAGAAGTGTTTTTTAGAAATACAGGCCGCCGCAGAAAATGGAGATGAGGAATTAAAGGCTAAACTAAAGACAGAAAATCTTTATTACTTCACTCCAAGTGTATATACTGATGGAGAAGGAAGAAGTTATTCTAATATTATAGACTTTACAGGGCTGATGGTAGTAGAGTTTGATAAAGTAGATTTTGCAGAAGAACTAAAATATTATATTTTTAATGATATTAAATCTGTAATTTGTGCTTTTATGTCTCCAAGTAAGAAAGGGTGTAAGTTCATAATTAAGATTCCTAAATGTAAAGATGTAGAAGAATACAAAGAATATTATAGTGGCATTTCTTATTATTTAGATAAAATATCTGGGTATGATGTTGCCAATTATAATCCTATATTACCTTTGTTTATGAGTTGGGACGAGGACATTCTATATAGAACTGATGCCGAGACTTGGACACGGAAAGGTTATAAGATTGGGGGTTTTGATTATAAGGCTCCTGTATCTTCAAAGCCGCTACCTGAAAACACTATAAAGCAGTCAGACATAGATAGAGTTCATAGAAGAATTAAAAATATGTTTGACAGAATTATAGATAACGGTCACCCACAAGTAAGGTCAATAGCACTGTCTATGGGAGGCTGGGTAGCACAAGGTTACCTTACAGAGTTGGAGGCTCAAAGTCTTGGAGAGCAATATATAAATTTCAATGGGTATTTAAGTAAAAAAGCAAGTATCTATAAAAAGACATTATCAACCTTTATAAGAGAGGGAATGAAATCACCACTAGCAATATGAATACAGAAGTTATAATAAAAGAATTAAGTTCTATTAATTTATCTGAAGCCTATCACATAGACATAAAGGATATAGAAAAGGGACTTAAAATAATAAAGAAATTAGATGATCTTGTATTAGATTATTTTAGGGTTGGGGCAGATAATCTTGTTACTATTGAAGAACTTACTAAATTAGAAGAAATCAAAAGGAAGCATACTTTGGGAATAAGTTGGCTTAAAGAGATAGATTCTAAGTTAAAGTCTTTCAAGGAGAATGGGGAGTATTTCGCCAACGACAGAAAGAAATTAAAATCTGCCACTATACAGCAGATGTGTTTAGAAGAAAAGCAGAATACTACTTCGGCTGAAAGATTGGTTTATAATCATCCAAGATATATAAAGGAGCATGAAGAAATTAGGATATTAAAAGAGGTAGTAGAATTTATTTGTGGAACATACAGTCACCATAGGGAGGTAGTATCAAGAAATATACACCAATCTATATCAGTGGCTCAAAATATATTAAAAGTAGAAAATTAAACTAATGAATATTTTAAAAGATGTAAATACTAGTTCAATAGTAGCAATAGATATTGAAACAGTAAGAGTAAAAGAAAAATATGAAGAATTAGACGACATCACAAAGATGGCGTGGTCATATAAATTTAAAAGGGACGGAAACCATCTATCAGGGGAAGAACTGTCTGTAGAATGGGTAAAGAGTGCATCATTATATGCTGAATTTTCAAAAGTATGCTCAGTAAGTTTAGTGTTTTTATATGATGGTAAACCTGTCCATAAAACATTTGGAGGTCCTAATGAAGAGGATATACTTAAAGAGTTAGGAACTACATTAGATAACATGTATCTTAAAGGAGTATACAAGAGACTTGTAGGACATAGTTCTAAGTTCTTTGATTATCCTTATTTATGTAAAAGGTTTGTTATAAATGGACTAGGTATTCCTCATTTATTAGATACTACTAATTTGAAGCCTTGGGAAAATTTAAATTTGGATACTAATGATATTTGGAAAATGGGAGGAACAGGTTATGGTAGTTCATTATTGGCATTATGTAATGTTCTTAATATTCCTATTAGTAAGGTAGATTTGCTTGGGGACGAAGTAGGGGAAACATTTTATAATAAAGAATATCAAAGGATAAATGACTATTGTATTTTAGATACTTTAGCAACATTTAATGTAATAAGGAGATTTAAAGGAGAAAGTATTTTTACTATTGATGAATTAAAGCCTGCTCCATCTTCTAAAAATATAAATCCATTTGTAAGATTATATACAGAGAACTATTTATCTGACGCAGTAAAAGAAAGAATACAAGAGCTGATGATGGGTAAGAAATTCACTAAGAAAGAAATGGATATGCTTACTGATATATTAGTAGGAGTTTATACTAATGTAGATATGTTTAAAGGAGATAATGCAGAAATAGTTAAATCTAAAGAAGCAGAAGTAAAAGAATTTATAAAAACATTTACAAATGGCAAAAAGTAAAATAGTATTACCTAGAGTATTTGATAATAATGAGGGAAAAGGAAAAGCAGAAAATGATATATATTTAGGACTTCCTAAAATATCTTATAGTCAATTAGGATCGTGGAAAGACCTTAAGTATAGAAAGGATTATTTCAAAAAGTACTTTGCAGGTATATCATTACCATCAGGAGTATTCGCCGAATATGGGACTGCCTGTGGTAAATTCATGGAGAGCTTTGGGGAAACGAGGGATATTACTAAGGCAGAGATACTTCCAATGCTGAGTAGTTCAGATATAGAAATCTTAAAACAAATAGAATATCCTGAAGATTCTATATATGAAGAACATATAGTAATTTATAGAGAAGACCTTGGATATATTATAGAGGGATTTGCAGATAGAATTATCTATGAAGGCAATGATATTATTGTAGAAGACTTTAAAACAGGTAATTTAACTGATAAAGCTGGTTTTTATGCTTCTGATGACTATATGCAAACAAGATTATATGCATATAGAAAAATACAGCAGGGTTATAACTTGAAGGATTGTAGGGTACTGATGTTGGGGAGAAAAGGAAACGGCAGCGAAAAGCATCCAATGAGACTGTCAGGGGAAACCAAATACATTCCTACTCCATATGATGAGAAAAAAGTAGAAGAGTTCCTTAAAGGAGTAGATGAGACAGTAAAAGAAATATCTGAATATTATCAAACTTATTTAAAATTATGTCCACTCCAATAGAATTTTATGACCCAGCACGGGCAAGGATGATAAAGTTTTTGAAAAGAATAAAAAGATACACTACTATCCGAAATTTTAGAATAGGAGACCGAGTACAGGACAAGGTAACTCGATTGGAACTTAGAGTCGTAGGATTGTATCAAGACGGAACGGTCTACTGCGACTTTGAAGGAAATGAGGGTGGTTATTTAGAATACAATTATAAAGAATTAGAAATATTAAAATAAGCAAACATGAAGAAAATTTTAATGGGATTATTAATATCCACAATGGTTATTAGTTGTTCAAGGGTTGAGCCAAACTATGAGGGAGTTTTAATGGAAAACTATGGTAGAAATGGGAAAGAAGATTTTTCAACTGTTTCTGGACGACAATGGACAATCTTCCCTGGGGTAGAACTTTACCAAGTGCCAATGTTTGAGACCAGTGGCGACCCACAAGCAGTGCAGGTTTCTGCCAAAGATGCAGGAGTGTTCACAGTGGATCCCTCTTATCAATATCAGCCCATTAGAGGTAAAGGGGTAGATATTGTATTCAATTATAAGCACTTAGGAATTAATGAGCCAGAAGTAATGATGGATAATGTAGAGACTGCCATATTAAATAAAATAGTTACGAATGCTTATAGAGAGGAAGCGAGGAACTATACTACAGACAGTCTTATGAATAATCTTAACACTTTCGAAAAGCAGGTAGAAAACAGACTTAAAAAGGATTTTGAAAATAAATTTTTTCAGTTAAACAATTTGACTTCTGGACTTAAACCTCCTGCTTCTATGGCAAAGGCTATTGAATTGAGAAATAATGCAGTGCAGCAAGCAGAACAAGTAAAAAATGAACTTCAAGTTTCTAAAATGAACCTTGAAAAAGCCAAAATCGATGCCGAAGCCAATAGAGTAAAATCGCAGGGACTGGACAGCAAACTGCTTCAAGAAAAATGGATAGAAGCCATAAGAAATACCAATAATAAAGTAATCATAACCGATGGTAGAACTCCTGTAATTTTTAATCAATAACATCATGAGACATAATTTATTCAGGATTTTTTTATTTATAATCCAAAATTTAGTAATGATATGGTTAATTAGAGTATGTTTTCAATATGAACCTATATTAGCAGGAATATTAGGAATATTATATATTGTATTGTTGATATATTATCCATACAATAAATTGTGGGTAAATAAAAAAGAATAAAATATTTGGTAGTTAATAAATTTTTATTATCTTTGCACCAATAAAAAATAAAAGTTATGCAAAAGTTATCAGACAACGAGATTTTAGAATTATTAGATTTTCCTACAGAAGATGTTACTTTTGAGGATTTAGAGATTGCACCTGGTCAGTTTATATCAGGAAGTATTAAAGTTATCAAAAAGACTTTTAAAGTTCCAAATGATGGTAATTCATTAAGTGGAGGATATGACGAAGTTGAATTTGACTACGAGGTTTTTGTGAGGTAACTATCAATTTGTTTCTATATATTAAGTGAGGAGGGGTAACTTTTTTAAAAATTATCTCTCTTTTTTGGTAGTATAAAAATATTTTATATATTTGCAATATGTTATTTCTTTATAATTTTTAATATCTTTTCATAACTAATGAAGATATTTGACATAAACTTAATAAAACAATGTATTTAACAGAAAGACATATAATAAAGAACAATAAAGAGTTAGACGAATTATGCTTTAAGACAAAAAATCTTTATAATAAAGCTTTGTACTTGGTTAGACAACATTATTTTAATACTAAGAGTTATCTGAATTATTTTGAAGTTTATAGATTAATGGCCGATTCTAAAGATGTAGATTACTATTCATTACCTACCAGAGTATCTACTCAAATTCTAATGGTACTTGATAGAAACTTTAAGGCTTTCTTTGCTTTACTTAAGAAGAAAAAGAATGGTACTTACGATAAACCTGTAAGGATTCCAAGGTATTTAGATAAAGAAGATAGATTTATAGCTATTTTTCCTAAAAGTGCTATATCAATAAGATACTTAAAGAAAGGTATAATCAAACTATCTTCTTTATCTATAGAAATACCTTCAAAAGTGACAGAGTCTAACTTAGTTGAAGTAAGAGTTTTACCTAGAAACAATCATCATGTAGTCGAAGTTACTTATAAAATAGCTGATGTCCAACCTAAAAGTGATAATGGAAGATATGCTTCTATTGACTTAGGATTAAATAATTTAGCTACAGTTGGTTCAAATGTTGTTAAACCTTTTATTATTAATGGTAAACCTTTGAAGTCAATTAATCAATACTATAATAAAGAAAAAGCCAGACTTCAGTCACACTTAAAAGGTAACAAGAAAACATCAAAAAGAATAGAAAGTATAACAAACAAAAGAAACAATAAAGTTAAAGATTATTTACATAAATCTTCTAAAATGTTAGTGAATTTCTTAGTTTCTAATGATATTAGTACTCTTGTAATAGGATACAATGAGGAGTGGAAACAAAACATTAATATTGGAAAGAAAAATAATCAAACTTTTGTTAATATACCTTTTTATGTTTTTATAAAACAGTTAGAGTATAAATGTAGATTAGAAGGAATTAATATTATTCTTACAGAAGAATCTTATACATCTAAATGTAGTTTTCTAGATAATGAAACTATAGGAAAACAAGAAAGTTATTTAGGAAAAAGAATTAAAAGAGGACTTTTCAGGTCGGCTAAAAACAAAATAATTAATGCTGATTTAAATGGTTCACTTAATATTCTAAGAAAAGTAGTTGGAGAATTTCAGTATCCAATAGAGGCGTGTAGTACGCCGTTAAGAATTACTGTTTGATAATTCTTATAAAACTTAAGACATTGATTGTCATTGTTTTGAGTAACTATATGAGGTTTCGATAGATTAATAGATTATATTTGTTTCATATTTTGTGGTAAAAAGAGATAGTTGAAAAATTATCTCTTTTTTATTTGTTTATATTAAAATTATTTTATACATTTGCACTATAAAAATTATAAGAAATGGTAACACTAAGAAAATTAAAGGAAATCCTTAACAAGGTTCCTGAGTCAGCATTAGATAGGCCTCTAATGTATAACTCTGAAGAGTATCTCATGAATGGTAATGTAGAAAGCATTATGAAAACTGATGAAACAAAATACCTTACAGAAGATGGAGATATTTTTAGTTTAGAAGAACTATTGGAAGAAGAGTTTTTCGAGAGTAAAAAAGAAGTAGAAGAAAATTGTACTAAAATACCGAAAGGAACATATTATATTGTATTATGATGTTATTAATTATATCTCTATTAATATTTGTAATCATTCTAATCATTTTAGCTTGGCATCATGACATTAAAATGTTAGAAGATGAAATTGTAAATTTAACTTTAAAATATGAAAACAAAAATAACAATCGCCTTAGTAGCCACATTGATTTACAGTTGCAAAGCCGCAGACCAAAAAAAGAAAAATGATCCTTATAAAGAACTTAGAAAGGAAATTATTGAAGAGGTAGAAACTAATAAAAAAGACCGTAGAACACTTGCTTTAGACCATGAGAAGAAAGAAAACAAAATTAGTAGACTTCGAAACCTCTCGTTTACTTAAAGAGATAAGTTATGCCGAACCATGTTTCTTTTATTATACTATTGACAAAACGCTTATGCTGTCAGATGTAAGAAGGGACTATAATAACTACATGATACAAAGTTGTAGTTCCGTTCCTTACACCAAAGTAGCAATAGAATGGTTAGAAGAAAAACTAACAGATCTTGATTTAGAACTATTCAACAATCGTTATGCAAAATCGAGAAAAGCGAGAGAAGAACTAAGAGATTTAGAACTATTAAATAATTTGATAGAGTTTTACAGACGAAAATATATAAATTAAATGTTATGGAAACAGAATATAAAATAGGAGAAAGAGTTTTCGACATTCGATATGGGTGGGGATCCGTAAGAGAGCCTATAAATGAATGTTTTGTTACAGTAAAATTTGATGAAGACAACATCAATAGAAATTACGATGAAAGGACTGCTGTGAACTTACTTGCATATGAAGAATACGAAATTAAAAAGAAACCTGCATCAAAATATCAAAACCTTATAGGGCAGTGGGGAATTTTTACAGACTACTTTGGTGAATTTGAAAATGTTGCTATAGGGGAGTTAAAAAGAGTGGAGGAGATTGGGAATTACATATATTTCGTAGTAAACACTTGTCGAGGATATGAAAAAATGAGATGTTTTGTACCATTCACAGACGATATGATAGAGAGGTTGGGTTTAAATAAAAATTAAAATAAAGTGAAAATAATTGATTTATTTAGTGGGATAGGAGGATTCTCCTTAGGGTTTAAAAATGCTGGATATGAATTTACAGAACATTATTTCAGTGAAATAGACAAACACGCTATTGCTAACTATAAATATAATTTTAAAGATGCAAAATATATTGGAGACATTAGAAATGTTGATGGAAGAGAATTTAAAGACATCGACATTATTACCTTCGGGTCGCCTTGCCAAAACCTCAGTAGTATCGGAAAACGGGAGGGACTCGATGGAGAACAAAGTAGACTCTTCTATGGAGCAGTCAGGGTTATCTCAGAAGTCAGACCTCGTGTTTTTATCTGGGAAAATGTTAAAGGAGCACTCTCCTCAAATAGTGGCGAAGACTTTGCGGCAGTATTGCAAACGCTCCATGACATTGGGGGCTATAGACTTGAATGGCAACTGCTTAATACGAGATGGTTTCTACCCCAAAATAGAGAGCGAGTGTACCTTGTCGGACATCTTGCAGAGAGAAGTAAGGGGGGGGGAAGGAGTATTTCCTATCGGAGAAGATAGAAGCATCTGTTCTAAAAAGAATAGGGAAGTTTACGACTGTGCACGAACTTTAGTTAAAAGATATAGAAAAAGTTCAACAGTGGGTAGTTTTGTCAAACATAAAGATGGAAGAATAAGATACCTTACTGAAAATGAAGCCGAAAGACTACAAGGATTTCCTGATGATTGGACTAAATATGGTAATTACGATGGAGCTGTTAAGGAAATCTTAAGTACTCATCGATATGATTTAGCAGGTAATGCTGTAACAGTTAAAGTAGTAGAAGAAATTGCAAAAAGATTAAACCTATGAAAACAATAGGTGAAAATATTAATAAAGAATAATTAATTATGGAAGATAAAAAAGAATTTAAATTAAAAAGTTTTGATTTACATTTTGAAAGAGGTTGGATGCATAAAGAAGACCCTGCGGAACAAGTTGATAGATATGAGGGTAGTGTATCATTTTTTAATGAAGTGGGAGATATATTTACAATGAAAATAGATGCGGAATTGTCATTTAAAATATTAGAGGTCGTTAATAAGAAACTTGCAGAAAACACTGAAACCTTGGTTAATAACATTAAATCAGCTATTAAAAATGAGAACGATAAAATTTAGAGGTTATACAACCGAACTTGTAAAGAATGAATTTGTATATGGAGACCTAATTCATCTTGACGAACATGAAGTATGTGTTATGGAACAAGACTGTAGAAATTGGGATGTGTTGGAAAGTGGATATAGAGTTATTCCTACAACTGTTGGACAATTTACAGGACTTAAAGATTTAGATGGTAAAGAAATATATGAGGGAGATATTCTATTACAAAGTAGAAGTTATGACCCTGATAAGAATATTAAGCATAAGGTAGAATATTCAGAAAAATTTGGTGGATTTAGTGCAACACCTATTGAGGGAGAAATTTATAGAGATTCTTCTTTGGATTTAACGGAAAGTCTCATCTATAATCATGGTTTTAAAATTGTAGGAAATATCCATGAGGGCAAAGATACCATTATTATAAGTGGATTTCCAGGAGTAGGAAAATCATTTTTAGGTAAAAATAATGATGATTTTATTGACTTAGACAGTAGTAGGTATGCAGGAGAAGATAAGTGGCAACGCTACAAAGAAAGAATTGAAGATGCTTTAGGTATTTATAAGTACATATTTGTAAGTTCTCATCAAGAGACAAGAGACATACTTAAAGAATTAGGACTTAAATATTATGTTGTATATCCTGATAAAAATCTTAAAGAAGAATATCTTAAAAGGTATAAAGAAAGAGGTAGTAAGGAAGACTTTATAGATTTAATGAATAACAATTTTGAATCTTTCATTGATTCTATTGAAAACAATTCTCCTAACGGGGTTAAAGTGAAACTTACAAAATATAGTAATTTTTTAAAAACCGTAATATATAAACTAAAAGAATATGAGAACAATTAAATTTAGAGGAATAGATGCACCCAACGATGAATGGATATATGGTAGTTTAGTTGTAGTTAATGATGACTTTCATATATTGGATGGTGAAGGGGATACAGCTCACGACTATAATAGGGTGGACGAAAATACTGTTGGGCAGTTTACGGGACTCAAAGATAGTTTAGGAAAAGAAATATATGAAGGTGATATATTAAGAAGAATGGAAGGTGAAGGTAATGAAAAATATAAGGTTGTTTTTGAAGAGTGGATAGGTAGTTATGCTTTAGTTAATGTAGAGACTCCTGAAGATATGAAAGAGTTTAGTAAATTTATAATTGGAGTGAGAAAGTTAATGATAGTAGGAAATATTCATGAAGATATAATTTAAAAAAAATTTAAAGAAATGAGTGCAATAACATTAAGAAAATTAAAAGAGATATTAAACGAAATTCCTGATAAGGAATTAGATAAACCATTAATTTATAATTCAGATGAATATTTAATGAATGGTGAGATACAAAGTATTTATAAATTGGAAGAAACTAAATATATAACAGATGATTGTGAGTTATTAACTTTACAAGAACTAAAGGAGGATTATGGTTACGAAAATGAGAAACAGGTACTACAAGATTGTTTTAAACTCGCAAAAGGAAGTTTCATCATAACATTTTAATTATAATGAAATCAAGAACACAAAAAGACTTTATGTTTTCCATTATGGGGGTGCATGATACACTTGTAATGGTTTTAATAGAATCTGGATTAAGTAGAGAAGATATAGAGCATATAGACATCCCTGGAAGAGATGTAGTAAAAGCTTTTAAGGAAAATAAAGAAGAAGATTTGTTTAAATTCGAATTTCCGAGGAATTATAGTGAAGATATTTATATTACTCATGAAGATGGTTCAAAGACTTTAATAGAAAAAGAGTTTTTATATTATGAACCTATGCAACATATTACTAACTTTTTAAATAAACTACTTATTAATAATTTAGAACAAGAAATTAAACTTAAAGAAGAGTTATTAAGATTACAAATAATTCGTCGTAAATTAGAGAAAATTATAAAATATGAGTAACATATATACAACACTTGGTGCAAGTAACCATACAGAAAAAGAGAGACATCCGCAGGATTTTTATGCCACAGACCCAATAGCTTCTGAGTTATTATTAGAACTTGAAAATTTATCAGATGTTATTATTGATAACTCTTATGGGCAAGGACATCTTATGGAAGCAATGAAAAATGCTGGTAAGAAAGTAATAGGATATGATATTGAAGATAGACGATTTGAAAATGATGATGTAGAATTTCATAATATGAATTGGCTTCATGTAGATAAAATAAATCCTAATGCAGATATTGTTATGAATCCTCCTTACAAAGAAGCCACGGAGTTTGTTGAAAAATCTTTATCATTATTAGGAGAAGGAAGAAAGTTATGTGCATTCTTGAAAGTACAGTTCCTTGAGGGTAAGGCAAGAAAGAAACTGTTTGAGAAATATCCTCCAGCAAGAATATGGATTTCTTCAGGTAGAATACTTTGTGCTAAAAACGCAGAGTTTGAGAAAATGAAAGCAGGAGGTGGAAGTGCCGTAGCATATGCTTGGTTTGTTTGGAAAGAAGGATATATAGGTGATACAATAGTTAAATGGTTTAATTAAAGAGGTATGAAAATAAACAATTACTCACTTGATGAGTTAAAACTAAAAATATACAACATTCAGAAATCTTACAGAAAGTTATTGGAAAATGTAGGAATGGATACAGATTACATGGATGTAGATAAAACACCTGTTGGAGATAATATTTCTCAATTTAGTGAGAAACATATCTTAGATAATATGGTGTTTACTATAGAGAGTAATAAGAAAATCATTTGGAAGTTAGATGACACTTATGATGAAAGGTGGCCAGAAGTCTATTCAGGAGAATTTAATATTGATGAATTAGATAATTACGATGTTCTTCAATATGCTCAAGACATGGTTGAAAAACTCATTAGAGATTTGGAATTTTCTATACGAAGACATGGAGAAGATATAGAATATGAGAAAAAAGGTTTAGAAGAATTTAAAGCAGTTAAGGAAAAACTATGGAAACAATAAAAATACCATTAGGATACGAGATAGATAAAACAAAATCAACAGAAGATACTATTGTTTTAAATAAAATTAAATTAGTAGCTGTAGATGCTGATTTTGAAAGAGCATTTAAAAGTGCTAAAGAACAAGGTGACTTCTACAATATTGATGGATTTGACATGTCTGATGATTTTGTAGACGCATGTGTGCCATCTGAAGATGAGGCGGCTGCAATAAATGCTCTATGTAAACTTCTTTTCTTGAGAGACGAATTTAATAAAGATTGGGAAATAGATTGGAAAGATGAATATCAATCTAAATGGGTTATTCATAATAAAAATGGAGGATTAGTTTCAGAATGGACTACTATGAAATTAACTAAACCTTTAGTTTTTAGATCTGAGAAAGTTTGTAATCAATTTTTGAAAGATTACAAAGAATTATTAGAAACTGCTAAACCTTTACTATGAATTATTTACTTATATTTTTAGGAGGATTAGTTTTTTGGGTCATTTTTAATCTTTTGTTTTTATGGTTTTATAACGACCATATCCATTCCGATCCAGACCTCAGTGATAAGTTCAAAAGAAGATTTGTTCTTATAGGGTTGTTAGTTCCTGGAATGAATATACTAATGATGTTATTATTACCTGCGGTAGCAATATTAGTTATTATTGCTGTGGCGATTAAAGAAGAATTTAAATAATGGACGAAATAACTTATTGTACAGTACCATATGATATTGCTGTAAAACTGAAAGAATTAAATTTTCATGAGAAATGTTTCTCCTATTATAAAGACAAGGAGCAGATGATAGACCTTAGAGCAAATTTTAGAAACCCTAGGGCTAAACCATCGGCAATAGTTAAAAAGACAAATCATGACTTTAAAAATAAACCTTTGACTGCCGCCCCTACTTGGGATACTGTTTTAAAATGGTTTAGGGAGAAGGGACTTATTGGAATGTTATCTACTGAGGATTCTAAATATATTTATTATATCGAAGACAGTATAGAAAGAGTTTGTTTTAGTGAGCAGAAATATGATTCATATGAAATTGCTAGGAAAGAATTAGTAAAAGAACTCATAGAAATATTTGCAAATGTGAGTAATAATTTGTAGTTTTGCACAAATAAAACAATATATGGACGACAAACTTAATAATTTCCAAGTCCTACAATTAAAGGACTTGGGATTTTCTGTTAAAACTTATGCAGAAGCATTTGAAATATTTAAAAGTTACGGATATGAAGTTTCTTTCCATGAAGTAAATGGAGGAGATGCTTTTTATTATGTCAATTCCAAAGGGACAACTAGTAAGTACTATATCAGTAGAGAGTTGATGCTTAAAGACTGTCTTGAAGAGTTGATTGAGGCACAGGCTGCAGTTTCTGTCAGTCCGTTTGTGAAGTGGGCGGGAGGCAAGAGACAACTGTTGGATAAAATAGATTCTTTACTACCAAACTATATTAAAGAAAACAAACCATTCAGATACAGAGAATACTTTGTAGGAGGAGGTGCAGTACTATTTCATTTACTTAATAAATATCCTAATATGACTTCTGCTGTAATAGTAGATAATAATTCTGACCTCATCAATACTTATGTTCAGATAAAAAATAATTGTGAAGAACTGATCGAAAAATTATTTAATTTTGAGTCTCTTTACAATAACCATTCAAATCAAGAACAATTCTATAAGGAAGTCAGAGACGAATATAATAACTCTGAAAACTTATCTGAAGTAGAAAGAGCTACGATGTTTATTTTCCTTAATAAAACATGCTTTAATGGGCTTTATAGGGTAAATAAGAAAGGTAAATTTAATGTGCCGTGGGGCAAAAGAGAAAAAGTATCTATATTTGATGAGCAAAACATAAGAAACATCAGTAGATTACTTAATGAAAAGAAAGTACTTATTTTATGTGAAGACTATAAAGAAGTTATATATAAAGCAAGATATAGTGTAGTTAGAGAAGAAAACACATTCTGTTATTTTGACCCTCCGTACCTACCAGTTAGTGATACATCTGATTTCACGGCTTATACAAAAGAGGGATTTGGAAAGGAAGAAACAGATGAGTTATTTGCTGCTTTAAACTTTTTAAATACTACTCAGACAGTAGATTGGATGCTTAGTAATTCTGATACTGAATATACAAGAACTTCTTTAGAAGATTACGATATTCAGACAGTTTCTGCACGACGCAACATCAATAGCGATGGCAATAAACGAGGAAAAATAAATGAATTAATAATTAGAAATTATGAGTAAGAAAATAATAGCCATAGTAGGTAAGAAAGGGTCTGGAAAGGATACCATAGGAAATATTATTAAGGAATTAGACCTAGAGTTCCAGCAGTATTCATTTGCTATGCCTATTAAAAAAGTAATTACAGATGTTTTTGGGATTCCTAATTCACAGTTAGAGGGAAGAAAAGAAAAAGAAACTCCTATTAAAAGATGGAATAATAAAAGTCCAAGAGATTTAATGAAAGATGTAGGAGATGTTTTTAAAGAAAAATTTGGTAAGGATATTTGGATTAAGATATTATTTGATAATATCAAAAATGAAGATAAAGTAGTAATTACTGATTTAAGATTTAAAAATGAATATGATGAATGTAGGAAAAATGGAGTATTTATTATTAAGGTTGTGAGACCAGAAATAAACAGTTCCGACACACATATTTCGGAAACAGAATTAGATAATATTAGTGATTCAGAATACGATGCCTTTGTTGTCAATAGCGGCACGATAGAAGATTTGAAACAAACAATAAGAAAAATACTGACAAATGGAAACTTTACTCTCTAAACAACAGATAACGCCAGATACTATTGGAGTATTACTTTTTGTAAGGGCGAATAAGAAAAAAGAAAATAACGAATATGTAACTAATATAGTCAAAGAATATTTATATGACTATACTGTTACATCTGAAGCAGGAAATGAATATAAATTAGTAGATGTCTATATTAAGAAAGGCTGGGTAACCTACATTAAGACTGCTACCAAAAAGGAGCCGTGGAAAGGAATACGCCTTACAGACTTGGGACAGTCCATTTTAGATAACGCTTGGAACATGTCGCCCCAACACGAAGACACAATGAAAACTTATGAATATCTAAAAGAACTTTATATAAGCCATGGATTTGAAGATAAAGTAGTAAGTGCAGGTCCTACCATATTAGGAAGAATATCTGATTTCTTAATATATAAAGATTATCCTAATTTTAAAATGGTACAAGCAGTATGTGATGCCTTAATGGATAAGTTTGATTCTATAGAAAAGAAATTTGTCTATAATATGATGACCTTGTTCTTTAAAGTAGATAACAATGCAAACCAAAGAGATAAAATGTCGTGGGGACCCGATTTATGTCCATTATGTACATTTATTAATGGTAATACAGAACAAATAAAAGAAAAATATAAGAATTTATGATATTAATGCTTATTTTAGTGGCTCTTATTTTATTCGTGAAATATGAGCCATATTTTGAATACATAGAAAAAGAAGATATGTATGTGATGTGGTATAACTCCAATGGTAAATTTGGAGAAAAGAAAAGAGATTATTTTATATTATGGAGAAATTAAAATTATATCCTTGTGAATATCCCGATTGTGATAGAAAAGTACCTATCAGAACGACCATAAAGGATGCAAATTCAGAATATTATGGAAAAAAGGTATGTAATTACCATGCGAGTATTATAAAGCCTAAAAAGGCTGTAAAAAAGAAAATAGTGGATGGTAGGGGAGATTTCTTTAAGAAGCATATAGAAATTATACAGAAAAATCAATTATGTTGTGAGGAGTGCGGGAGAAAACTGCTTGGTATAGTGGCGGAAGTAGCCCATATCATAAGTAAATCCAAGCATCCCGAAGTTGCTCATGAGGATTCAAATATTCTTTATTTATGTGTAGAACATCACGGAAAATTCGATAGAAGTAATGCCGATAGAAAAGAAATGAAATGTTTTGAAAAAAGTAAAGAAAGATATTTAGAATTAAAAGACAAATTAGAAACAGTAACTAACGAAATATTATTTTATAAAGATGAGACATCTGAATGATTATCATGGAAATCCGATAGAGGAAGACTCATTAGTTAAATACGATGGAGTTTTATACAGAGTAGGCTTTGATTACAATGAATTTAGATATGCTTACTATAATCAAAATAACGAAATAATACATTATTTGACAAGACCTATAGCCGAAGAAACAGAAGTGGTTTCTAATGATGAAGAAAAATATGGTAAAAGAGCTATAATAACTGAGTATCCCGAAGTTAAAGAATTAGTAGTTTGGGATGTAAATGGTCAAGTGTATAAAGGAAAGAGCTTCTATAAAGTGAAGTCGTTTTTAAGTAATAATGACAAGAAGCTGGAAATTTTCATTAGTTGAGTTGATGGTGGAAAGTCCAGAAACAAAAAAAGCGGAGATAGAATTTTTCTACCTCCGTTATTTTATTTTATTCTATATAAATGTGCTTGATCATACTCATCATAATCCAGTACTCTATCTGGTTTTCTAAAAAATATTGTTTTTTCATAATAGTGATAAGTAGTCATATGAAACCAAACATATTTATACTGGCCATTTTCTGTATAAGTTCCGTATAAAGTAAAGCCTCCAGTTACCCCAGGGTTTTCAGGAGAACCATAAGCCACTTTTAAAGAAGATATTTTAATGTCTCTACCTGCTTTAGCATGTTCTTCATTAGTATAGTTGAAGATGTTTAATGCTTCTATGTTAGTTCTTTTGTATCTATCTCTAACAGAATTAGAAACAGTATTAAGGTCTGTTATTGTCTGTACGGTAATTCTATCTTCTTCAAATTTAATGGTTGCTTGGACTGCTCCGTCTGAAAACTCTGCCCTATATGTTCCTTTTTCAGGCATTTGAAATTCTCTGTAAGTTTCAAATTCTTGATACTCTCTTACTTTTAATAGTACCTTTCCTTTTGGCTTCACAGGCTTCGGCTTTGGTTGAGGTGTAGGCACAGGAGTAGGCTGTGGTTTAGGTGTTGGCGTAGGAGTTACAGTAGTCTTTCCGCTGTTAATGTCCTCGATAAAACTGTCATGTGATCTGTCGGCACAGCTTACCATAAGTAATAATGCTGTTATGATTGTAGCCGTTGTTGTTTTTCTTCCCATAATTTAAATGTGTTATAATTAAAATCTCTTTTTAATAATTTGATAATTTCGTTTGCTAATTCTTGATCTTCTACCTCAATTTTTCCTATTGAATGTTTACGGTAGATTTTTATTTCTGTTATTTCTAAATCTTCAATATCTACAAATCCAAATCCATCTCTTATTACATGATAGATTCCAGATATAAATACTAAATATTCTCTTCCCTTTTTGGGATAGAAGAACCTTACATTAGAGAAAGGTCCTTCTGGTATTCTTACCCCCATATTAATTTATTGTTTTTAATCTTTAGTCCAAGCTCACTGATCCATTCTAATTCTTTAGCCGAAGGATCTCCTTCAAATTCTACTTCAGTAGCATCTATATTATTCCAGATAGTACTAAAAATAAGTAGATTGACATTAAGCATAAACTCACTTTTTTCTTTTGCTTCTTTTGCTGATAATATTATTCCCATGATATTGTTATTTTATTATCATTTGTTTCTTCTTCAATAATTTTATAATCTAAATCTTCCAGAAAATCTTTAAACATTTTATGAATGTGTTTTTCTGTTATGCTGTCTGACTCTTTAAGGTAAGGGTAGTAAGTTTCTATGGTTATTTTGTTTTCACCTCTTAATATTGCTCCAGATAGCATGTTATAAAAATAAGGTTTAAATCTTTCTATCCATTCTTTTAGTTCCTTTGTATTCATTACACTTCAAATTGATTAATTAATTCTTTCGCAGCCTCTTTATATTCCTCAGGCATATTGTATTCTTTACTTACTTTTCTCAGAAAGTCAAATAAATCATCTGCATTCATAAGTAACTGTGCTATCCTCAATGATCTTTCTTTACTCTCTTCACCTGCCATTGGAAGTTTGCAAATTAACTCTATGGTATCATTCTTTATAGCCAACTCTCCCGTCTTTTTATATATAACGGGAGAATCAACTTTTAAAAATTTATTGGTTTTAAATCTCATAATTATAATCCTAAAATTTCAATTTCAGACTCAGATAGAGGAATGAAATTTTTATACTTAATATCTTCAGCACTAACAAACGGTAAGGTTTCAGATTCATTGTATTCTTTTAATTTGTTTATAACAATGTTACTTGTACCTTCATTAGTAAACTTACCCCACTTTCCTATATATTCACTATAATTATATTTCTTAGTAGTGCTATATCCTCCATTAATAAAATCATATTCTACAAAAGAAAGAATTGGTAATTTATGTTCGAGAAGTCTTTTTCCGTCTTTAGTGTAGTTATAAGAAGTGTTACCATTTTCAAATACTACTACTATGGGATACTCAGTATAACTTACTACATTATATACTGTCCCCCACCCTACTAGAGGGTCAAATACTTTATCTCCTTTTCTAAATATCTGTCCCATTCAAATTTAATTTACAAAGTTCTGATTCGGTTAGCGGCTCGAAATAATAAAACTCTTTATCAAAAGCTATCTCTTTGAATAATTTTCCTGATGGGGAATTTGTATTAGGATTATATTCCTGTAACTTCGAGATTACTATTATGTCTTCTTCACTATTACTAAATTTCCCCCACTTTCCTACATAGTCATGGTAGTTTATTTTTCTTTCTTGACTAAAGCCTCCATTGACAAAGTCATACTCTGTGAAAGAAAGACTGCGATACCTCACTGTGGTATTGTATTTTCCTTCAATAGTATAATCATCAGTATCCCCATTTTCAAAGGTAACTACCCATATATAATTAGGGTCTTCAAAGGTCTCTCTTTTAGCAGTTATTGTTCCCCACCCGTATTGGATGTCATAAACACGATCTCCTACTTTAAAATCTGGTATCATATTTTATCTTTTTAAATTTTTTGGTCTCTCTTGAGATAATCCTACAATAGTATATTCTGTAAACGATAGTCTTGGAAGCATATCGTATTCATCCCACTTACCATCTTTGGTGTATATATCAGTACAAGTTTGGTCTGGGAACATTACTTCTATTGGGTATGTATTGTCTTCTTCTTTGGCAACTATACTTTCTATTACCTCGCCCCAGCCATAAAATATATCAAAAACTTTATCTCCTTTTTTAAAAACTGTTTTCATATTATTACTTCTAAAATTACATAAGTTTGTTCATCTGGAATAGCATTATATACTCTTTCCAATTTTTTAATATCTTCTATGTTATCTGAATAAACTTCTCTGTAATAAGAAATTATCTTTTCAATAACATATTTTTGAATATGTCTTCGTTCATTTACTATAAGACTTATATCCAAATTCACTACTTCTGAGTATGCTTTTATTAATGCTGGTCCTTCAAATTCTCCTAAGACAACATTAAACGACACATACTCTGGGTCTATCCCATAAGGTAGTTTTTTAAATTCTACCTCAGATACTTTTTCTAAAACTATTCTACATTTCATAACTAATCTTCTATATAGTTGGGGTCTTTAAATACTTCTTCGAGAATCCTTCTTGATGGCAGCTTATCTAAGTCATAAGTCTTTCTTATACTTTTATATTCTACCTTTAAATAATTTTTCTTTAAGTTGATAGTAAAGACCATATCAATATCTCTATTAACATAAGGATCATAATTTACTTTACTTACTTTGGTAATATTTCCATTCATTATTCTTGGAAATATTCTTGTTCCTACATCAGAACTTGTAGCATAGTAATTATCATTGGCTCTGAGTTCAGATAATTTCTGTTTAAAGTTCAGTTTAGAATTTGATAATACTGATTTTTCAAACTCATTTAGTAAATCATAATCCATTTGTTCTGCAAAGGTAATGTTTTTTAGTTTAATATTTAAAATCCGTTTATCAATTTTTTTAAAAATATCTACTAAATCATATAGATTCTTATGAATGTTATTGTTTATCGCCGTGTATTGGGACAGTTTCAGCTCCCCGTTCTCATCATATAAGAATGTGAAAAACTTTGTGTCTCTCGATTTCATTTTACATAAAAAATTTAGATGTTATATTACCAATTTTTAAATACAAACTACATATAATGTATATTATATATCGTTTCATTGTAATGTTCTTTTTAATTCTTCTAAGTCAAATTTAATAGATTGATAAGTCTGAAACTTTCTTTTGAATTTATATTTCTGACTATCTTTATTATTAACCTTGCCTTCATAGGATAATTGACTTATATAGTTTAACTGACTTTCAATTAACTCATCTGATTGTTCATAATCTCCAATGTTATTTAAAACCACATCCATAGGATAATATTCACAAACTCTCATCTTGCCCGAATCACTGCCCGTAGGCACAGACACTACATTTCTTGGATTAACTAAACATGCTATAGTTGTATCTCCAAAAGAAGATAAACTTTCCCAACCCTTATGGGCAATATGTAGTCCTTTTGAACAAGGATTATTAGAGTCCTCATCACACTTGCTTCTTTTCATTTTCACAGGCTCTCCTAATTTAATAGAGAATGTTTTAGAGTATTGGTCTGTATACTCCTGCTGCCTTTTAAGTTCTAATATTAAATTATTATTTTTTTCAATACCCTGTCTTATTAACTCTGTAAACATATCTAAGGTAGCAGATAATTCTGATTTGTTTTTAGATACTACATTTCGGTATCCTACAAATAAGCCCGAATCTAAAATATCAAAATCAAATTTCTCTAAGAACCATAACAGATTGTTTCTTGCATGTTCATTAGGATTGAGTGATAATAGTTTCCAAAAATTAACATATTTCAATTCTGTCCCATTCTTCTCCGCCTCGATAATTCTCTTTATTAGTATCTCAGGTAGTCCTATCTTAGAAACGGAGGAGATAATAACACGCCCATCTTCCTCAGTAAGTATTTTGCTCGACGATATATCAAGGTTTACTACTTCTGGCATCTCTATAATAGTAGTAAATTTGTCTTTTATTTCTTCTTCTGTATGGTTAATACAAAAGTTATAATCTTTATCTGTAAACGGCTCTACAATGAATGTAGAGTTATCGCTAAACAAAAAGACTGCTCTCTGGTTTCTGACCTGTAATTTCATTTTTATCGTTTATTTCAAAGTTAATTGGTAATAATTGTTTTAATATTTTTAATCTAAATTGTCCATAAAGAGGTACTCCTATTAGTTCTTTAAGGTTTTCAATCCATTTGTACTCTTTAGGAACCTCTATACTAGTCTTAATCCAATAATTATAATTACTTAGATATTTAGAGTTACCCTCGTTTATTTCATTATATATCTTTCTATCCATTGTATATCCTATTTCTTTTAAGGAGCTTAGGGTTTCTTCTAATCCAGAATATAGTCTATTGTAGAATAAATCATCTTTAGCTTCTTTCACTAGAGATACTACTGACTTAAATCCTAATTCTAATAACTTAGCATACATAGTCTTATTGACTTTAATTACATATCTTTTACCGATATGAGAATGCTTAGCCTCCGCATCTGGAGGTATTATAGCATATTGTTCTTTATCCTTCTCAAGCTCAGATAACTCCTTATAAAATATTTGATTCATAATTTTATATCTTACTTTATCTGATTTTTCTTTCTTATCTTTTGATTTAGGTTCCTCCTTAGGAATAGATAATTCAGATGCGATAATAGTTTCTGATAACCATTCTTTTAGAACTTGCATTTCCATGTCTTCTTTACATTTATCAATCATAGAAAACATTATTTTAATAACATCATTATTTGTTACTAATATAGTTCCTGATGGACAATTATTAATAATATAGTCTCTTGAATGTTTATTTAATTTAGATGGTTTTAAGTATAAATTACCGTTTTTAAATGCCTCTACTATATCTACTATTCTAATATATCTACTAGTCAAAGACTCTCCATTGTTTCTAAGCAAAGTATTATGTATTCCTTTAAAATCACAATTCATTAATGTATCATAAAAATATTGGATATGCTCCGTAAAGAAAGTCTCACCATTGAAAATAATAGGATAGTTATACCCAAATCCATTGCATGCTAACCATTTCAAATGAGAGATTATCTGCCAATTATCTCTTGTAATACCCTTTTCTCCTATTTCTTTTTCTTTTAATGCTATAAATTCCTTTTTTATTTCTTTGGCTCTTTTATAGATATTATTACAAGTGTATTCATCATATAAAAGTGCCTCTCTATTAGGAGTAACATTTACATCTCCAATATTTACATTGATAACACTTCCAACGCAAGTTTCAGATATTAATAATACTTTGTTAAACCCTAATATATTTCTTATAGCATTAAGGTCAATATTATAATGAACACCATTCATTATCAACTGTCCATGGTCATACTTATTACTTCTTGACCTTAGGACTATACTTCCTACTTTGTTTATTTTTATTCTTTCTACTACCTCATCATCTTTTATTATAACAACATTTTCAAAGTAATCAAGCGTTTTTTCAACATTATCTATATGTGTATCAGGCTCTTTTGCAATTATTACACTAACTTGCAATCCATTTGGCTCATCAGTCGGTTGAGTGTGGAGCAAATCTATATTGATTCCGTTACTTGTCTTATACATCAAGTATTTATAACATACTCCATCATAGAAAGAAGTAATTTCTGCTTCATTAGCCACTGCAAGACAACTAAATCTACCAATACCAAAACATCCTATGTAATCGTTAGAGTTTTCTTTTGTAGAGCCGCCGAGGAATCTGAATACTTGGTCAAATCTCTCAGGTGAAAGTCCTGTACCAAAGTCTCTTACAGTTATCCTTGTATCGTCGTTAATCGTGGACAGACTTACAACAACAGGATTATCATTTCCAGCCTCCTTAGTGCTGTCTACGGCGTTAGAAACTGTTTCTCTAATAAAACTCTTTAACGGATTGGAATATAAATTATGTGTAAGCATTGATATAATCTTAGCCCCACTATTTTCAGCAATCTCTACACTATTGAATTTAATGTCTCCAATAGTTTTTATATTTATGTTTTCTCTGTTAAGTATCATTTTAAATTAAGGATTTAATGTAGTTAATTAATTCTTCTTGTTTGTCTTTTGGTAATTCTACACATCTATATATTGTAGCATCACTTTGTTTATCTATATCATTATAAGCATCTATGTATTCTTTATAAATAGTAATTGCTCCAGATGGTGTTTTTACAAAGTCTCCATTATAATCTAATATTACATAATCGGAGGGATTAAGTCCAACATTGCGATGTTTAATTATATCTCCAACAATATATTTTATATCATCATAGTATTGGTTAATAGTTACATATCCCTCTTCAAGTATATCCATAACCTTATTTTGAGACATTGGATTATTGATACTTAATATATCATTATAAATATTATTATCAAATACTCCCAATCCAATTAGATATTCTAAATCTGAATGATATTCTGTTGCGATAAATAATGAAAGAACTTTCTCCATCTTATCTACATCTGTCATCACAGTTTCTTTTACTATTTCTTTTACAATAGTGTTGTTTCTAACCCCGCTAATAATGTTTGTTAGACATTCTTGTGCAAATAATCTATCATTATAGCGTATATCAAATCGTAAAACCATTCCACGGTCTTTATCATAACATAGGTCTTTTATTTCTACATTAGAAAATTCTTCTTTACATAATTCTTCAAACTTATTTATTTCTTTTGAAATTTTTAAGTGATTTAAACTATTTACCGCACTGACTATTGCAGAATTCTCTGTATCATAAAGCCAAGGTAACTGTCTAATAATATTTTTTAATTTGTCTTTATATGTTTTATTTTCCATTTTGATTTGTTTTAATTAGTTAAAAAGTATTGTTCTATGTCTTTGAAGTCTTGATAACTCATATGTCTAACAGATTCTGTTACTAATAAGTTCATAACATCTGTCTCTGTTTTCATCATAGGTATCAAATCTACATTTTCTCTCACTGCTGCAATCATAGCATATGCAGGAATTTGATTAAATACCGCAGTAGCATATCCTACATTTATAGCCGTAACTTCTACAATTTCTTGTTTCTTTTTCTTAATTTGTTGTTTAGATGGTGCTTCCATTACTGATTCTTTAAGTTGTTAAATTCTACTATTAAACTATCATTTTTATATGTTACTTTAAGACTGTCAGTCTCATCTACCAAGTGAAATTCCTCTGGGAATATTACTTTTGGTTGCTGTTCTTTCTTGATGATATAAATCAAACTGCCCATATTTACTAAGGCACTTGCTATTAAAATTATTCCTAAATATAGGAAAATATTATCTTTCTTTTTTGACTGCATATCCTTTGTTTATAAACCCATAAACATCATAACCATTGTTCTTTAATTTATTCATAAAATTAAGAGATATATTTTTCTCGATGGAAATTTCTACTTGTGGATTATCAATTATCATTTGTAACTTTTCTTTTTCATTTGGACTAAGCAATGCCATTAAAAATCTATTCTCTAACACTCTTTCAAGTGAATATAGGACAATCTTATCTCCTTTCGTTGCCATCCTACTGATTACTTTCTTAATGTTTTCATCTGTGAGATGGATAGTTTCTTCTACAAATTCAGAATTTCTTAAAGTTATAAATCCATTGTAATAGTTTCTAATGTCTTTCTCAATGTCTTTATTTACATGTTCATATTCCTTTCTTTCACCTACAATTTTAAGTTCACATCTTTCCCAACTCGTATGAAACTTCTTACCATCAACCACAGGATATACACTCATAATAGGCTCTTCTCCCTCATTCCATACAAGATTAAAGTCTAATTCAAAATAAGCCTCTTTATCATCTCTTTCTAACCCTAACACAAACCAAGCATCATCCCATCCTTGAATTACCATCTCTTCCCTCATGTCAAAAGTTTCTCTATAACCAAAGGCTTCTACGATGAGGTTGTCCGTTTCAAAATTTATTGTTGCTTTCACTGTCTTGCTGATTTTATTTCGTTAAACCATTCTTTATCTTCTTCACACATATCCTCATACTGTTCAGACAGTTCTTCAAATGTTCCCTCCAATCCTGCACAAGGTGATGTGTAATAAGTAGTTAATTCTCCGTCTTTATATACGGCTGCATAATAGTCTGCATTGGTCATATAAATAACATCTAAATCGGGATTTTTAAGTATTGTCACTTCTGCAGGATAAAAATCTTTTGAGTATTTACCATCTCTAAATAGCTCAATCATCTTTATTACTGTTGTAAGGTCTTCTTTTGACCAATCTTCCAAATTATCTAATGTTAAATGATTCATAATTTTTTTATTTTAATCTTTGATATGCTTCTTCAAATATTTGTTCCACTGTGTGATTGTCTTCGTTTAACACGGCTTCTACAAAGCCTTCCATTAAGATATTCTCTTCTGTAAGGGTTATAATCATTTCTATAAATGTAAGATGTATTTCTCTAAAAATGTTAATTTCTAATGTAAACCTTTTAGATACCCTATTTTCACATTCATTTACAAGATTATTATGATTGTAATGATGTCTTAACTCTTCTAATATTTTTCGTAGTTCATAAATTCTATCACTTACAATTCTATAATCCATTGTATAAGTTTGAGTTTCTGTATCCCATTTAACATCTTCTATTTCAATATTATACTCCTCAAACTCCTCCAAACATATGTTTTTAAAGTTTCTAATGTCCTTACTTAATTGCGTAGGGTCAAATTCTGGCTGTTCCCACACAGTTACTTTGCCTTCCGCCTCGTGCGTCCAACCGAGTTCTTCAAATATTTTTAATAATTTCGTTGTCATTTTAATATAAATTTTAATTTTACCATAATGTTGATGTAGGAAATTCTGCCCTATGATATTCTGTTTTCCCCGCCTTTACATATAATATCCACTCATCTCCAATCTGTTCTCCATGACCATTTACAGTTATGTTGAGATTAGGATAATGCTTTGATAACTCTACCATTTCCTCCTCAAAGTTATACCACTTTCCATAAACATATTCTCCGTATTCTGTAACAATATCATTATAATCATAATTTGTATATTCGTATTCTAAGAATGATGCTAAACCTGAGCAATACTTCTTAATATCTTTTATTAGTTGTTCCTTATTTTCATTAGTTGATTTTCCTAATACAATTTTAAAATGTGTGTAATATCCCATAATTTTTAATTTTAATTTACCATAATGTTGTTTCTGAATATTCAAGATTCACTGTTCCCTGTTCAAATTTTCCTCCTTTATAAAATTCTAACCACATTTCGCCATCTTCTCCCTTGCAGAACAATGTAATGTTTAATTCTGGATACCTTTCTGATAGAGCAATCAACTCGTTTTCCCTTTCATACCATTTTGAGTTAAACATAACATATCCCGATTTCACTTCATATTCAGCATTTCCGCCGTTATATTGTATACTTTCTACTAAATCTGGACAAAGTTCCTCAATACTTTCTCCAAGATTTTCTACTTTATCTACATTTTGAATTTCTAATTCAAAGTCTATATAATATCCCATAATTTTAAATGTTTATATCTTCCATTCTTAACTCACTAATATCTGATAATAATTCCCAATCATCTGTTACATGCTCTGGCGACCACTCTGCATAATAATACTTAACTCCCTCATACTCAATATAGTTATCTTCCACCTCTTTAATATAATCTTCATCATAGTCTGCTTTTAATTCTTCCATTGTTACATAGTTATCGCAGTCTACCATCCAACACTCTCCTGTATAGTGAGGGATAACTAAATCATTTTCTCTTTTATAAACTGCTCCTTTAATTACTGTTTTCATATTTTTTAAATTTTAAGTTACCAGCCCAGCCCGTTGATGGTGGAAAATCTTTTAATAATTCTTTGATGTAATCTTTCTAATTCTTCATTAGATTTTAAAAAGGTTACACTCATTCCTATCACTTTTTCTTCATCAGAAATTACTTCTAATGTAAAGTGATTAGGTCTATCAAACGATGTGTATACAGTGCCTGTTACATATTGTGATCCCACATTTCCTTTATGGAAATTGTCAGTATCAAATGTTATAACATCGCCATGTGCATACATCTCTCTAACATATTTCTCTACTGCGTTTCTTATTAAGTCTGGCTCTCTTACTCCAAGCAGGTCGCAGGTAGCAGTCACTATCTCCTTGAACTCATTTGTGACCGCAGTAGGATTAAGCCTACTGTCCCTCGTTATTTTAGTTTTAATTGTCATACTATTTTAATTTCGTAAAACCATTCATCAGACATTCCTAACAAAAATTCTTTCATTTGTTTAACTTCTTCTTCTGAAAAAGTTTCATCGTCTTTTTCCATCAAATCAATCAACTGCTCCACATGTTCCTTGTTCAATTCGCCAGCCCACCATTCATTTTCATAAGTTAATTCATCATCCAAAGACTTATATAGTTCAAACAATTCATCGCCTCCAAATCTACATTCCTGTATTATAATCTCGCTGATTTTAGATGTATCAAATGGTGTAATATTACTTGGGAAAGATTTGATTTCTAATTTCCCATATTTCTCTCTTCTATGCTCCCAATTAGAGCCTATGTATATTTTTCTTTCTATTACTGTTGTATATCCCATGATTTCTAACTATTTAAATTTAACTCATCTGCTATAACACATAGTGTTTCTGTTGAACACTTTCTAATATGATAAGGAAAACCGTCTCCTTGAACATTAAAACTATAATCTGAATTGATATAAGTTATAAGTCCTAACTCTTCTTCCTCAATTCCAAATCTTTCTACACTTACTCTATTGTGAGGCTTTATGCTATCCATAATTGATTCTACCGCCTCGTTTCTTAATTCTTCTATTCTATCTACAAATGATTTCATAATATTAAATATAAGGGTTACTAATACCCATTAACACTCCATAAGTTCCAGATTCATCGCCTTGCATTGTAAGATAATACATCGGTGTTTTCTCTTTACCTTTAACAGCATTGATACAAGTGAATGAGTTTTTCTTTTCTACCACAGTCTCAAACAGCCCTAACTGACTGCCTGAAATTGCTTTTATAACAACTGGCTCTCCTTTCTCCACAAATGCTATCTGTTTTATTGAATACTTAGAATTATAATTAAGCTTTATAGCCTCTCCGTTTTCTCCATATTTATCTACGGCTTTATGTTCAATATTACCAAGTCTTAAAATACCATCTTCAATTTCTAACTTTTTACTATCCTTTGATGATAATAATTTAACTCCCTCGTAATCAAATATATAGCCCTCTAATTTATTCACATCCTCTTCTTTAATAAGGGCTTTAAGTGGCGTAACTATTACTATAAATCTATTTGTTACTATTAAGTGACCATCAATAACTACTCCGTAATGTAAAGTGTTATATAATGATTTCTTATCTAAAATTTTTTCTAATTTCATAGTTTCTTTGCTATTATAATTTTTGCTACTACTTCTTCTTCCGCCGTAGGAAATCTTCTTACTAATTCTCTCGGCGTTTCAAATTCTTGTGGCGTATCTGGACAGTTCTTCTCTCCTAAGATGTAGTCACCATTGTCTGTGACTGCCTTTACTAAATACGGCTCTCTATTCACATCATCAACGAAATAAACAACAGTCCATTCTCTTGTTAGCTCCATTCTACTTCTATTTTAGTTTTCATACAATCACAATCTACATCAAGATAGATTGGTTCAATTACTATACTTTCTGCTTCTAATTCATGTATAAGATAGTCTTCAAGTTCTAATAACTTTTTAGATACCTCAAATACATTAAGTTCATTACTACCACTTACTACTACTTCACCATTCATAAGTGGCTCAAATCCTAATTCTTTTAATTTATCTTTCATAATTTTTTTTGATTTTACTTAATACTTCCATCACTTTCTGATAATCTAACTCTAACATATCCTCTACAATATCATTTGACAAAATGCCTTTCTCAATTAGTCTTCTTAAATCCTCTCTATATTCTTCTCGAATACGAACCCTTGATTTCCATTCACATTCAAAACCCTCGTGAGTAATACTGCCCTCTTCATCTACCATTTTACCAAGATGATACCCTTGATATATTCTGTTAAACATTGCTCTATCTGTATAGTCTTTAAGGTCTTCTGTGACAAAACGAGCCATAGTATCGGATACATCTTGAACATTGTTCCATTTCCAATCTCCCTCAATCATTTTTCTTAGCAATACCTCCGTGCCATGTTCCTCCAATTCTTCCTTAGTAGCCAATACACTATAATTAGTTCTAAAAACTCTATCCTCATCGCCTGTAATAAGGTCTATCTCTTTAAGGATATTATGATAAGGATATTGTCCAGCAATTCCTACTCCTACAAAGTTACGGCTGTAGCCCACATATTTGTTCCATTGCCACTTGATAACAACTGCTCCCTCAATATTCTTTCCTTCCTCTGTTTTAACATGCTCTAAAAACTCTACATCAAATTCAGAGCAGTTCTCTTCATAAAAGTCCTCAGCATCATCATACTCAATATCCTTTGCTAAGTGCGTAGGAATAGTAAGTTTATATATTACTGATGAATATCCTACTGGCATATGCTTTACATTTTCTGCATCCTCTTTTGCCTCATCATATTCTGCATATCTCCAAACATCGTCTACCTTAGGGTCGCTATAATCTTCTTGTAACTCTATTGAGTGTTCATAGATTACATAATTTCCGTTTTGTATTTCTAAATCTTTTAGTTTCATAATCTTAAATTTTAGTTAATTTTTCTAACTTGTAAATCTTTTCTTCTAAGGCAGTTCGGATATAGAATTTCATTATACTTTCCTCCGCCTCTTTACGGCTTTTATATTTGCCTATAGGAATAAATGTTCCCTCCTGCATTACTTCTGCAACATAATCATTTAATTCTACCTTAATCATATATCTTTCCCCTTTGCTTTCAAACCATTCTAACGCCTCATGAATAGTCGGTGCTGGGATAGCCCCAACATGATAAGGATCATCATCTACATTTACAACATCTTGTATAGGAATAAACATTGTGCTAAAGCTTTTTATATCCCAATCCTCTACAAACATGTTTAAATAAAGAAGTTCTTTAAAATAATAAGGTGTAACCTCTTTCGGTGTATATCCTAATTCTTTAAGTGCTTTCGCTATTTCTAAATTTACAATATTCTTTTTCATAATTTTAATAATAATTGTTATCCCAAAAATAATAATTTTCATTACTCACTATTTGTCCTGCAAAAGTTAGTAGAGTATTTGCATAACCCTCATAACTAAAACAACCATAAGTCTCTCCCTCAATAGTTATTAAATTCAATTCGTGGACTAAATAGTATCCTAAGTCATAAAGGGATTCAAACTCTCCAATAAAATCCTCTAATGCATAGTATATCATGCTTTCCTCTATAGCTCCATATATTCCAGCATATGCCAGGATGATTCTTCCTTCCATCTCATCTTGTCTTTTTATTAGAAATAGTTTCCTACTTATGCCTTCTTTGTGTATTAAGTCTTCAAAAATCTCTGGAACTTCCCAATCTTCAATATCTGGAAGATACCCATCTTTACAACCTACTGCCTTATTAAACTCCTCTAATGTATTATAATCTCCTACTACATACCAATTTCCATTTATCCTTACTTTAATCTCATCTAAAACACTTGGCTTATGGTATTGATAACATTTATCTCCTTCTATCTCAATGTTATGTATATCCATATATTCAATAGCGAACATTATTTTATTTCCCTCTTTCCAACCATGTTTTTCTGCAAAGGTTTCATAATCTTTAAATTTTCCTATGTATTTAGCATTTTTCATATTAAAAAGCAGTTTACCGCCATGCTTAGGGCTTCTTAACTAAATATATAATCAAAATGGCTTTCTAATAATATTTCCAGAAATAGTATCCGTCTACCTCAATGTTATCTAACCTCATATCCATACCGTATTTCTCAAAGTCAAAATATGGTTTTACCTCTTCTGATACCTCAATAAATTCGTTATCTACAAGGTATCTACCAAACTCATAATCACTTCCGAACTCTCCAATATAGTATTCATCTACCTCTTTAACTATCTCATCATCAAGTCTATATCTATATTCAGCATACGCCATTACTATCCTACCCCAATCATAACTCATATCAGAAAGTAAAAATAAATTCTCATCTATCTCTTTCTCTCCTAAGTATGGTTTGAATATTGAACTTGCTTCCCACCTAAATATATATTCCTCCTCATCTGGATACAGTTCGTTACATGCCGTTTCAAACTCCACCATTGATTTGTAATGCCCTAAGACTATCTTCTTCTCTGTCTCTGGGTCTAATGTAGTAGAAACATATCCTACAATATCTATTAAAATATTAGGAATATTGAAATCAAAATAATGATTTTCTACTATTACAATATCATTTACCTCTACATAAGCCTCTCCCAGCTCATTTAAGGCATCATTTGGGCAGTTTCTCTCTGTGAGTAGGCTAACATACTCTCCGAAGTCAGAAGTGCTGTAAAAAGTGCCTAAATAAGCCTCACGCAATCTTTCCTCAGACATTTGTATATATTCAAAGGCAAACCACTTTAATTTTTCAATGGCTTTATCTTCTAAATTTTTACCTTTGGTTTGCTCTAATATTTTAATTCTTTGTGTATTCATAATTTAGATTTTAAAAATGGCGGGACAACTGTCAGGCATCATCCCGCCAAAAAACATATGCAACAAGATTTTAATTCCAAAAATAATATCCATCTACATCATACAAGTCGTAACTCATATCCTCTCCGTATTCAGCATAATTGAAATACTTTTTGTATTCATCTTCTAACTCAAAGTATCCCATTTCTACTAATTCTTTTCCTAATTCTTCGTAAGAATCAAATTTTCCTATATAGTTATCCCTTGCCCACTCTATGGCTTCCTCAGAAATTTCTCCTATATCTACCAAGTAGGCTAAGATATGTAATTCTTCTTTATAAACTTTTTTCAGTAGAAAGAAATCTGGATGTAACTCATCTTGTCTCTTTATAAACTTCCAAAGTTCTCTTCGCTCCTCTGGAATATCCCAACTATGAAATATTAGTTCTGGATTTTCCTCATCAGGGAACAATTCTCTACATGCCTTGTAGAAAGCCTCCAAGTTTGTGTATTTATTAAATGAAATCCATTGACCATATAAGTATTCATGATTCCATTTCTTTTTTGTAGTTACATACACAGATACATCTCCTATCATAGATTTAGTTTCTGGCTCTTCTAATTGGAAATAGTAGCCGTTTTCCTCTACCATGCCTTTATGTATAGCGTAATCCACGCCGTAACTAATAACATCAGCTTTGGGAACATCTGCCCCTGTAATCATGATAGCATACTCCCCAAACTCCTCATCTGAAAAGTTGCCTACATACATTTCTCTAATCTCCTCCTCAGACTTTACAGTCTTAGGATATAATTTACCATTGATAACATCTTGGAACAATTCTACTGCATAGTTCTCATCTGCGTCCCAATAATCGTTTTTGTTCATTTGAAACCTATTGAATAGGTTTAAGTTTTTTGCGTTCATATGTTTTAAATTTTAAATTGTTCTTTAATAGCGTGGGGGGGCAATCCCACAATGCAAATATACAAATTTTCTATTATTCTACAAATTTTTTATAAAATATTTTTGTTTCTATACAGTTCTCTCCCGCCGCTTAGCCGCACCTGAAAGACTGTCGGACAAAACCCTCCCACCTCCATATGCACCACTCCTCTATAATAATACCTACACCCTCTATTATCCACTACCCAAACATAAAAAGCCTTTAATAACCCGCTTTTCTGCTAAATAGCCCATTTTTAGGGGGTTTGAGGATACTATTTTTCTGGAGCGTGGGGTTTCAAAATCTACTTTACCAAACCTCTCAAAATTGTAACTTATTGATTTTCAAGTATAAAGTCTCACTTCTCCACCGAGCGGATACAACTTTATTTAGACCTTAAAAATCGTTTATGGTTGATTTTCAGTTAGTTATATTTTTAATTAAAAATAATTTAACAAAAATCCCCACGATTCTCTATTTTCAAAAATCTTAACTAATTGATTTTCAGATATAAAGTATCAGTTGCTCCGACGGTGGGATACCCTACGATTATATATGAACGCTACTCTTTGGTGTGTAGGGTTGTGAGGTGTTAGCACTGTATAATGAACTTCTATTCTGTGAGACTGTGCTGTTGGTCTCTTTTTGGCAGTCTTTTTTGATAGCGGCGGCGGGTTGAGTGTGGAAACTGCCCCACGATACTAAAAGGTTTAGCCCCACGATACGGAACAAATCCTCACGATACTCAAAGCCCTACGACTATGAAAGCATATCTATACCTTATATATTATATTACACTTATTGACTCTTTACTATAAGGTGCGTAGGGACAGTTTCTTTCTCTGTTTTATCTTTCCCGCCCGAACTCTATCAATAAACTTCTGCTCTTTTGCCCCACGATACTCAAAAGCGTAGGGCTAAATTATTAAATTCGCAATAATCTACCTATAAAATTATGAATAATGTAATACTCTCTCGAGACTACTTTACATTATTCGCAATAATTATTAGTTTTCTTTGCGAATATGTTAATTATCCTCCCCCCACGCCTCTATATTGAAAGCGTAGGGCGGTAAAGGACTGCTACATTAAAGCGGTATCAATACATCTGCCGTTATCAAATACCAGCTTTACTCCTCCTACATTATTATATATGCGTAGGATAACAGAGCAGTCTAACAATCCTGAAAGCCTTTCTAACTCTCTATGGTATCCTATCCAGTTACCATCTATTGTTAGTTCTACGGGCTTTCCTTGTTCCAAAGCAGTTTTCTCCTCCTCCGTTACATACCTTTTGGCATATATGGATAGAGTAGTTCCGCCCTGAAACAATTCTTTCATAAGCGTAGGGATATTTTCCTCTAATAGCCCCACGATTCTAATCTTATATTTCATTTTATTCAATAATTTTAATAAATCATTGCGAATTATGTAATACATCTCCGAAGATGATTTGCATTATCTGCAATGATTTTAATTATTTAGTGTAGATTTGATAATTTACTACCTTATAGCACCCTACTACTATTAGGATACTACATGCTACATTCCCTAAGATTAGGGCGGGACTCTGGATAGACTGTGTATCCAAAGCCCCTATGGTCAAAAGCAGTAACTCTATCATGACCACTGCTAAACCTGTTATTAAATATCTCATATCTCTATCTTACTAATAGGTGGTGTTTCTTTACCACCTTTCTCTTATGATACGCAAGGATATTTGCCCCTGCGATAAATAATAATATCCCTCCGATTGTATGCAACATGGTATTAGTTCCCATTGCTACAAAATAAATTCCTAAATGTGCTAAAAACATTGATGCCAAATAATTGTAATGTGTAGTATTCATAATTTTATATTTTAAATTGTTATTAATATTTTAGGACAGTTTTCTACTTCCGCCCTATTTTTGTTGTTTCTCTACTAATTTTTTAATTTTGGATACACATATATATAAAGCGTATCCGATAAACACAAAGCCGAAATATCCTACTGCTGGAATACGGCTACTAATAATCATTAGCCCCACTATACAGTAGAGTAGGGCTTTTAAGTCCTGCTTATCCATAACTATTTTATGTATATACATTTGTTATCCATAGCAGTAGATAACCCTATCATAATATCTACTACTAATATTATATTATCTACTGCCTTCTTAGATACCTTATGAAGACCATGTTTAGATAGGTCGTCTTTTAGTATTCTAAGGTCGGAGGCATCTACTATATCAAAATGCCATCCGCTAACATCATAGGCAAAATTTCCTACTACTCTGCTTATCAAACCTGTTGGGTCTGGCAGGGTCAATAAGAGCAAATCATCATCCGCTCTATATATAGATACTGTTTTCATATTTTTATCTTTAAATATTTTAAAATAGGAGGGCTTTACCACCCTCCGTTATTATATTTGTTATCCGAATCATTTAGTATAGACCTTCCGTTATCATATACAGTCTTGTAACTGTATCCATCCTCAAATTGATGATATAATACCACCATGCAATGATACTTTTCGGATAGGTATTCTAAATCCTCATAGTGATTCTCCCACTTTACGCCTAAAATAGTAAACCATGTAGGGTTTCCATTTAAGAAACTATTTCTTTCACTCTCTGAAATATGGTCGGTATACCCACCTATTTCTAGGTCGGTAGTTTCAATCTCTTCCATTAGTTTTACTCTACTCTCTAGGTTTAAACCTATAAACATAAATTTAAAATTCATTATTTCCATTTTGATATATACTTTAATTTTTACCCTACTCTCTGAGCCGTAGGGCTTGGCTCTCTAAATTTAATGTTCCATGTGAAACATTCTTCTGCACCTATCATCTGCCTCAGCATGATTGTTGAGTGTGGAAAAAGTGCATAAAAATACCCTACCTTGTAGGGTAGGGTATGTAGGTTTAGGTTGGTGGTTTAGGCTGGAAGCATACCTGCTTCCCTTAACTTGCGTATTTGATACCCACGCAACCTTTTACCGTTACTTCCGATAATATAGTTTTTATCAAAATCACGAAATGTTTTTTCAGATAATTCCCAAATTGCACCTTGTGCTAGCATTTGATCTAGTGATTTTTCTATTCTTAAAACTTTTTTTGCCTTGTCCGTTCCGTTTTTAACTTTGGATACTATTTTTCTAGGTCGTCTATTAATGCGTATATCACCTGCATTAATACCGTTTTTAATAACCACCATCCCATCGGTTAAGATGGTGGTTAATTGTGGGATATTATTTTGCATGATAATATTCTTTTGTATTATTAATACTATTTTTAAAGTATTCAAATTCCTCAAGTGTAACCGCTTCTACATTTAGCAATTCAGTTAATGTATTTAGAAACAATTCAGCACCGTATTCAATACTTCCGTTCCCTACATTATCCCAGTCTATTTTTTTCTTAGACGCTGTTAATGTAGTTAAATTCATTACTTCTATCAATCTATCAAATTCTTCCTCGTCAGCTGGAATTAGATACACGCCAGTGAATAATAATTTACAAAATTCTCTACAGTTATTTAACTGCTTATAGTTAATCTTTTTACCGCTTGGTAATGTTATTACCGTTGTCTTTATATCCCATCCGTTATATAGGATAATTGATTTTACCGCTGTCTTTACTTTACTTGCTGTGGTTACTTTACAAGGAAGTGAGTATACATTTCCATTGATTTTTAATACTAATTCGTTGTTCGGTGTAACTGCTGTTACTTCTTTTTTTGTTGCCATTTTTATATAATATTTATTGTTAAAATTCTAATTTTATTGTAATATGAATAACTATACTTTTGTTCTAGACTAAAAGTGGTGGTATAGACTGGTCGCACCTATTCCTAAACTAATAAAGGCTGGTGGCTTTATATACCTATTCCAGTTATTCATATACAGCAGATGTTATAGACTTTGCTTGTCTCAATATTTTTAAATATCTCTTATCTTTTAAAGTATGCCACAAATTTACAAATTATTTTTTAAATATACAAATATTTTTTATAAATT